AGGTAAAGGGTGCGATAATAAACATATCCCATCTGAGTTATTAAATCTCCCGAATGAGAAGGTGTATCACTTATATAAGGGGGTACTAGATGGAGATGGCTGTGAATCTCATAAGGTTTTAAATCAAACTTCGCCTGTTCTTGCTCTTCAGATGACAGAAATTGGTCTTCGACTGGGAATCGTGCCGACAATTTCTCATCGCACTAATAAGGGTAAAAAAGATACATATCCTATTGAGGGAATAGACACATCTTTAAGTTACAAAAAAAGTAAAGTTGAGAAACAAAATATATGGAACTTAGATAATAACCTGTTAATCCATCCACACGTATTCGAAAAGGTAAAATATACTGGTCCTGTGTATAATTTAGAGGTAGAAAACGTTCATTCCTACACGATACAAAACATATTAGTCCATAATTGTGTCGGTGGTTATTGTGATGATGTAGAACGTGGAGACTCAATAATATATTCATTGCGTGATCCTAAAAATATGCCTCATGTAACTATAGAGGTTGATGGTCATGAGGGCGGCGTAAATCAGGTGCAGGGTCACAGCAACAGTGAACCAAAAGATAAATATAAAGACATGATCAAACACTGGATTCAAAATGATAAAAATTCTCCTAAATTTATGGATGATCCGGAAGAAGGTATACTTAAAGGATATTGGGAGTTAAGAAACTTAAGAGATATGAGTCCAAGATTGTTATTGGAATCCCTAGAGAGCCGTGTCGCTGGAGGAGATGAATATGGTCTGAGGCATGGTGATATTTATTATGATATGACAAATGTATTTGATCTTGCCTGGCGTTCTGTTGGAAAAAATGCACAGTATGGCATGTATGCTGGCGATGGCGGTCTTGGTGAATTTATGGTTGAGGCTGCTTTAGATAGTGACGATTTATCTAAAGAAGATGATAATAAAAAATGTCTTCGTAGTCTTATTGACGAGATGACACAGGTGGAAGAAGATTCCAGAGACGAGTATCAACGACAGCATATAGATGTCGGTATTCCATATCCGCAAGAAGAAGAATATGAAAACCCGGCAGAATATGAAGAAGCTTTGGAAGATTATCAAAAACAAGAGGATGAATTATTAAGTGGGATGTTCCCTTTTCCTTGGGTAACATTGCTTTGGCAAAAAATTCAAGAAAAATTTCAACAAAGATATGATCAAGATTTTACCAAATGGTATGAAGAGTACCAAGAACGAAGAAGAGAAGAGATGAAAGAACGAGAGAGACTGCGTGAACTAAACCGTGAACCAAAAACGATATTGGATGATTGAATTTAAACCGAATAAATAGGAACGAGGAAGAGAGTCGTTCTTTTCCAGAAAGGAGTCGTTCCTATGGAAACAAGTAAATTGTACCCAGTTTTACTCACACTTCTAGATATTTGCAAAGAACGTAAAGGAAGAATGGACAAATCTCATTATACAGGCATTGCTTTAGCTAAAGAATTTTGCACAATAGAATTAAAGGCGTGTAGAGGAGCAGGACATACATTGGCTATTATCAATTTAGTACAAAGTAGATTTGACAAATCTATTATAATGGTCCCCTCAGAAAATCAAAAACACACATTGATTAGTTCTCTAGAATATTATGGTGTACCTGAAGATAGATATAGCATTTCGTGTGTTGGAAGTGGCAAATGTCGACAGGTCATGATGAGGGGCGTTGACTATAGCATGATTGATGCCGTACTCTGGGATTGTGCCTATACATTGACCAATAAAGACAAAGATAATATGTATGCTGCTATATTGCCTTCTTGTGGAAGGAGTATACCTTATTTTATTTTTTTAGAATAGAACTATAATGTAGTATGGAACGTAAGAGTTTTTGTTTGGCAGAATTAATGATAGCCATTGGGATAATGGCTATTGGTCTGATAATGGCAGCAACTTTGTTTCCCGCTGCGATACGAGAACATAGCAGATCAGCGAGAAGCGTCATGGGGACAATTATCTCTGAAAATGCCTTAGAAACTGTTATGGCTACTCTAAAGCACCCTCTACAAGATAACAGTGGTACAATTGTCGAAGCGGATATGCTTAATTGTACGGAAAAAGTTCAACCACCTGAAGTTAGGAGATATCCAGCCGGTAGTGCGGATACAAAATTTGGTTTTCTCGTTTTCGCCAGAGTAAAGACCGAAGATAAAAACGACTATATCTTATCAATGGTTTCTTTTTGCAAATCAGACAAAGATAATACTATTGAGGCGATAAAATTGACAGGTGTTACCATACCGTCAGGTGATAAAACTTTTGATATTAGTGGTTATGTGCCATCGGTTGGAGATAGATATAGAATTATTGGTTCGCCAGTAATAGCCCCCAGTGGTTATTACGCCACGATTATAGGCATTGATGGAGATAATGCTGTGTTAGATCATACGATTATAGGCGTTGATTCTGTTAATCCGTGGATTATTGTAGAAAAAAGTGGGGCTGCTTTTGCTGGCACTCGCAGTCCTGCTCTGATCGTATTTATGACACGTATGGCTTTGCCAACACGCCCAGCAGAGAAAGTGCCTGCATAAACATTTCTAAGACGGTGCTAAAGTCCCGTGTATCCTCGGGACCAATTAGCAGCTTGTCGTCTAGCGAAAAGGCGATGTCGCGTGGTGTGTATCCTCGCCACAAAAAATGGATTCAGTGGCCCTAGACTAGACTGGGGCAAACCATGTATAAACTATGCAGATTACTCAATTACATGTATAGGCAGGAGAGAGACGCACCGGCTTGACTACTTCCCCGGTGTTATCGTTTGAATCCTGACGCTGCGATTGGAACTCGTTGGAGATAACAGCGTTAACAAATGAAAACTACCCGTATGGGATAATATCGTTGATATAGAGCTTTAAGCACAATGTCTTCTATATTATTGCTCCAGTAGTGAAGCCCACAATATACCATTGAGGCATCACGCTTCCTTGCTTACTTTATTGTTTTTTAAAGTAAAAACTTGGAAGTAGATGTGCGCCAACAATGCCCATTTCGGCATATATCTCTAAAGGAGAAATTTATAATTCGGCGAAAATAATACTATGAACTGGTATAAGTACGCCAATACGGAACGTAAAATCTTTAGAAATCCTGATAAAGCAACTTTTCAAGCTCTCTTGGCAGAATATAATGGTGGGATGAGAGGAGCATTGATGTTTACTGGTGATCTATATGTAGGAAATGGGGATTACCATAGTCATGCAGATTTGCTAAAAGGACTTAAAGGTATCAAAGGAAATGAGTTTTTTCGATTAAATATTGCTAGTATAAGTGAATTAAATGTTGAAATATGGTTAGATTATCATGAAATATTTGAAGACGAAGATGACCCTGATAGCAAAATAATTCTACCAGATTCATATGCAGTAGATGTGGCAAATAAAATCAAGGGAGCTAATGCTATAAAAAGAGCTTTTGGTACTCCTCCGCAAGTTAAAGTTATCGTTTACGATTACGATGCGTTTATACATATAGAAGAAACGATATGAACTGGTATAAAATATCAAGTCCTATTATAGAAATAAAAGATAATCCTACCTACAGTGGTATAGGCCATGAAGGATGGGAGAGTTTTGATTATGATAAAGAAAAAGATCGATATTTTTATACTGGCGAAAGAGATTTCAGCAAATACAAACAGTACATATGGTTAATTGATAGAAAATGGGATTTTTACTCTTATGATGCAATAGATAATAAAGAAGAAGAAGGCAAACAAACGTTGCGTAGTCACATGGATTTATTCGGTTCGAAAATGAGAAGTAAGAATTTTTATGCGGCTGGTAGATATGAACAGTCTGATGAATATCCTGAAGGAATGGTTAGTATGCAAATCTCTCTTGACATAGAAAATAATTTTTCTATATATCAAGCAGATCATATTATTAAGCGTGTAGAAAAGATTCTTGATGAAAAATTCCATAATCCAATTATTTTACGTTATGGGAGTAGCGACAAAATCAAAAAGTATGCTCAATCTCCTATAGAACAAATTTTCTATGATCCTGACTATTGGGAACTAAAAATAAAGTTTAAGAGCGGACCAACAGTTTACACATATCAGAGTGTATCTCCGTTTGTTTATGAAAAACTTAGAATATTGCTTGGTAAACAAAATTATCCTAAAGTAATGGAAATGCTTGGAAATCTATCTGACCAAGATGATAGCGAACAGCTAGAGCCTAAAGAACAACTCAAACTTTTTTAATCACTTCATCCGATATAATATAAGTCAAAGTTGCAAAGGAGATTAACTATGCCTAAACCAAAACCAGAAGATTTAGATATTTCTGTCGCTGATGAAATTAAAAGTAAAATAAAAAACAAAGAGGATTTGAGAAAAATAAAAGTAGCTATATTCGATCCTAAGATAGAATTGTGTTTTATCTCCTCTAATAAATTGAGAGGGATAATTTCGCAAGGTAAACATCCTTTAGTAAAAAAGTTGCCTGATCAAATTAAAGCCCTTCTTTTGTCTGGTACACCATTTGCTATACAAAAAAAGATGGTGTATAATTTTCTGACAGGGAATATAGATAAAAATAACAAATTTATTTTAGATAATGGTGATATTCGTATTGTTCATGCTAATGTATCGCTCTTAGATAAAGGAGAAGTATAATGGAACCTGGTAAAGTAAAAAAAGGAGGGGTTAATCCTCCTCCGACTACACCAAAACCAAAATTCAGACACAGGGGGCAAAGAAGCAATTCAGAAGAAGTAGACGCTGAAGTATTAGACTTATCTGATTTGGGGCTTGGTGAAAAAGTAGACGTAGAAAAGATCGACTATAATGATATCGAAGGAAAATTTTTATTAGTAAAAGTAGGAACGATACACGACCCTGCTGAAGACAACGATATTAATAATGTAGAGAAACAACTTAATAATATTTTTGATGAAGCAGGAGTCAATTGTTTATTATTTGTTACTCATCATGCTTTAGATATACAAGTGGTTAAGTAGGATTTTTTATAACAATAATGAATTAATATATAGTTCTCTAATTACGTGTGAGGGAGCTTAAAATGGAAAAGACAATTTTTAAAAATTTCGCAGAGTATTGGTGCTATGCTAAATGGTTTACAGATCATCAACGAGATATTATCCTGAGTAATTTAGATGACACTCAAAGAAAAAATCTTATTAGTTCGTATAAGAATGGTGGCTGGGAAGATTTGGTAATAAGGGACGAACTCGATAAAAAAATAGATATGCTTAAAAAAAGCACGGGTATAGATTTATTGGCGTGTCGCTGTAAAATTATGAGCGGAAAAAGTGTACATATGAAAAAAGATGAGTGGGAGCTAATAAAAGAAATGTTTAAAAATTATAAAGCATCTCACACATATTACGTTTTAGGCGGTATAAAAACTGAAGAATTAGACAAACACGAGATACTATTAGTAAAGAATTAAACTTGTAAGAATTAGTCAAACATGGAAGGAAGATACTCCTTTTTATAGAAATATAGAGAGGAGTATTTTAGATAAGAGAGGATTCTTGTGTCTCTGAATACGAAATTTAATTTGCACAAATATGCTAGAATGATGATATTCGCCAATGAAGCCCTAAATTTCATTCAAGTTGAGGATAGGCTTGAACTAGAAAAGGCCGCTAGAGGCATTGGAATAGATCAGATTCCGGCATTAAATACATTTATTAAGGCCATTTCTGATAAACATACAGCAGGGGAAATTACTCCAGACCAAGCGTTTGAATTTATTTTAGCAAAAATACAAGAATTTCAAGCAGCAGTACAGCCAGAACCTCAACAACCAGTAGAACAGGCTCCTGTTCAAGAAGATCAAGAAGAAATCCCAGAAGATTTTTGGCAAGGGAAGTTGATTTCTGAACCTAACTCTAGCGAATTCAAACAAAAGATGATAGAATATAAAGATTTGAACATCGTTCCAAGAAGAGCCGGTGGCAGACTTCCCGCTGCATATAATAGAGATGACACATTCTCTGATTTTTCAAAGCAATCAACTAAGTTTCTTTATAGTAACCCTGATGTAGTTGCCGATATCATGAAAATGATAGGCGGCGAAGGGGTAATGAACAATAGAAACTTCAATAACATTGAACAGTCCGTTAACAACGCAATTGAGGCAGGTCTTTCTCCTTCGTTCTATCTTGTTTCATATATGAAAAATGGTCAAAAGGTACAAGAAATCGAAGATCACAAAGATGGAAGAATAAGTTTTGTTTTGAGTAGTCCTAAGATATTTGAAGTATTTAACAATCGTTTCAAACAAGCTACTGGTGACGACTTAATTCAGAGGTTGAATGAGAACGGTGTCACTGAAATAAATGATGTTACTTTGGGTAAAACGTTGCCATATAATGTTGTAGCTCAAACTTTAAAACAATATCCCAACAATGGTCTGACAGAGTTTATGGACGCTTTGATAGACAAAAAATATGAATTGGTGAAAAAATGGATAGCTAGAACCGCTCGTTCTATTCTAGCTGGTGAATATTATGCTGGCTTCAAAACCAGATCATTAATCACAGAAACAAAAAGTGGGGACGAGTTTGAGTTGCCAGGCGAGGCTATTTCAGAACAAGGTCGCAAGATGAGTATTGAAGAGATGGAACAACAGAGGCAAACTGTAAAAGATTTTATGATGAAAAAGTTCCAAGGACTCAAAAAGATAGCCGATAAAGTGGTCGAAAAAATGGAACGAGCCGGTGACGCTGGTAATACCTCGAAATACTTTAAGGCAGAGATTTTACAAAATCTTATTAATACATATCAAAATCAGTTGAGTGCCGTTCTCGACGAGGGCAACTTGACTAGTTTTAAAGACATGATACAATTGAAGTCTACTGGTTCGTTTAGCGGTTACTTAAAAATGAATTTAGACCCAGAAAAAATGCGTGATGTAGATTTTAGAAAACTGATTACTGGTTTTAAAGGCAGAAAAAGCAAAGGTGGAGAACCAAACGTAGAAACAAATGTTCTTGATAGTTTTAATGAGGTTGTGAAGGGCAGAGTTGCCCTTATCCACGCTTTGCGTACTGAATTCGGCAGAAGTCACTCAAAACAATTCATAGCACAGCAAGCCGATATGAGCGTTGAACAATTAAATTATTTGCTATCCACGGGTCTTCAAGATTTGAAAACGCTGTATAGTATTCCAACAGAAGAAGAATATGCTGCGATGTTGGAAGAACGTCGCACGATAAGAGGAAGATTAGCAGATTATGTAGAAGCCCATCCTGATGCAACTCTTGAAAATTTAAAATCTGTTATGATTTTGGATATTATCAATAACGATTTTACAGGGGCGTTGAAAGATAAAGAGATAGTTGCTTTGATGAAGGATGTTAAAAAGCAAGGAGCAGATTCTTTTAAAGCATCTTTAGTTCCGAAACAACCGGAAGATATCACACAACAATACAATAAGTTGTTTAAACAAAAAGAGTTATATAAAAAGATTATTGGCGACACTCTAAGGTGGGACATGGCTAATTGGGTTGAGACTCTATTGGAAATGGTCGAAAGTGGTGAAGCCGATTATGACTCAATGAATTTATTCCTATCATTTATAAATCCTCACCGTACCATAAGAGAGGGAAGAAGGTATTCAAAGGCTACTCCTCTTTTGTGGAAGTTGTATGGTTTTAAGACATTTGAGGAATTGCCACCGGAGATACAAGAGGAATTGAGAAACAATGGTATTACATCTCTCCCTGAATCTACAGAGAAATTGAGCATGTCTGAAAAAATGGTATTGTTTGCCTTTAATCGTGCCGAAAATAAGATTAGGAAACTATGGCACATGAAGCAGAACTTGACGAAAACGGCTAGTGTTATATCTATTGACAATAAGATAAAACAGGTGGCATCCGAAGCTCTTAAAGAAATAAGAACGTATAAAATATAAGGCTAACTATGATAAAAATCGTTTGCGTATGTGGCTTTTGTGGTAATAGCGATCAGGATGAAGGCACTTTGGAATTCAATTTCAGGGACTTCAAGGTTTATTTCGTTTGTCCTAAATGCGAAAAAATGAATCAACTTTTGCTTGAGCCACCACGACAACAACTCCCAAAGATAAGCAGGGTTTAATGTATATAATCTCAAATACATCTCGTGGAATTTTGACCATTTCAGATATGGGAGTAGAAATACCAGCAAATCAAGCCAGAGATTTAGATAAACTTGGTTTGAGTATGAAGCCGGAAGATTCTAGAGATTTGGAAATAGCAAGAAAAGCTGGTAAAATTAAGATAGTTAAAAGCGATCATAAGCCTAAAAAGGTAAAAAAAGTTAAAGAGAAAACAATTGTTAAAGAGATAGACGAGTTGAATCACGAGAAGATAGCTGCTATGGTATTTGAAAAGATAAAAGGACATTTACCAAATCAGCAACCTGCGGCTGTAAACCAAGATCAAGAAGTGATGATGCAAATGCTTAAACAACTGTTGAGCAGAGGGGGTGGCGGCTCTGGTGCCGAATTGGATGCTTTTGCAGAAGAAAATAATGTTGATCCAAAGTTATTGAGAGAGATTCACAAGAAAACTGTAAACAATATGGTTAAAGGAGCGGAAGTTTCTATAGAGTATGAAAAAGAGAATCAGCAAGATACATCGGTGGTTAATAATGCTGATGAATTGGAAGATATGATATAAAGTTTAATCCGATATTATATGCAAGGAGAAAATAAATGAGTAATAAAAGTAGAATAGCTTCGTTAGACCCAGGCACAATGTTTTTACAAACGGCAGAATTGCAGGAAGATGGAAGCGTAAGCCTAAAATCTATTCGCAACGCCTTTGTTGAAGTGCAGGCCACCGAAGACATTGAAGATATATTAAAACAAAATAGTTGGCATTATGTAAAAGATGGCGATCAATACTTTGTTATAGGAGAGGATGCTCTTAAGGTGGCTCGTATGTTCCCTAACAAGGTCACTCTTCGTCGCCCTATGCAGGACGGTGTTTTGAACAAGGGCGAAGAAAAGAAAATGCTGATTATGGCTGAGTTGATTGACAGCGCTTTGGGTAAGGCTCCCGACAAAAACTCTGTCGTTTGCACATGTGTTTCTTCTGAATCTGCTGATGAGTCTGCTGATAGTCAATTCCACAGTGCCAGGCTGGAAGGCATGCTTGAAAGAAATGGTTGGAATGTTAAGGTTATCGAAGAGGGGTTGGGTATTATTCTGTCTGAGCGTCCTGTAGTTATTGACGAAGACGGTAAAGAATATCCGTATAGTGGTATTGGTATCAGCTTTGGTGCTGGCCGAACGAACTGTGTTTTGGCGTATAAAGGGCTATCTGTTGTTGGGGCATCGGTTGCTAGAAGCGGCGATTGGATTGATAAGCAAGTTTCTACACAAACCGGCACAGATATCGCTCAAGTCACTGCTAAAAAGGAACGAGAATTAGATTTCGATAACCTAAATTCGGATGATGATGTCATTTTTGCTTTAGATGTTTATTATACAGCAATGATTAAATATGTTATAGGCATTATAGCTAAAAAATTCATGAAAGTACGAAGTGAATTTGATGCCCCATTAGATATAGTTGTGGCTGGCGGCACCAGTATGCCAAAAGGGTTTTGTAATAAGTTGAAAAAAGTTATAAGTGATTTAACTTTGCCATTCGAAATTAAAGATGTGAAACGTGCGTCTGAACCTAGAAACGCAGTTGTGAAAGGCTGTTTGACACAAGCCATCGCAACACAGAAGAAATTAGTGAAAAATAAAGGAAAAGCCGCCCCAAAGGTTGAAAAAGAAGAAGTAGAAGAAGAGATATAACCTTCGGACGAGGGTTAGATGCACCAATACCGAATTCGGCTTTTAACGCAGGAGAATAAATCGAATGGGATATTCGAACATAACCCTTATAACAAATATTTTAGCGAACACGCTAACTAGTGCTTCTCCTTTAAATTTGAATCAGCCAACTGATTTGATGAATATAGGTCGCACTTTAGATTTCAATGTTTTAGACACTGACACTATCAACCAATATATAAAATGGGCTGATGAAGAAATAAACTCCGCTGTTAGCGAGTTATACGTAACTCCGTTATGTATGAAATCTGATTTTGAAACTACACTTCTTTCTGATATTAATGACTACAATGATTTTGTCATAACTACGGATTCGTGTCCTTTTTATGTAGGCGATGTAATCATGTTGATAAACGGGGCTATTGAGGAACGTCACATTATCGCAGAGATACTAGACTCAGAAGAAAGCAACGTTTTTAGAACAGTGGACCCAATTTCTTATGAGTTCCCTGCCTCTAGCACAAGAGTCATAAGGATAAAATATCCTGAGCCAATTGCTCTCGTATCTGCTCGTTGGGCCGCTGCTAATGTCTACGAAAAGTATTTTATGGCAGAAGCATCTCCTTCTCAGTCAGACTATGGAAAATGGTTACGAGGTTTAGCAAAAGCTGATATCAATAATATATTGAATGGTAGAACTATTCTTCATGGACAACACAGAATAGGGCGAAGATTCTATAACCCAACACTTGTTGACCAATACGGGTTGCCTCAAGAAAAAGGCAAAACGGATATGGAGATCGGTGAATAATGATAGAAGTTCCTAATATCAAAAAAGTTGAAAAATCTTTCAAAGCCTTGAATGGTGCATTTAAGAAAATAGTTGCCCTTAAAGGTAAAGATATTGTCAAAGAGGTTAAAAAAACTCCGAAGAAAGAAGGTACTCCATTAAGCCCTAATAATGGGATGGGGCAACCAAGAGAAGCTTTATATGAAGCGGTTTATAAGGGACAAATACAACCCACTGCGGCCAATTTGTCTAACGCTAAAAAAGCCAAGTCTGAAATGACACCTATGGAGCTTACTAGCGAAGAAGAAGCGATAGTGGATAGGTACATTAGAGATTTAATGAACAATTTATTTAAGGACGTTTAAAATATGGCTGGTGCTATAGAAATTATGAATAGCGTTCGCAGTATCGCTAACCGTTGGATTAATACACAACAACCCCTAACGGTAGATGCTTTTGCTGGTGATACCACTATAACTATTCGTAACACCAATAGATTCCAAGTAGGTGATGAAATCATGATTCGTGATCCTATCAATGGTGGCGAAATCAATAATGTCATTGCCGAAATCGTAGATGATACAAATGTTAGATTAACAGAAGAGTTGATTTCTAATTGGACAGTAGCACAGAGCGCAACATTGCAAAAGATTTTTGATGGTCAAATGCTACAAGGTGTGTACATGGGAGAGCCAGATAATATTCCTATGTATCCTGCTATAACAGTACATATGCCAACCAGAGAATCGGAATGGTTAACTATTGATAGCACAAAAGAAGTTTATCGTGCAGAAATTTCCATTTATACGAAAGCCGCAGCACAAGAAAAAGGATATAGAAATCACATAAGAATAGCCGAGACAATGATTTATGGTCTTAAGAAAAACATTTATCCACTTGTTTCTCCTTATCGTACATCGTTGGCTATCGCAGATATAGCCCCAGGTGATGTATTTATTAAGGTTGCAGATACAAGTAATTTTGTTTTGCCTTCTAGGGTCATTATCGAGGATGAGTGGAAGCAAGCTGAAATAATTTTGAATGAGATCGTAGACGCTAATACCATTAAGGTTAGACAGCCGCCGGGTTGTACTTTTTTGGTTTCTGATAATACACAAATTATCAACACAGATAGATTTATTTTTAACTCTTGGCCTGAATCCGTCACTTACGGAGAAGTGTACAAGGGATCGTTGTTGAAATCTGCAAAAATTAGTTGGTTCGCTTGGGAGGAACTCATTTGGAGAATCCCACCACGCGAAACACAACTTCACTAAGAGAGATAAGAGAAAAGGAGAATTTGATGAATATTTTGACAGTAAGTGCCTGTCCATTTCTATTGACGAAAACAGGGAAAATGAATTCAGATGTTTTGAGGTCTTTGAAAGAAGACGGTCACGAGATAAATAGCGCTGTGTGGCATTTGGATACTACATGGTTTGTGCCGGAAGAAGATGGCACATATACATACGAATATATGGAAAAGAATGTTTGTACTCTTTATCCTATTTCTAAGGCACCGGTTGATAGAGCAACTACACAGGTCTATGAGATTGTGAAAAAAGTTAAACCAGAAATAGTTGTTTTCATAGGTGATTACACTGATGCAGCGCCACTATATGCCATAAGATCGCTGGAACCAGATTCTTTTAAGTTGTTTGCTGTCTTGGCTATAGACGCCCTGCCTATAAACGACAAGTTCCACGATTTGTTTAATTGTGTTGATATCGCTGTTTCTACCACGAAGGAAGCCTGCGAAGAAATAAAAAGAATATCGAATTCTGAATGCGAATATCTTCCATATGGTGCTGATCATAATGTATTTAAACCCAAAAAAACCGCTCCACGAAATTCGTTTAAGATAATGAATTGCTCTAAAAACTCTCAAGCTTCGAGTACAGCCGCTTTTATTTATGCCATGGGAGAGCTTGAAAAAAATAGAAAAGGAGATTTTTTGGGATATTTGCACACTAATTTTTCTGGCATAGGAGATTATGATATAGATTTGTTGAAAAAGAGACTTAAGGCAGATAATTTAGAACTGCCAGTTGATTTTGTTTCCTTAAATGATGGTGTATCTGGAGACAAGCTAAATGAACTATACAACGATTCTGACATAATATTGGATGTTTCGGTGCGTTCTTCTACTGGGTTGTGTGTTCTTGAGGGTATAGCTACTGGGTGCATCCCATTAGTGACTAAAGTGGGGGCTTTAAGGGAGATAGTAGAGCTTATTTCTGATTCAGATGAACATTTTGTAGATAGTGTAACTTATGTTGGAGAAAATGAGGAGGAATACGAGGTAGCAAATTGGAATAGTATTGTAGATAGAATTTTATATTTTGAAAAGATGAAGAAGGAAAGACCCATAGAATTTGGGAAGAAAATAGTAGAAATACAAGATATAGCATCTCATTTTTCTAGAGAAAAATTTGTTGATGGTATTAGAAAAAATTTAGAGGAAATAGGTTCAAAAAATAGAACTATATCTGTAGAAGTAATTTAAGGAATAATTTTGCGTAAAATGAAGGATTTTTAGAGGTACGTAGGAAATACATTAATATACGCAATTGTTTTAATATATTTAAGACATGGGAGAACAATAATGGCTGTTATTTCTGGTACAGATTATTTGAATATATCTAACGACTTGGCTTCGGCTAAGGATACCACTGTAAGTGCGAAGGACGATCTTTTTATCGCTGTGTATAGAGTAGTTATGCTGCAAGTTATACTTCCAGAAGTAGACTTGTTAAGTGAGTTTTGGGATACGTATCTAGTTAATTCTCAGATTCTATCCGCTTCTACTCTGTTTCTTGGTGCTGTTTCTGCTTTACAAGAACACGTACTTAGGAGAAGCACGAACCTGTCTGTTGACGAGTATTTGTGGAATAATGTTTGGCCTTCACTGGTCGATCCTACATTCCAAACATTGTCAGCAGATGCGGGCTTTACCATTAGCGATATGTACGTTGATTTACCATAATATTAATAAAAGGAGTCGATAATGGCGATACCACCTGCATATATGGGTTACGTCGGTTTTGTAAGAATTAATACCTTTGGTATTAGGTGTACTTCTTGCGAATTGAAACTGACACAAACTATCGATAAGCCAGACGTTATATCTGGCAAGTACGATAAAACAGTTTACAAATTGGGGCCAAAGGAAGTTGGCGGCACAATCGGTTTCCCCGCTGTCATGGAAGCGGTTGGCGGTGCTGCTGCATCCACTGATCTGATACCTGTACTGTGGGATTTGGCATTCACGCGCTCCAATAACGGTTACTTAACTAAGTTTTATACTGAAGTTAAATACACAAGCGATTATGCAACCTTCCTGTTCAACGAATGTGTAATCAATACCTTTAAATGGTCAGTTACACAAGGTGATTTGATCAATGTCGAAATCGATGTTATAGGTCGTAATCGTGAAGCTGCATCTGCAACTGAGCCGTTCTACACCAATAGAAATGCTAGAGCTATGACTTGGAATGATGCGAGAGTCGATATCTATGATAAGAATTCTCAATTAATGATTGATGGTTCATGGATTAGAAGTTTCGAGGCAAACGTTAATAATAACGTTGATCGTTTCTACACTTTAAATGGCACTCTTGCTCCTCAAGATATCGCTCCCAAGTTGAGAGATATCACCGGTTCGATTGTGATTATGGGTAGACACCCAACTCTAGCTGAATTGGCCGTAACAAACCAGACACGTTGTTATGAAGATTCTAAAATACACTTTGGTTATTTCGTCGCTGGCACATGTAATGCTAATTTCGGAATCAAATTACCAGGTACTGTATTTGAAATCGAAACAATGAGTCTAAGAAATGATCTTATGGAAAGCACAATGAACTGGCATTCTCTACCTGGCAGCAAATTTACTGCTACTGGTGGACCAGATGCCGTCAACTTTGTTGAAGATTTTGTGTAATATTCTTTTCTCTATATGCTTTTGACGATAACAGAATAGCGAGACATCGCTATTCTGTTATTTTATTATCAAAAAAATCCGATATTAATTATAGAAATTAGGCATATGGGAGAAAGCAAATGTCACTATTACAAAAACAAGAACAACTTTTTAAGATCGTGTTGTACTACATCGAAAAAAAAATAGATGGCGGTGTGTGCCATGTTATTTTAGATGACAAAAAAGCAGAAAAAATGTTGGGCGATGAAAAACAGAAAGATAAAGTATCCACTTTAAATACCTATTGGAAGGGTCTTTCTTGGCAAGAGAGCAACAACATCGCTAATGCTTCAACAAAACACGGTGTAGATGTTCTTCCAGGTGAGATTGACCCATATAGGGCAAGAGATTTGCGTGTTAAAAGTCTTTTGAAAAAATGGGATATAAAAGATGATGATGGCAAAGACGTTCCTGTGACTTCTGAAAACATTAACAGGTTGCCGGTGGCAATTGTTTTGGCTTTATTAATTAAATATGATGAAACAACCGTTTTAACTGATGAAGAACTAAAAAACTAATTGATGCGGCGGTTGATTTCTTCAATTACGATGAGAAGAAACCGTCGCAGGGAGAATTGCCTAAAGAATTCGTAGAGTATTTAATTGTCAAAGATACAAAGTGGCCATTAGAATACGTGAGAAATTTATCTGTAAAAGATTATACGATATTTGCTGTTCTTGCCCGTGTTACACAAAAGATAGATGTTGTAAAAGATGAGATGAAAATCATGGGAGCAGCTAAAGCTGTTTTTTAACAAAGGAGATAAACAATGAAAGGCTTATTTTTAAGCGAAAAAGACATAGCAGTAGTTACCGTTTATTTGGCTAACGGCAAAAAAGAAAAAGAACAACTTTGGGTTTCTAATAACAAAAAGGAACTCGCTAAAAATAAAGAAGTTGACGAAGGGACGATAGAAGAACACTCTATCACATTTAGAAAACCAGCATATGGTGATATCGTTAATATATACAAAATGGATGTCCAAGTTACAGGTGATGAAATTAATTCTGTTGATTTAGATTTAATTACTTTAAGGTACAACCAATTTGCACAACTCGCTGTTGATTGGACGTTTACGGATGATGACGGTGAACCTGTCGCATTAACGCCGTTAAATATACGAAAATTACACCCGCAATTGGCTAATCTAATTGTCGGAGAGTTGGAAAATTTGATTTAATACAGTTAATATAATAAGTTATAAGAGGAAATATCTGTTGCTTATGGAATTATAAACAGTGTATTTCCTTTTTTATTGAGACAAAAATATGGCAGACCCAGACAGTAAAACTATAGTAATCAATTTGATGGCTGATTCTTCTGGATTCGCTAAAGTCCAAGCGTCTTCCAAGGACATGGCGGCTAATCTTGATAAGATTAATGATAAAACGGATACTTGGGGTAGAAAATTAAAAACCCTTAACCGTGGTGTAGTCGATGTTAAGAACACTTTTACTCAAGTATACGGCCAATTAGAAAAAATTGGCGGTATAATGACGACCACATTTGGCATCGGTAATTCTGTTAAACAAGTATTAGCATATGAACAAAGTATTGTTAGTCTTTCCGCACAGATGAATAAATATGGTGTTTCTGTTACGCAGGCGGAAGCTGCTGTCGTTTCTTTGGGCAAAAATCTTGCTATGACTAGAGAAGAATCTGTTAAGCTATTTTCTTCTTTCGAAAAAGGATTGCCATATGCGTCATTAAAAGCAACAGAAAAGATATTAGAGAACATACGTGGTGCTGTCGGTTCTAATCTGGATGCGATGCAACAGATGGGCGGTGTTGTGATGCAATTGGCCAGTACGTATCCTTCACTTCAAAAATCGATAGAGGATATGGGGGAAGTTGATAAAGAGCGTTTATCTAATATAATTAGTATGGAGTTGGCTTCTGGTCGTATGCAACTTGCACAAGCAAAGGCTTTGAGAGACTATGTGGCACAAAATAAACAATTAAGCAAATCAGATAAGGATGCTCTAGATAAGAAAAAAGAGATGATAGCGGACGCACAGGAGTTGAAGAAAACATTTGAAGAAATAGGATTAGCAATTGGTAAAGAAATAATTCCATGGTTACAAAAATTTTCCAAATTCTTAACAGAAAATAGAGATAGTTTAGCGAAGTTTGCAAGTATTCTTACTAAGGTTATTATACCTGCGTTGGCGGTACAAGCGGGTGGTCGTATTTTGAAAGGACTTACCGGAGGTTTAGCTGGTGCTGCTGGTAGTATGTTTGGTGGGTTGATGCCAGGACGCGGCGGAAGGGGTGGCGGCGCTGCTCGTAATCCTATGCAGGGGGCATTAAATAACACATTCGGTGGAATTATTAATAGGTCAAGAGGCATGAGAGTGGCTATAACAAATTGGCCAGCGTCTCTTGGCCCCGCTGGCGGTCTTGGTGGAGTCGGCAGAACGCGCCACAAAGATGTGATGGATCGTTACAATAGAAGATATGGTGGCGGGGCTATGCGAGGTATTGGTAGGGGCGTTGCCAAATATGGAGGAAGTGCGCTTGCTGGTATCGGAGGTTATTATGCTGGTAGAACTGGTGGCGAAATGCTTGCTGGTTCTTTGGGTGCTGGTGAAGGCACTAAAAAAGCGGCTGGATTTTTGGGTGGTGTCGCGGGAGGAGCAGGAGCGGGAGCCATGGTCGGTGGGCCATGGGGAGCAGTTATAGGCGGGGCTGTTGGGGCCATTTCATTCTTAACAGAAGAAATTATGTCTCATGCTAAGAAATTAGCTGAAGAGACAAAAAAAGCAGAGAAAAAAAGAGCTGTATCAGAAACATATTTTATAAATCCTTCATTGTCTGCTGGCGAAATCGGGCCTACGGAAGAGGGCGGGCGTTCTGTTCTTGGGCAAGCAGAAACTGATATGAAGATGGCGAAGCTGAGAGTCGGAGATAAACAAGCAGAGATAAAGAAATTTGGCGAAGCTGCTGGAAGTTATAATCAGGGTAGTGGTATGGTGGCAGACCGTATGCAAAGAGAATTAGCAGCGGCCAATAAAGCATATGAAGAAGCATCAGAGAAATATAAAAAATTATCTTCTCAAAGAGGAGTAATTGACAAGCAAAGAATAAGTATTCAAAATACCTATATCCTAGAAGAAGAAAAGCTTTTCCAAAAAAGACTGAAAATAGCTGGTGAAATGAAAGATGGTAAATTAGATGTGGGCGTAGGGGCGTATCAAGCTGCTTTAGAGGGCGGTGTTGAAGCAAAGAAAAGGAAAGAATCTGGTCAAAAACAGTTTGGATCGCTAGCCACCAGCGCTGCTTTGGGGTTGGGGACACGAGCCGGTAATACAGTAGAACTAACAGGCGGTGGAATAACGCACAAGCGGTTTAAAGAAGTAATGGAAGAAGAAAAGAAAAAATATTTTGAACAAACGGAGGGAGAAGAGATGAGCGACTCTGAAGCATTTAAAAAAGCGTGGAAAGAAGTAGTTGATCCATATGGTGATCAGACACCTAAAACTATTGAAGAAAAATTAGAATCCAATAAAGCAATGACAGAAGCTAAACAAACATTTTTCGGTTCCGAACAAGCCGGAGCAGAAGAAGAAGCATCTCAAGGTAAAAAAGATGCCATATTATCCCACCAATTGATCACTTTAAAAAATATTAATGCCCAAACACAAGCACAGGTCGGGCATGCTGATGCTTTGATCTCTAAGATAGCTACTGTTGGAGCTACGGAGAAAGAGAGAGAAAGTATAGCGAAAATTATGAAGGAAGCTCAAAAATCCATAAACAAAGAAATAGAATTAGAAAAAAAACTTAGAGCAGTTGCTAAAATGACTCAAATAGATCAAAAAAGAATACTGGGAGAGCAAACAGATGAATGGGAAAAACAAAAAGCAAAAATAGATAAACTTACTGTTGCTATCCAGTATGAGGCTGCTCTTGGTAAAGATGTTTCAAAGTTAGATAAAGAAAGAAAAGATTTATTAGGAGATTTAAATAGAATATCAGGCGAGATGGCAGGAAAACAAGACGAAATTAGCAGAACTGCGGCTGATATAGCGACTAAAGATCAAGCTATCGCAGAAAAACAAAAGAAAATGGCAGAATATGTAGAAAAACAACTAGAACCATGGAAAAAGATTCTAGAGATCAAAGGCCAATTATCTGCTGCTACAACTGGCCAATTAAATTCTGAAATAGCATTGATACAAGCCGGTGGATTAAATGAGGCTGGTAGCAAAAAAATAGAAGTATTAAGAGTTGCTGCAAGAAAAGCTCTGGATGATCAGGTACAGGCTCAAAAAGAATTAAACGCAGAAATAAGCAAAGTTAAAGAACAGGCCAAGACAGCCGGTGAAAAGGATCGCATTCCACTTCAACAGCAGCTTGCAAGATTGGAAGCTGATCGTAGAGAAGGATTGAAAAAAGAAGCCGATCTTAAATTGAGTGCATTCGAGATAGACAAAGCAACAATTTATCAGAATTCTTTAAGATTAGAACTTCGTAAACAAGAAACATCTAAATTAGAAGTTATGGTTGGTATGATGGATAACTTTATGATGGGTGTAGGGGCTAGTGCCGAAATGAGAATACAAGTTATTAAATCTCTTGGCAACCAAATAGTTGAAGTCGATCAACAGATTGCTAGTGCTGAAGCCAAAATGAATTCTGCTGAGAACGCTGAAACTAAAAAGAAATTTGAAAAAGAATTAAATGGATTGCAGATAGAAAGATTGAATTTGATGCAAAAACAGGCACAACAAGGCAAGGCGTTAAGAGATGGTTGGATCGGGGCCATGAACGCCATGACAGTTGGTAGTGGCCGTATTACTAAGATCGTTATGGGTCAAGAAAAAAGCACAGGCATGGCTTTGCAGTATCTTGATAAAATGGCTGTTTCTGCTAAAAGTGGCGCAATGGGACAAGGGTATAGAGCAGGAGAAAAATTTGGAACTTCATTCGGAGAAATAGAAAACAAACGCATGCAGGGTCCATACGACACTACTATGGGCGGAAAACCATTTGAAGTAGAAAAAATAATACAAGGTAATATCAAAGGGGCAATGGAAGAATTCGCAGATCGTTTGGGCAAAAATATTGCTGGTATTGTCGCTGGTGGAGGTTCTGCCCTTGGTGCTTCTGGTCAACCTGCAAGAATGGGAACAGACATCGAAAAACGTGTTGGCAAAGGGGGAGGGACTCAAAGACTTGGTCCTGGTGAAGCTACTGGCGGCTTTGCCAGCAAAGCCCTCGCTAAACTGGAAGAAGACCAAGTAAAGAATGAAGCCAAAATGGAACAATTACGTACGACTATCAAAGAACTTGAACAATTAGGTGGCGAAGAGCCTGTACATGTTATCAAGATGGATTTCGGTGATACTGCCTCTGAATTGTCTAAGACGATTGCAGCGGCGATACAGAGTTCCAGCGATGATATTAAAAAAGTTATAAAAGATATGTTTAGTACAGAATTGGATGTTGGTTCTGGTAGGACACCATCTCAGTAATTTATTCATAAAATATGTTATTAATTCCGAAAAATATAATGTACTGCTAACAAAGATTTTATAAATAGGTGGATTAATGGCTATTTCTCCAAACCAGAGGGTTTTACATCCTGCGTTCTATTCAACTGATGGGTGTTGTCTTGACGATTACGGCAACGCCCGTAATAATAAATTGGAAGAACCGTGGGGCAGTGTGCCTATAGAATATTTGCCAGCGGAATCACTTCGTTATGGGTTCGCTTTTAGTGTAATTCCAGAGCATACACACACAGTACCTTATTATAAAAAAAGAAAAGCCGATCCTGCTGATGTCGAATTTAAACAGCATACTTGTGGAGAATTGTTTTGGAGTTTCTCTACCGACAGTATAGACATTTATCAAAAATGTATTAATAGAAGTCTTTTTACTAATACCAATGGTCTTAAAGACGGTCAAATCCATATACATACCACGAAAGAACAAATAGATGGCACTTTTGTTACTCATATTAACCATGACGAAAGAGATACAGAAACTGATGATAATGGTGATTTAGGAGTTGCGTGGAAACAAGATTATGAAGCACGCAAACCTCATGTAGAAAGATTCGCAGATGGTTCGATTGCAATTACAACACTAACTTATGAAATGGGCGCTGGGAGTTTGGTAGAAGCGGAATATGGCAAACCCACATGGGGGTTCAGACAAGATACTAAACATGTATTTATGCATGATCCCGAAGATCAGAGAACCAATTTGAGCAAAGAAGATCGGCCATCTACTCTTCCTGATTGGCATCCACAACACGGACATGAAGAATGCCATGCGTTAGGAATAGCAAAGTGTGGTAAAGATTTGAAAAAAGAAGAGAATTGGATACCGTCTAAATTCGTTATGCAAATGGTTGCTAGGAGGATTCCACTAGAAGATGCTTCCAGTAGCAACGGTGGTGATTGTCCTGAAGATAAATTGTACCACTGGGATCCAGATCAAGATTGTTCACAGAACGATGAACATGATCCTGATTCTAGGATCGTACACCTTGATGTCGCCTCAGATAATATGGTTATAGAATCTTCTAATTCTGTGGAAGATCAATTTACAGAATTAAATGGTCGTGGTTATCTTGCGTTGCAAGCGCAGCCAGACACTGTTTGTGTCTCTGGTGAGATTCTGCCAGATGTGACTGGCACTTTTCTAGAAGTGGGTATACACGATGGATATCCATATTATATTCATAGTATCTCGCCCGGAGTATGGGGTACTGGCACAATTTTCGTAGAAATCGATGGGGGTTTGAATAAATGGATTATTAGCAGTGGGAATGTGGTCGGTTCTCTTATCCTTCCATATTGGGAAGGCCCAGACAAAGATACCCTTCTAACTTCTACTACTTATTCTAATGAAAATGGGGCTACAGGTACGGCAACTATTACTGAAGGTGAATGCGGTGGCGGTGGCGGTGGCGGTAGTAGTTCTAGTAGTAGTTCTAGCAGTAGTTCTAGCAGTAGTTCTAGCAGTAGTTCTAGCAGTAGTTCTAGCAGTAGTTCTAGCAGTAGTTCAAGTAGCAGTTCTAGCAGTAGTTCTAGCAGTAGTTCTAGCAGTAGTTCTAGTAGTAGTTCTAGCAGTAGTTCTAGCAGCGAATCTTCAGAATGCCCAGTAGAAGAATGGGTATTAGAATTATTCACTTATTTTGAATTAGGCGATGGAATGAAACTATTAATGTTTAGGGGAAAAGCACCTTGGCCTATAGACACGATGCCATTTTCTGGTGATATAGAATTTGTAAATGAACTAGACGAAACAGGTTTTGGTGAATTATATGAATTTACAGATGAAGATTTGGGATATTTAACAGATGTCTTTTGGACATATAAGATGTTTTTACCTCTAGAATATCAATTTTATCAGGCAGGAAAAGGCGGTACGATTAAAGCCACACCGTCTATCGTCAGTCCAATGAAATTGAATAAAGAAGACTTAACTGAATCTCTTTCTGAGTCTTTGAACAGGGATTACGCTGGTTTATTCGATGATGGCACTGATAACCCGTCTTTTATGTATTTAAATGATAACGACAATTATAAACCTGAAGAGCTTATAGATTCAATCACTACAAAGTACAAAGTAACCGGAAAAAATAAAAGACCAACAACCGTATTTACTCCAAAAGTTTTGTCTCACAATAATTATACTGTTACTTTATGCGATAGAAAAATATTTAATAATGAGAAGATGAAGGCAGAGATTGTAGACGCTGCTAATGATTTAATAAGGATACCTGGATTGGTTGCGTTCAATGACGGTGATTTTATACCACGAGATCGTGGGAACACTGTAGTTACAGCAAATTCAGAAATAGCATATGAGAAAACAACAGTTAAAGAAATATATTTTGATCCTATGAGAGAAAACGTACAAGGGGATTACGAATGGGGTGGGGAATTTTGTACTCCGCATCGTGAACCGATGGTTCAATTACCATTCTTAGGAGTCAGTTATTTCTTAGGGCAACCAGAATCTTATGATCGTCAATATCTACGTTTAGTTGCCAATAAAGAAGAAGATGGCGGTTTATCAAAAAATGGGCGCATGGATAAAGATGAAAAAATTATTGAAGCAGAAAGCCCATATTACTACAATTACGACCTGTCTTCTGATATATACAAACTTGAGGACGGTGCTTTAGACGGATTTGTATCCAAAAATCTGGACACACAAAAAATAGATGTCATTGTAAAAGGTGAATTCGCAACAAATAGATATATGAGACAGGTTATCCAAACTCACACCATCATATCTAATGACAGACTTAGAAACTATAAATATTATAATTGGGAAGACGAAGAAGACGAATATAGTTTCAAAACTCAAGATAAATATAGTTGTTTAGTGCCACAGACGAAAGTAGAAGCAATTAACTTTGTTTTGGGATGTTTTGATTATTCTGAGAATATAGCCAACAAAGGGGTGATGAAAAACAATAAGCCTAAATTCGTAGAAATATGGAGGATGGCGGAATTGATGACTGACGCTGAAATGATCTACAGGAAGATGCTGAGACAAAATCCTAAAGATGAAAAATTCATATTTACTGTTAGCGGTGTACCAATAGTAGATGGGAAAGAAGTAGATGTCCCAGAAGAATTTCCTTTCTGTTATGCCGCCGATGGTCGTGGTCTTATATTATTGAGTATAAAACGTGATGGCTCATTTGCCGGTGAAGTATTATTGGATCGCAGCGATATGGGGAACGCTTCACCAGGTGAAGCACAGAATGGTGTTCAAGAATGGTTCAATGCTTATCTGGGTGCTACTAATTTAGGATCGCTAACTCCACTCGAAGACAACATGAGTGTGGTGTCTGAGGGGGCAATAGATTTCACCAGAGCGTTCACCAGTGGGATGCTATTCGATGTGAGTACGGCTACAAACAGCAAGGTAGGCGACCATTGTAAGTTGCCATATATCAGATCACTTGCTTTGGCTATTAATCGTTTACATGAAGTAAATGATATACGTCACAGTTTTTGTAAGCCTCTTTTCGAAATAAATGTTACACCATTGGATGTATATAACAATATAGAAGAAGAGGGATTGACACCAGAAGAGGTTGAAGAGCTAGAAGATAATAGGGATTTGTCGGAAGCCAAGTTCGTGCCTACAGGTTGTTCATCTCTCAACGAATCTGAATTCGATGAAAATTTGGCTTACAGATTTAGACCTTATGAAGCATATAATTGTGGATATTTTAGAAGTATAGAAACAGGTGGTCTAGGTGAAGAACTCACAAGAAAACTTGTAGAAATGGCTAAGACAAAAGATTGGAAGAGGATGTTTACAACGAAGGAGTGGGACGCAAGTACCGTACCCTTCGCCTTTGGCAGTTCAAGTGTATATTTTTATGCTGATAAACAAACAAAAACTGATTCTCCTTGGTTGCCGCCTGGTTTATATCAGATTGAATATTATACTAAAACACCAACTTGGGAAATCAAAGACAAACATACAGAACTCATAAAAGAGACAGATGTTGTGAGTGCTGTAAAATGGCATGATTTGCTTGGAGAATTTTCAATTCATGATCCTCTAGATAATTGTGAAGGAACAAGATTTGAATATACGTTTGCTCCTCCATGTAACACTAGAAATTATGCGAATAAGGTGCCTGGTTGGCCGCGTTTGACACCGGGCGATATACGAAGAAATAGTAATAAATGTATTAGGCGTACTTTTGCTGATGTCGATGATATGAGAGCAGCAATGGGCGATAAAAAGTGTAAATATATGATGCATTTTGGTGGTCCGATTTCTATTGTGTTGCCGGATGAAGGTTCTTCTTTTGATCTGACGTATAAAATTACACCATTGAACATTCAGTCATCGTTCTTGGACCAAAATATTGTCCCTAAACAATCTGTGATAAAATTCGATACATTGACAAGCGGTATATATTTGCCTGTTGTCAGCAAGACAGCTCGTTTTTATATAGAATCTTTTGCTATTGAACGAGGCGGCGGTGGCAAACAAAATATAGAGCCAAGTTTTTCTCCATTTGGGTATGTTGGGGCAGAGTGGTTGCCGGATTGTTTGAATATTTATAGCGGCAGACCGTTAGAATGGATGGAAGCACAGACTAACCCCGGAGAAGATGATGAATTGTGCCCTGACGGTAATCCTCCTATTATTGTGGAAGGACAGCCATATTGTCCAAGGGGTAATTTATCTGTAGATACAAGGCCATTTAAAAACATAGCCACTTTGACAACTCCTGAATTTTGTACTGGGGCTATATCTTTCCATGATATTGTTGATAATGACATACAGGGTTCTTGGGAAGAATACGGAGCATCTTTTTCTACAGTAGAAGCTATAGAGGAAGAGTTATTAACAAATGAAGCATGGCAAGCTGATATGAGGGCTTTGTTTAATAGCCGTGATATACAAACACAATCAGAAATAAGAGAAGAAGAATATGGTGGCAATGTAATACGATTCAAAGAAGAAGAGAACACAACAATTACTGGAAAAGTATTAGACAGAATAACTTGCTTAGGTTTTGACTCTGATGGTTTTAAGTATGGAGAAGAGGGTTGGTGGGAAGCCCCATCATCTTCGTCGTCTTCTTCGTCATCTTCTTCGTCATCGTCGAGTTCCGAGTTGGAGATATGTCCACCAAGAGCAGACCATGTTAGGGGAGAACCTGAAACAAGAATAGAACCATTCGCGTATAAAAGAGGTCGTATAATTTCTACTGATGATGGGGCTGTATACCTTTCGGAGCATGATATGCCAGCACCAGCATTGCCTAGTTATGAAGATGTCCCTTTGGATTTTTATCTGAAGAAGGGGGCTTTGGGAGTATTTTATGAATCTTATACTCCACTGGTGGAAGATGATGTTCCTTGGGATTATGTTAAATATGTTGACTTTACATATAACGCATGTAAGAACCTTGGTACAAAAGAAATTACGTTTGCCACTTTGGGAGAATCTTCTAATGTCGTTGACAAGATTAGAGTTTTCACTAAAGACGAAATGAAGTATTGTCAAAAATCTCCTGAAGATCAAGAAAAAATATCTAGTAGAGTAAGAGAAATTAATTCTTACAAAAAGCCAGAATCACTGAAACGTACAATTGACATGCGTTTTTCGCAGGCTGGAAAAGTCGCATTTTTCGGCAATAATATAGAACAGTTCCCTTTAATCGAGGCTAGAGCGAAGGTTCTGAAATATGACGATTTCCATTCTTATAAAGCAAAAGGACCATACTCTTCTGTTGTCTATGATAAGCGAGGGGTAATGTATGTATTTTATGAGCAGCCTGCTGAAGAAGGGTCTAGCTCTAGTGGGGGACAGGATGTAGAAGGTTCTCCTGATGGCGTTGAAATTTGCAACCCAGAGGTTGTAGATGTTATCGATCAAGCGGAAATAGATGCCACTAAGATAACAAACATTGCTGTGGCCGTTTCATATGATCGAGGGAGAACTTGGTTTGAATTTAATGAATTGATAAGGTTATTGGCAGGAGAAAGTGCAGAAAAACCATATGCTGTAATGGATAAAAATACGAATATAATTCATCTGTATTTTGTTTTTGAAAAATATTATTTGGCAGTTAAAGATATCGATACTTCGTTATTCGATTTAGAAGATGCATATACTGGGTACAATGTTATTGGCGGTTGGGGCAGTGATACTCCTGATATCGCAGGGTTGGGAGACTTTACTAACAAGGGAAGAATAATGAGAGCAAGATGGTTTACGATCATCGATGGCGGCCCCGATTTGGTGATTGATTTAATTCGCGGAAAACATTGGTGCGATGTGTGCGCTGAAGATCGTTTAAATGATTCTAGAGAAAGAGAAAGAACAGATAGCATTAGTAATTTCAAAAGGCTGAAAGATGAAAATGATAAAACAAATCCGGTTAGAGCAGCTAAAATGTCGAAGATACCACTGTTCAAAAGAACTAGTTTAGATCAGTCTTCTTACATCATTCGTATGAGATTCGGTAGACGATTAGAATTTGAAGATGTGTATGCGGAATTGAAGAAAAATGATTTTGAAGTAACTGAACAAGTGTGTGAAAAGCTTGATAAGGTTAGACCATATACCAGAACCAAATTTGCCGCATATAAAGATAATAAAGGGCATTTGACTAATTGGGCTATTGACAAAATTGACGGCATAGGAGCTATATTATCAAGCCATGATTACCTTTTCTGGTCTGTGATTATTAATGATACATGTTTCCATGCAGAAAATCCATATAGTGTTTTGGAAGACTTGGATGAAGAGGCGTTGAACAATTATATTTTCAACCGCACATTCACTTGCCAAACATACAATTTGAATAGCTTTAGTAGCGTTCCAGCTTGTTATCTTTCTGAGAAACCTTCTAGTGACGAATTCGATGCTGACGCTAGTGCAGAAAAAAGCGAACGATGCAAGAGTCTTGAAGAAAAAATACAAGAACTAGAAGAAGAAATTGAACAACTGAGAGAAGCGATAAGCGAGATCGACCCTGATAACGAATCGGATAGACTTTTACTCTCGTCTCTTCGATCTGAATTGGTTGAGAAAGAAAAAGAATTAGCTGAATTGAAGCAAGAAGAAGATTTGGATGGATCGTATATGGACCCAGAGCAGATTATCGATCAAGCGTCTAAATTAAAACAAATACAGGTTGTTTATGATGGCTTCACAGATAAGGTTGGATTGATATTTATATATGAAAATGCATTATATATTCGTAAATTTGATAATAGCGTAATACAGTTGATAGGCAAAAAGACCAACGCAAGAGCTACTAATACAGTAATCGATTTGGTTAACCCTGATAATTCAAGTAACGCCGCTTCTCAATTAGTTGAAGGCAGTACAGATACAACTGGTGCCGCTATAAATGAATTAATAGTTAATAGTATGAATTTAAATTCTAATTCACCTAATAAACCGATATTCTTAGTAGGAGAGGAATTCCCTACTAAAAATGCTAATTTATATGTAGTACCACCTGATGCTCAATTAAGGGAAATTTCCCAAGCAGTTCAGCCAGCAGCTTATTATGATAAAAGAGGATTTGTTAAATTATATTATTGTGATCAGAATTATAGTATTTGGACTGTAACGTTATTCTCTCCTGAATTGACACCGTATATAGCCGAAGAAGATGAAGATGATTCTGGTGGGATTATAGGGATTGTGAACCCTGCTGGTGTGGGTAATGCGGCTTCTCAAATAGTGGAAGGAGCGACTGGTAACACAGCTTCGCAAATAATAGGACAGTAATTATGGCAGATAAATCAGTATTAAAAACCGGTAAGCCTATAACTACCATAATAAAAAATAAACATATAAGAAAAGGCAATTATCATGCTGGTAAAGTCGTTGTTGGCTGCTTGATAAATCAGTATTGTCCGTTTGAAACAACTGAATTTGCTGATCATACTATGGTGTACAACAACGAAACTATGAAAACGGCACCAGACCATATTCGTGAGAATGCGGTTGATACAGTAATCAGTGAAAATGGTGTATTTCTAAAGCAGAAACATGTTTACCACTCTCAGTATTTATACGTGAAATGTCAACCTGTTGCCGGTGAATTGTCTAGTTTGGCTCCAGAAGGCTCTGGTCCTGCTGTGAGAGAATTCTCTTGGTACCAGACCAAACATGTTTTTATGGCACCTGATGAAGACATCATTACTCCTGACGAATATCTGACGAGAACTTCAGAAGCCAAAGTCGATAAGGCTCGTTGGGAAATTCCAAGACCAAATAAAAATGTAGACGATGGGGATAAAGAAGAGGCAGAAGACAGTAACGTATTGATGCCCGTACAAATTGCATCTAATCCGACTGTAAAAGAATCGATTCATTGGCGCGTAGAAAAGTTAACCCCGCTATTTCGTGGGGAAGATTTTTTCCTAGAGTTTCATAGAATGACTACTTCTACTGATTTAAATAACAGTAAAGATGAGTCTGAACAATCGTTTAAAAATTATTTTGACAATGATGATATGTACAAACCTATTGACGCATTTGGACCTGCTAACGGAGACAATAGAGGAGTTGTCTCTTACCAAGTTAAAGACAGGAAATATGTGCCAATTGAAGAATCGAAAAAAATATTTAATCTAAATCAACAAGCATACATTATTATAGAAATGGGAGTAGGTTTGAAATTCAGATATTTTATCATTATCACGCAAAGAGGTCGTCCGCGTTTTGTTAAAGTTCTTATGAGCAGTACCGCGACAGAAGATAAAGAAGAAGGTGAGAGCAAGAGCAAAGGGATTTCGTATCTGATTTCTGAGTATAAGAATGCGACAGGCAGTAAACTTCTTAACGATAATGTGTTAAAAATAGCAGTTAGAAATCATTTGGGTAAATTGGTTATTGTATTCAACGACAATAATGACCAGCCATGGGTGGTTACAGACATACCAGTTGCAGGGCAAGAATCTAAATCTGCCGCTTCCGGTGGCGCTGCGGCGAATTCTGAAGCTTCAAATGATCCTGGTGACGCAGCTAATAATCAATCTGATTCTAATTCGATTCCTCAAGAGGGTACTCCTGAAAATCCTCATGGATATGCTCTTGATAAAGATGGTAATTTAGTTCCTGTTAAATCCTCTTCTGCGTCAGATACCGCCGAACCAGATTGTCCACCTGATGAACCAACAAATACACCAGACCCAGGACCGCTTTTTGTTGTGCCAGGAGCAGCTATTGCCATTTGGGGCGGAAATATGTCTATTGGGTTTACATTTAGTCCTATACAATATATTGATAAAGCATTATTAAATTTGCCATTTCCCAGTAAAAATATATATAAAGAAAGTGAAGAAATATCGGCCTTAAAAGATGATTTGGCAGATGCCCAAAACGAAGACGTAAATGATTCACAATTGGCTGATTTTGAAGGAGATGATGGCGGGAAGAGGGCGCTTTCGGATGAGTCGTCAGCACAACAACAGGAAGATATATCAAAAGAAATAGCTCTTTTACAATATGATGCAAATCCTTTTGTTTTGCCTGGTGATGTTGACGTTCTTTTAAGTATTAGAGATATGGGGTTGGACCCAGACTCTACTCCTCGTGATCCAGGCCGATCTGGCGGTCAGGGAGGGGTTAGGTCTAATGGCAAAAAACCATTTTACATTTGTGATGCTCAAAGAGTTGAAGAGATAAGAGAAACTTGGACTTCTGACGCTCCTCCATTTTTTATGGATACCGGCGAATTTATTAAAGATAAACAAGAAAAAAGAGAAAGTTTTATAGGGATAAAAAAGAAAGAATTAAAACCAGAAGGTAACAAAAAAGTATTTTTCTTGAATGTCACTTTCACCTGTGGTTCACACGTTTTTCCTAGCGGATACGAATTATTAAATTGTAAAACACCAGTTTTGAATACCATCAGACTTGTCGGACTTCCCGTAATAGACGATGCGTGGGGAATTGATGAAATAGATGCTAGTGATTTAGTGTTACAATACAGCGATACATGGTCTTCACAAGACTATCACAAAATGGAACATACTGGTAACATATCTTTCTTGGTAAACAGAGATTTAGGCGGAATTGCTAAAGACATAGAGGCACTTCGTAATAAGGCTTTTTATATACAAGTGTTCGCAAGTTATGACGGGTGTAATTATTCTCAATTTGAGCAGGGCAAAAATGAAGACGAAGGTGGTATAGTCGGAAAAACTCCTGGGTCGAGAGTTGCCCCTACGGAAATGTATAAATTGATGACTGGCATTTGTTATGGTGGAACTATAACTGAAAAACCAGGTGAAAGAATAATGATGTGTAAAGTACAAGATTATTCTAAAATATTAAAAGATTATTTGATTTTTAATTCTCCATTTTTTGATGGGGTTAGAGACATTAACGCTATATATGAATTAACTAAAATGTCTAATTTCAAAGAATCAGAGGTGGGTGATCCAGCATTTTTAATTAAAAAACATGTAGATCAAACTGAAAATAGTGACATATGGGGCGAAGGCACTGTGCAGAGTGCTGATGGTCGCAAAATACCAAAAAGTCGTGTCTATGCGTTACCGGCAGCGTATGCAAGACTGCAAGGAAATGCTGAATTTAGATTCAATGATGGTGACAATGTGATGCAAGCACTGGAAAAAATTGCTAACAGATCAGGAAAAGTTATATTTTTCGATGTTGATGGGCAGTTGCATTATGAAGCTTTCCCAATTGCTGATGTAATTTATGGTAATGGGAATATATCAGATGTCGATAGCGAGTCTGTAACAACGTGGTTATTTACGGCCAAACCTGGCGAAAATGGTCAATTGGTTTTTAAGGAAGTTACTAGAGAGATTGCAGTAGAAGACGTATATAACAATATCCACATCGTTTCTAGTACGCCACACCAAGAAATGATTTTTGCAGATAGAATCAATGAAAAAGGTTTGATTGATCCTACTTCTGAAGGGTTCTTAGGGTATAGAAAAACATTCTTGCAAAAAGACCCTATTTTTGGTCACGAGAAACCAGTGACTTTATATGCCGATCATCTAACCAAATTTTTTAGGCCACCAGTTGTATTTAAATTTAGTACGTATGGTTTGCCTATGCGTTGTTTTGATATAGCCGATGTGGATGGTCAAAAACTAATTATAGTGAATATTTCGCATAGTATCGTAGGTAAAGAGAACCAGTGGTGGACTACGATTGAAGGCGAATGGTTGAGTGGGGAAACAGGACAACTGAAAAGTTAATTTAATTCTGTTTTTTTCCGATTTTTAAATAAGAATAGGACTGCAAAATGGCAATAGGTAAACGTTTAGACAAAAAGATATCGTCAATGATAGAAGGAGCTTTGGCTCTTAACTTAGATATTGAAAATGTTAAAGCCACTACGCTATCTGGCTATCGAGGATTACATGCCCACCAATTATTTAAATTTGGTTCAGGAAAAGGTCGTAGTCCTCAGTCGGAACGCAAAGGTAGCACAATAGGAGAAGAAACAAACCCCGATCAACCTTTTAAGGTCGGTTAAGGAGAATTTATGGCTGGTTTTACACCGAATTTTAATCTCGCATATTTTGACTTTAATGATTATCTTAATGATCCCATTAATGTCAATAGAGAAATCGATAGATTTATACTGATAGACAAACAAATATATGGTTTGTATGCCATTTTTGGCAACGGAGTGATCAGCGGTTGGGAAGTGGCCAATTCGAGTACAAGCGAGGCAACTGGTATATCTGTCGCTGTTTTTTCTGGCAGAGGAATCGTTCAGTCTCGCGCTGGTGAGACAAGTATTACATCTGTTGTCGAAAATTTGCCTCCGAACTCTGTAGTATACATATATGCCCAACAAACGGACTCATCTTTTCCTTCACAGTCGAGCATAACATTTACTTTTTCTAATATCGCTAGCATATCTTCACTTGTTAAATTAGCTAAAGTTACGACTAGTGATAATGGTATAGTTAGTGTGGATAATACAGATAGGGATTTCATACTAATAGATCAGCAGATAAGCAATGCCATTGCTAGTCATAGGCATCGCGGGGCGCCAACCAAAATTGATTTAGACAATGAAACCAAAAATAGATTGTCTGGTGCCAAAGTGGAATCTTTTGATGGAAGTAAAATATCTTCTGGAAGATTGGATTTGGACAGAATTCCCGTGTTGAATCACAACGATTTGACCGATATTGGTGTTTTGACTCATGCCCAACTCGATACTTATGTTAATAGTTTCAGTAAAACGAATCAAAGTATATTGGGGGAAGTGGCAACTGCCAATAGGATGAGACAGACTTTATATCTGAAATTATTTTATCCTACTGTTGACCAATATTTTGTTAATGAATTAGACTTTTTGCCAGGCGTATCTCCTGATTCGTACTACGATGCGATCAATACTACAGCTACGGTGGACCCATATGCTCATACGATAGCTGGTGCGCCTTTTAAAAATGCTACCGTATATTTTTTCACCAAATTGTTTGAGTTGCCAGACAATATCACCAAATGTTTTATAGCCCCTAATGAACATAATTTTTCTGATGGGGTAATATCATACGGAATTAGTACGGTAAATTCTTCAGATTTTAGCACTTATGAATTGTTAACAAAGAATAATGTGAACACTGTTTCTGGCATTGGTACTGATATGAAAGTGGGCATAAAAATTGTTTCGCCGTCTAATTTATATACACATGACCCGTATCAAGCGACATTTACTGATTATGTAGATTTTATCTTTGAAAATGCATCTTTATCTTCTGCTGATTTTCACTTTAGAATACGGTTTTATAATGACCCGGCTATGACTGATTTGCACACATCGAAGTTCAGTTCGGATGATCAGAGTTTTTGGTTAATAAATGATTCTGTTAATATGCCAGCAGCAGGATTTCCCGTTGATCCTGGCGAATCTATTAATGTGACGTACAGGGCTGATCTAACGGGTGAGTTTGTTTATGGTTATTCTTATTATATAGCTATCGATATTTGGGATGGAACTGCGTTTACGGCTGGTGGATCAGGTTTCTTGTTTATGATAAGCAACCCGACTTCTGATGACAAATATGGTAATATACCTAGAATCAATGGTTTTTCCGTATTATTCGAATTGGAAAATAACCAGAAAATATTGTTGAATTCATAAATTATGCCTGTTTATACACCTTATTACAATATGGCGGCTTTTCTGAATGGAGAAGTTTATAGCAGCGTTCTTGACAAAGAACGTATGTCTACTATAGATACTCAACTTGCTTTTGTATCAAATATCATAGGTGATGGTAGAATCTCGGGATGGACTGTGACTGACGCTACTGTGGTCGCTCCTGATTTTTTAATTGATATTGATTGGGGAACTGGAATTATTAATAATTTTGTTACACAAAACTCCAGTGTTTTTGTCGGAGATGTGCCAGCCAGTTCGGTTAATTATGTTTATATGCAGAGAAAGCCATATCTATCTAAATTGTTTGGACCGTTTTCAGACATAGGCACATTAGCATGGACAGATACTACTCCTCCTATCGATCCCGCTGGGCCGGTTAATCTAGTTTTTTCTGATATAACTCACGAATCTTTAGTCCTTAGCTGGGATGCCAATTCTGAGGCAGATTTATCTGACTATATGGTTGAGCGGTGTACAGATGGAATAACTTATGTTCAAATTGCAAGGACTACTGATCCATCATATTCAGATACTGGGTTATTAGACAATACTACATATTTTTATAGGGTATATGCATTCGATAAATCTGGTAATATTAGCATCCCAAGCATCCCGGTTTTCACAACAACATTGAGAAATTTAACTGCTGCTGCTAAGGCTACTTATTTCTTGCCATTCCCTAGTGATGGCCAAGTTAGTCTGGTATGGGGAGAAGTGAATGATACCCTTTTGGATCATTTTACTATTGTTGTGCAAGAATTAGATGCAGAATATAATTCTATTGGTTTATCGACATCATATACAGTAGATGAAAATTTAAATTTTTTCATTGTTGACGAATTATTGAACGATCATACATATAGATTTACTATATACTCAGTTAATCAGTATGATGTTTTGTCTGAACCCCTGTCTGTGAATGCAACACCCAAATTAAATATAGGCCCAGCAGAAGCCACTGATTTAGAATTGTCTTATGGTCAAAGTGTAAGTAATCCAAAATTTATAAAATTGGATTTCTCATGGGAAGATGGCATAGAAGCATATAGAGCATTAGCAGAAAGATATCTTATTACTGTTATAGAGAATGGAAGTGTTGTATCAAATCCAATTACAGTCATATATGGCATTAATGATCTTGTGATCGAAGAGTTTTTGGTAGGAAATATTTGTACTTACGTAAAACCACAGACCGATTATATATTAAAAATACAGGCAATAGACGAAAATGGCAACACCAACAACGGGTCAGTGATTAGAATATTCACTGGTATAGTAGTAGCACCGTCTGCCCCTCATTCAATTACTTCTGAATTGACTGAGAATGGTTTATTATTTTTGTGGAAAAACACCAGCAGTTCTTTTGAATACAATACAGTTACTCTCGATGACGAAGATTTGAGTACATTTGTTACAACAACTCAAATTAATGAATTTAATAACGGAAGAGCAAAAAGCTATGTATATCCTTTCGCCAGTTTACTCCCCGACCACAAATATACCATAAAATTGAAAGCAGTAGATGCTTATGGAAATGAGAGTGAGGAGTCTATTCATGAGCATACCATTCTTCCATTGGATTATACAACTTCTGGAGGATCATCTCCTAGTTCCAGTAGGCCACCAGCCATAAATAAATTGTTTGCTTTTGGCGGGGACCGTTCTATTTTATTGATTTGGTCAGAAGTCATAAACTATACACCTGATTTCTATCGTATTTGGCGTACACCCTATAGGGTTGCTCCTCCTTATGACCCAGCCGATTTCACGTTGGTATCTACTGTCCCTGGAACTGTATTCTCTTATGTCGATTATGGATTAACAAACGACACAAGATATATCTATATGATCACTACGGTAGATATGTTTGGAAACGAATCATTGAATCCTATAGACGACGAGTATACCTACCATACATCTTTTCACGCTTTGCCTGTTGATGGAGGGTCTAATGTAACACACCCAATTGCTGTATGGCCGGTTCCGGCTGGTGGGTATGATATCACAATAAGTTGGAATTCTGTTGTCGATGGTGTCGAAGGCGATTTTGATTGTTATGAAATTTATTTTTCGCCATTAAACCTATATTCATGGGAAAAGGTCGGTTCAGTCGATAACGATACTACTGTTTTTATCCATCAAAATGCATTAATTCATGGAGATGGCAATTACAATTATATAGTCAGAGCGGCTAGAGATGAAACTAGAGTGCTTGTGTCTCAGTCCAGTACACCACCAATTAATTCAATTGAATTGGCTAAAATAACTACGACTGCAACGGATATTACAATAGAAGATACAGCAAGAGATTTGGGCGGATTAGAAGACTTCATTGGGGAAAGAATTGAGGCTCTGCTTGATGACCACAAGCACGTTTGGACACCTTCATACGATAGACGTATTGATTTAAATTCAAACGTTATTATTACTGATTGGGTTACAAACGATCAAAAGACGTATGCGACAGCAGACTTTATTGTTGGCACTTTTATGGATGGAAACGTAATTACTGTTTTAGAGCCTCTTTTTTATGTGGTTAAAGTTGATGATGCAATAACTGATATACCATTTGTTGTCGATCCTTTGCTGAAAAGAATCAGGTTTAGTAGTGCAACCGGGTCTGATGACATATCAGTAGAATGCGTAGGGATTAATGAAACGTCTGGGATATTACCAGATGAACGCATGGGGACATTGAGCGCAACGGTTTCAGGTTCGGGCAGAGTAAATGAGGCAGTATTGCCAGATATTCCGCATACTGGCAGAAATAAAGAAAATTTATTGCCGTTGCAATTACCTATGACTAGCGACAACGGATATACATATAAAATATATCAAAATGAAAATTCTGATGTACATCAAGACATAGGTGGTTCTACTTCTTTCTATGATTTCATAAGAGCGAGTGACGGAAGTTTAATTGCGGCTACTAGTCGCGGCATATTGATAAGTGACAATGAAGGATCAACATGGAGCGTTTTGTATGAAACCTATGCCCCTCCGCATACTTTCTACAAAGCAACAGAAGCTGGAAGATTCTTAGCTATTGCTAATGGTGCCGTGTATATCAGTACAGATGGACTGGGATGGGCTTCTACAAGCGGGTTGTCTAATACGGCAATCGTAAGAGATGCTATCGAAGACGGCGTGAGCATTTATGTAAGTACGGATTTAGGAGTCTACATACTAGAAGAAGACTCTCTTGGGGATTTGCTGGTATGGCAGCAAACGAGTTTGTATAGTGGTAAAAGTACAGATACATATGCTATGTACTATGATTCCGTAGAAGACAGAGTTGTAGTTAGCAGTGAGATTGGATTGTTTGAAACCTTTGATGGCGGCGTAACTTGGTCGTATACCGACGAGTTGGAAGAGATGACTCCTGTGTGGAGATTTTTACAACAGAACAACTATGTATTTGCTATTACAAATGATAATGTTTGGCGTAAACATCAAACATCATCACAATTTACGGAAATAGCGTCTATTGACGCAGATGTAGTGAGAGACGCTGTAATCTTTTTGAATAGATTTGTTATTGCGACAGATGAAGGGGCTATGGCTTCGTCAGAAACAGCCAATATTTTTAATGACACGGGTATAAGTTTTGTAACAGATATTTTCCATTCAATTAAATTCCCTTTAAAAATCACACCAATTTCACTTTTGTCTGTAACTAATTCCCTATTGTATCTTGGTACTGATCAAAATCTATTTTACACAAGTGATTTGGATATTTTTCATCGTCGTTATAGAGAAACGACTGGAATTATACCAACTGTGTATGTCGATGAGATCGAGCAAATTATTGGATACTATTACAGCACAGACAATGATCTTGTCTATTTTGACAGAAAAATGGAAGAGACATCTACAATAACTGTTGCCAACCAGTATTCCAATTTTAGAGCGGAGAACGAAGGATGGATTGATGAATACTACAATTCAAATGTAGATATATTCGATGTGACTGGTTCAATAGTAACCTTGGTTAATGGGTCAGTGCCGTTGGGTCCGTTGGAACTGGTAGAGTTTGATATTTTTTCACCAGAGACATCAAATGCGGACATCGCAAATGAATTCATTGATGAGTATGATGCACTGTTGTTACATTTGAGAAACGTTGTTGGCGGCGCTGAATCTCTTGCTACAGGAGAAACGCTTAGAAGCATTGTGTATGATCTGGTCGATTTGTATTACAAAGTATATTCTCAGCATTTCGGAGAGATAAGATATGGCTCATTGGTAACTATTGATGGAAATGACTACATAATCTTTGGAAATCAAATGATTTTGTCGGCGAATGCGTCTGCTCTGTTGGCTAATTATGTTATGGTAGAAAATATTCCAGAGTTTAATTTCTCTTCCGTATTGAATTCGAATATCAATGCCAATGCTTCTGATGGTGTATTGTCAATTAATAATTCGACATATAACAAATATGATCCGTTGTTCATGAGTGCCAGCGATACCGCTGTGTATAACATAGGCAGCAATACCCATAAGCAGTTAGAAGATGCGTTAGACGCGTTCAACAGCGGGTTGACATTATCTCTTGCTGACGCGGATCACGTAAATACATTGAAAACAGGTCTTTATATTGAAAAAACATTTGATGGGGCTTCTGAAGACGATGATTTTGTGTTTAACAGTCAGTACGTGATACCAAGAAATAAGACTTGGTATGATGTCTTAAATTCTACTGTAGATTATACAGAAGAAGTAGCATGTGCCAACTCGGATGGATATGTAGGTTATCCAACGGCGGTTCTGTATGTCGAATCTTCTAATGATGTTTTTGTTGGAGACTATAGAGGTCTTATGAGAATCGATGTTGATACTTTTGAAATGGCAGTAGTCACATTTAATGACACAGGCAATGAAGAATATGTAAGAGATTTGTTATTGCAAGACGGTACAATATATTTACTGACTGATCATTTTCTATATACAAGTGTTGATTTCGGATACACATGGTCTATAGGTGACACTCTTGGTCTTAGCGGTGACTATAGAAAGATATTCCATTACAACAGTCATTTCGTTTTGGCAACTACTGATGGAATATATCGTAAATATGAAACGATAGAGCGTTGGGAACAAGTCGCTGATGTTGGCAATGTAAGACAGTTCTCTGAAGCTAACGGTATTATCGCATTAACAGAAAACAATAAGATATATTATAGTGTCAATGGTGCTGATTGGACAGACCGTGGTAAATTTGAAGATATCGATGTGAGTCAAGTTGGCTTATTGAATACGATTGTGGTGTTGGCGACTGATTCTGGTTTGAGACATGACTCTGGCACCATTTATGGTTTAGAACTGGCTTCCACTTTAATTGACCTGGAAGGAAATACAGAAATTTCAGCAGCATTGAAAATAAATGATTTATCTGTCGATAATATAAGAAATGAAATTGTGTCTGGAAGTGGGGATGGAGAATATTATATTTGGCAATCTGATGCTAATACCGTTTTATCAGATAGTTCTGGCATGGACGCAATACATAGAGTGTTAAGCGTTGGAAATGATTATTGGTTATTTGGAAATGGTATGGTACGAGCGTTGTCTCAACCATACCCGATTACAATAGGAATTGGAATTCCATTCTAAGGAGAAATAATGTTAGAAGCACTTGTATCATGGCGACATAATGGGGAGACAGCATTGAAGCGAAGCGGTGATATACTTATTATGGCTTTGACTGGTCATCCGTGGGGTAAAATGGATAAAAAATTCCATTCTATAGTTGAGTTTGACGACCCAGAACTCGAAGCCAAATTGCGTGAAAAAACTTCGCCGAATCCAGTTATTTCTTTACCGTACTGTGAGTTCAACCCGTCTGTTGGCGACGAAGAACCTGTAATGAAAGTCCGTTCGACGTTTAGAGCCAATAAGGATAATTTTTCAGCTAAAATATTAGACCCTACAGTTGAAGTCAATGAGATATCAAGAACAAAAACTGATAAATCTTTAAGTAAGAGTATCATGTTGAAAGATGCTGTGGTAATTGGGGAATTAGGGAGGAGTAGATAATGGCCGCAACGATTTCAACAGTTGGTCCTGGCAAAGATTTTGCCACGTTGCAAGCGTGGGAAGACTGGGCAGATGGTCAAATTTCGAAACAGCAGTATGCTGAATGCTATAGTGGTGCTGATTTGGGAGAAGTGTATATCAATGGGTGGGGAGGGGGACACGTAGAAGATGATACTCCGTGGATTTATGCAGCCATAGGCGAAGAACATGATGGGAACCCGAACAACACAACACAGGGGGCTAGAATAGAGGCTAGTGGAGTTACCCACTATGCAATTAGAGCCTGGCCGTATGTTCACTGGTTGCGAATCGAGCGAATGCGGATAAACGCCGACTGCACCGATGGCGGAATCGTCGCGATCGATCTCATTCTGTGCAACGACACGCTGACGGATGGCAACCTTATCGCCATTACGAACGCTGGAGCGAATTATAATACTAGTATATACCAAAATCCATACAATGATGGTGGATTGATTTGTCGCAATAATATCGTTGTGATGGACGAGACTGGTACAAGTATAAATCAAATTGGGATTAAAGCTTATCCGACTGCGAGCGTCGCTTTCGGAACCGCCAATATGACAACGACTGTATATAATAATACAGTTATCGGAATACCAACCGCAACTTCACACGCCGATGGAATCCGTATGGACAGTTATTCATTTGCAGACACGACATTGAACGTAACCCATACGTTACGAAATAACCTTGTTGTTGAGCAGACAGTTGGAGCGGCAGGAAAGACGTATCAGCCTGGCGGGGCTGGTCCTGGCATACGAAATATAACTTATGATGTCCAGTATTGTCTTTCAACCGACACGTACGCCGATACGTGGGGCGGAACTGGTAATATTGTTGATGCTACACCGTCAGAAACAATTGCCGATATCGTAAATCTTACAGATATTGGGCTTGCTGTCGGATCGTCTGGTGCAGAATCTGGTATAGATTTATCATCTGATTTTATGACTGATGCATTAAACAAGATTCGCATGGGAGATTGGAGCATGGGGGCATTGGATTATCAAACCGATCCATCTGGTATTTATGGAATTGTCAATAAAATACCAGTTCAACGCGACCCGGAAAGATGGCTGGTTGGTCGTAAAATGGAATTGAGTACAGGGGCATGCACTCCAGAATATAGCCAGTATAGTCTTGGATCGCCGTATTCTAAAATACATATTAGATTTCTATTAGACCCAGATAATTTCGCATCCGGTTCTTCTGATACAACATCTAAAGATGTTATGCTCGTTACTGGGCTGGATAATGACGGACTTGAAAGGTTCTACATTACATATAATTCATCAGGTAGAATTTATTTGATATACACTGATGCTGATGGCAATTATGCTACGATATTTGCAGATATGAATATATCTGCGAGAAGAGCTTTAGAAATTAAGATTTCTACAACAGCATGTGCTATCTATGTCGATGGCACGCGAGAAGCAAATGTTAGTGGAGCTTTTGCCGATTTGTCAATAAAATTTGTGAGAATGGGATCAATTAGAAAATGTTTTTCGGCAAAAAATACAATTTATTTAAATGGATTCGTTATTGATCTCAACGGAATAGGCGTAACGCCTTTTGCAACATAAGGAAAATAAATGGCAGATAAAGTATTATTAGCTCAGGTATTTAATGTATATGGCTCTTTCACTCCGACAAAAGCTTCGGCCTACTTGAGAGTAATCGGAGATGTTATTGGTGAAAGCTATTTCGATATTACTGATGACGCATGTATCGATGCGTTAAACTTTTCTGTTCTTACACAATCAACTAATAAATTGATTGTTGATAACCGTGATCCTGCTTTTACTGGCTCAGGTTTTCTCTCAACATTGGAATTTGTACCAACGCAATCTTATTCGTCAGTAGACTACCCAATAACAACTACAATAACAGATACATATAGGATTTGGATAAGAGTACAGAAATTGACTGGGAATTTTTTGGCGAGAGTATATATCAATGGGACACAAGAAGGTAAGATAGAGGCAGCAGGACCGACTGGAACAGATTGGTTGTGGTTGTCTTGTGATATAGAAATTTCTAAAACTAGAGATCACATTATGAGTATTGTTATGCAAGAAGACAATAATACTCTAGATAAAATATACATTACATCTGATCTAACTGCCACTCCTACTGGTACAGGTCCAGTTTTGACAACTGCACCATATATTACAGTAAATTCTATGCTATATACCGTTGACTCTAGCGGTAGACCCGATTATCCATTATTTATTAATGATTATAAGACGACAAGGGGAGAATTAAGAACAGACGATTGGTATAATTTCGATTTGAATTTAATAGACGATTCTTTAGCGAGTGTCTCATTTAATGATAGATACGCATTGGTTTTGGTCACAAGTGGCTCAAATGACGACCAATATATCCTATGGGAATTGGGGGATATAGACGAATATCTCTGTGGACCATCTGCATTTAAGGTTTTGGGCTAAAGGTTAAGTGGGTATTTTATCGAAAATAAGTATAGATATTCCAAGGAAATACGTCTATGCAGCTTTGTATCTATAATCTTGAACTAGGTTCTTGGGAAGTTGTCAATTATACTGATTGGCTTTCCCTTTCTAATTTAGAATGCGCTGACACGATAGCTAGCTCTATGCCTTTTTATGGATATTACCATGTCTTTCACGGCACTACAGACACGACAAAAGACGTATGGCATATACGTGATGATAAAAGCCACGCATTGCGTGTCTATGAGGATTTCCAATCCTTAGATGCTTATGGCGAAAAAATTATTATTCCCCCTGCTGATGAACGTTGTCTTAATGTTAATGTTTTTACGCCAGATTATGAAGATATAAGGAATACAGAAACCGTTGCTGATGAGCTTGGCGGTGAAGACATTACGTTGAAATTAGATGACAAAATTATTAATATGATTTTTGACACCAGCGGCAGCATGGGATGGAATGATCACGAAGGAAGTCGTTACGATTTGGGTGAACGAGTGATCAATAAACTGAGTTCTGTTTATCCTGGCAATATCAATTATAGCATTTTCAGATTTGGTGGTCAACCATTCAATCTGATTTTCGGCGGGGTGGCAGAAGCAGATTTCCCAGCAACCGATTTGTCTTGTGCTGCTGATATATGCGGAGATAGTTCTAGCCGTTTTTATGGCATACGAGTTGTGCGTAAAGAATTTTCATATCCATCAACTCCAATTGATGGTGATATTTTATTCGATGGTATAGCCGATAGTTTCCTAGACACCGGTTTAGAGTTGGAAACTACATATTATTATTCTTTATTCACATTTGACAAAGAAGGCAATTTCAGCGACGGCATTCCATTGAAATATACGACAAATGGGGACACCGTTCCTGCTGGTCTGTCATTGGCTAGCGGTAATGCCTTGGTCGGAAGTGGAGTCATTATTGATGGTAATGTTCCTAACGTATGGCATTTCGATGAAGGATATGAAAACAATGCATATGATTTCAATGCCTCTACAGATTTGTCATTATTCAATCATCAGTGGTTGAATAAAGCTGATGTACCATCCGGAACTGCTGGGGTTAGATTCAATGGAACAACCACAAGAGCGTCTTCGGCGTTAACAAGAGATGCTGTATTCACTCGTGATTTTACTGTTATGGCGTGGATTAAGCCATATACGTTTGATGGTAAAAAGCCAATCGTATATAGACAAGATAATGCAACAAATGGTTGGGCTGTAGAAATACAAAATGGCACAGGAAGAATACAGTTTGTTCTTCAGGGAGCGACAGTTGGTACATCGAGTTTCGCAGTAGATTTACATGAGTGGAATCACATCGCGGTTGTAGTTGATGGTGTCGGTGATGGAACGTTTTATATCAATGGAATTAGCGCTGGTGAGTTTTCAATATCCAGTGCCAATATAGACACTAATATGTTTATAGATGTCGGATACGACAGAATAGGCGATAGGTATTTCTTTGGGGAAATTACGGAAATAAGTATTCATGACGTAGCCAGAAGCGTTTCATATATTGCTCAATATTCTTCTCCTGCTTCATTTGATAATTATAGGGATAATGGAGATAGATTAGTATTAATAAAGGGGAATGTCCCTGATACATTTGACTACGACACTGTGGAAATTCTTGGTAGAGTGTTTAGGGCACCAGCTAACGAGGATGATGGAACTCTGATATATACTGGGGTTGCTGATACTGGTGAATTCTACGCCACTTATCGAGAAAACTTTGTTGCTGGTTCTACATATTATTGTCGAGTGTTTACAAAAAACAGTTCTGATATATATAGCCACATCTATGACTCACAAAAGATAGATATTAGCATACCAATAATTTCTCAAGAGAACAGACAACTATTGGGACTTGTTGGAGATACCGCTGCTATCGATTTGCCTTCTCCTACTATCAGTAGTGTTTTGGAAGACAACGGCAAAATATATATTGGATGGGACATTGACGAATTGCTTGCTAATCCAGATATCATTATTGTTAGAATTTATGTTTCGACAAATGGTTATCCAATTGTGGGGGATATTTGCACTAACGGCGAATTGGTTTTTGAGGGTGATCCATCTGAAGGGTATTTTGTTCATCGTGATTTAATAGTCGGTGAGGATTATTACTATACAGTAATCGCTATAGATAGATATGGCAATTTTTCAGAAGTAGCAAATACAAAGGCATCTCCAAATGGTGCTGATTCTCCGACAAGTTTACCTTTGATAAGTATCGATAGCGTTTCATATGAAATAAAAGATGAAAATAGCGTTAAGATTTTCTGGAATGACGTATTGCCATCGAGGGATGTGCAAACATTTTTCGATACCAGATTGGCTCTATTCGCAAAATTGGTTGACCAATATGGAGAAATAATCACAGAGCGTGATGACGTTAATGTGTCATTGGTAGTCTCTGGTACTACGACAATGGCACCAGACGCGGCACCAGACGTATTCTTGGGCGAGACAACCGTTGAAGATGTAAGCGTAGATGGTTTATATAAGTATGCAATAGAAAAACTGTCTAGCGGAATTACTAAAGGTCTTTTGTATCTTGACCCCGCTGATAGCACTATACTTAAAAACGTAGAATCGGTTAATCTGACAGTCCGTTTTAAAGTGTCAATTGCTGATCCCGAAAATACTTCTGAGAATCTGTTTGAATACACATCTTCTCCTGTCTACGCCAGATTTGCTAATCCTCTTAGGTTTGAATTTGTTAATCGTGATCATAAAGTGGTTACGAAAAGATGTGCTACACAATTGGCTCAATTGAATTCTCAATTTACTAGTGAATCTATAAAATATCATGGGGCGTATTTAAATGCATCCGAACCATTTACATTGAGAGCGTATTTAGATTTCAGAAACAGGCAATTAGATGTTTCTAGCACAGTTTCTATAGCCATACATGATGCTACTAAAGATTTATGTGATAAATCTACTTCTCCTGTTGATGCAGGCGTTAGTGATACGATAGTTCTTGTCGGCAGTGAATTTCTTGTCCAGCAGGCCGTAGAAAATGTTTTGGATATTAATGGAAATCCAATAGGGATTAAAAAGGCAGTTTCTTTCATCGATATACCAATTAATATGCCAAAAACACCGCAATCAGTGTATGTCTACGTAAAATTCTTTTTCGAAGGATATGGATATGTAAAAAGATTTTTTGCGGTCTTTGAAAGTCCTCTGCAAATCGAAGTTGCTCCAAGAGTCCCTATAGCAGATGGAATAAACCAAGCAGAACAATATGCGGTAACATATTTGATTGATGGCGACGATCCGCAAGATGCATCTAGTAGGACATATTTAAATGACATATGGATGCAATGGACATTAGAACCATTGCAATCTAATACTCCTCGAAAGGCTCTCAGCTATACAGGTGACCCCGCATACGATTATGCAACGAACTTGAACGAGGCTTACTCTTATGTGACCACTGGTGGCTCGACAAAGAATGTATTAATTGGACCAGTGCAAAGTGTGAGCATTGTAGACGCGGATAGCAACGGCAATCCTACTTTTGAATCCCATCGTTTGACAGCAAGTTGTGCATATTCTGGATATACAGCTTCTGAATCATATAATTTAGAATTCTTCCCAATAGGGTTTGAAGAACCTGTACCTGTTTCTGAGTTGACATCAGATAACGACAGTACAATTACATTCACGCCATCTGATTTGTATGCGGCTGTTACTGCCGCCGTTGGATCAGTTCCAGGTTCTCCGAAATGGAATAATAGTTTAGATTTGAATGGCGACGGTATAATTGATGAAAGAGATCAATCGTTGGCTCTACAATTTATGACAGAAACAACTGATATACAGTTGTCTCAGCAATTTGCTCCTGGTACATCTGGTTCATATATGTTAATGGAGTTGCCAAACTACAAACAGGAGTTTTGGACGGATGGGCGTAGCTATGCGAAAATGACTGTTAGCCATGACCCCGCTAATTCTACTACAAAATATTCTGATGCTTTTAGGGGGTGTGTTGCTGCTGTGCAAAAAGATTTAGTAGAATTAAGCCCAGGGCAATCCACACTTATCTATACGAATGATTCTGAAATAGAAATAATTTGGGGAGACGTTATAGAATACGTTGATCCGTATGTCGGCGATTGGGTATTGGATACCACGAATGCATTTATTGCTACTGGTTATGCATTTATTAATTTGTCTGATGGTAATGATACAGAAGTATTCTTCAGAGTAAATAGAAAACAAGAGAACAAACCAGTCGGTTTTGAAAAAGCATACAATAGCATATGTGAAGATTTCTTGGGCATTTCTTCCTTACTGCAATATGAGAAAGAAGTGACTGTGACCGGTTCTACTGTTGCTCTGTTTGACGACAATAACATAACTTCTACGATATCTTTACGAGGCGGTGGTACGATTAATAGCGGCATAATTCCAACGATGTTAATACCGAAAGAGCCTTTGCAGATTAGAGTCGCTGACAGACAGGCTGATAATGTAAGCACAGAAGCTTTTGTTATAGATGGTCTAACCAGTAATGAAATAGTATTAGACGTTTCTTTTGCTGGTCGCTCAGTTCCTGATGGAACTAAGGTTAGTGTAAATATAGTAAACAAATATGAAGATATAATTACTACTGCTGATTCTGAAGTAGAAACATTAATTTACACTGACCCTCTTATCGATCCTGATAACGCGAGAAGTTATGCCACTGTTACTATTAGGCCGATTGAGCCTGGCAGAACATTCGAATCTCAAATATTTATGACAGTGAAGTACGACTTCTCAGGAGAAGTTAAGAGAAGTGAAACTCTGTGTGTTACCGTATCAAACGATGCGGAGAAGTCATTGCCAGATAGTAGCGTAACTACAATTAATACTATTTTTAGTAAACGATTGGAAAGATGCGATTTGGCTCCTCCTCCTGATGAAGTGGTTTGGACAAGTAGGTTAGATATGAATCATCCTCGTGGGCATCTCGTTACTGAAGTTGTCGGTACAAAGTTGTATGCGATAGGAGGTATTGATGGCAGCGAAATTTCTGGTGTTGTAGAAAGATACAATCATACGACTAACGAATGGAAAGATAAATCCGTTATGCCAACAAAACGCATGATGTCGATGTCTGTTCAGAGTGGTGGAGAAATTTATGTGGTGGGTGGAATAGGGTTCGATTTTACAGATAACAAGGTTGTAGTGTCTAATGCCGTAGAGAGATACGATCCGACAACTGATTCGTGGGAGCATCTTGCCGATATGCCAGATATCAATTTGGGTGGGCCAGATAACGTATCTTATGGTGTCGCAGGCGGCACAGCACAGTTGATTGATAATAAAATATACATACTAAGTGGGGTAAGAGAGATTTCAAGCGATGGCACTGTTGTTGATTATAATGATAGAATTTTAGCATATGATATTGGTACAGATTTGTGGTGGTATTCTGACGCGATAACTTCTAGTGATCTAGATAATTATTTTAGAGTTTTTCCTACGAGCTTTAGAGACGGTTTCAATATCCAAGTTATGGGTGGGACATATCAAGATTCAGTTACCAATGAATATATTGCCAATACTTATTCTTATGATGTCCTGGGCGGTGTATTGTCTCATTCCGAATGGAAGTTGGATATACTTCCAGATTTTAGAAACAAGGCCACCTGTGTATCTAATGGAGATTTACATTATATCATAGGGGGAATTGATTCTGTTAACAATATAGTAAAAACATGTGAAGAAATTTCTCATATTGGCGGTCCTGATCCTGATTATTTAAAACAATATATGACTGATATCCCAAAAGGGAGAAATGGTGTTGCCGCAGCAGTCATCAGAGACTTGGGAGTCGATTATTTATATATTGTTGGCGGGATAGAAAGCGGTAAAGGAAATAATTTCCTACAAGTATTTGTTGATATATTCGATCATGATATGTTTTTAAACCATGAGCAATCAATTGGAATAAAAATACGTTTATTAGATGATAGTGGCGAAATTCCTTCAGGAAATATAACACTATTATTAGATGGGTATCTGCAATTTTCTGACATAGAAACAGGAAAAGATTTCGTTGTCGAAGATGAGTTGGTGGCCAATAGAGTTGTCTTTGATCCTCAAGAAGTCACGGTGTCTGATGGTGTCGGATATGCTAGATTAATTTCTAGACATGATGATTACATCGCCAAGCTGTTAGAAAATGTATCTTTTACTATGGGCGAACAGTCTTTAAGATACAAGATTATTGTACAGGGAACTGTAACTCATGGAACTTATTACGGTCAGAATTTCGTTTACAACACAGCGGATCGTGATCAAGTCGTTATTGTGGACGATTCTAATTGCGTGCCTGGGGCTTCTAATCTAGAAATAGATTCGTTAGCCACCGACAATGAATCTGCATTTGATCTTTTGTCTAATCCTTTGGCTCAACAAGAACCACAAGTTGTTAATTGCTATTCTGATATAGCTTGGATTCCTATTATTGAAAATATGACACCTAATGGTATCGTTAGCGCTTCTTCCGCTAAAAATGTTATAGATACATTGAGGCTGTACGATGATATCGGCGGCTCTCCGTTCTACGATGCTCTTGTCGATAGTTCTAAATTCCTCATGGATAATGAATCATATATAGGGACTGAAAAAATGATTTATGCGTTTACGGACAAAGAACCTAATTGCTCTATCAATTCATTAGATGAGGCAGCGATTGAGGTTAATGCTATTGATCGCGTGTACGAGGTACCAGTTGTGATAGCTAACCTGGCACTTGGAACAGGTGCCGTAATTCCTAGTTTATTCAGAAAAACAGATTTCCCACTATTCAATCTGTTGACAAATAAAACTGATTCTCAAGGGGTTACTATTTCTTCGAACGATATAAACGTTATTAACGACGCTGTGTTTATGTTGACTGGTGCCGCTAAAGGCTCTTTGGGCTTTGGAGAATCAACGTTTGTTTTCGACTTTGGAGAATCTGTGATTCTACAGAGTGCCGCTGTCAACTATCAATTGTTCACTAATACTAATGGGAGATGGCGTATGTCTGTTAGCGTAGACGGATATAACTACTCAGATTATAGTATATTCTTTAAACCTAATAATGTATCATTCTTTAATTCACCGTGTAGGTATGTCAGATTCGATATGGAGTTGTATAGCGGTTTGAGCATAGGGAATGAAGAACCTTATGAAGACATACCAACTGGTGGAGTGCCTACAATTCGTGATATAGATATATGTTATAAGCCGCAGCAAATAGAGTACATATATGCCGATGCTGTTGATGGGGAGAAAATAGACCAATTGGTTATTGCCACTAATTCCAACAGCACACATGACGATGCTCAGGTGATTTACGGCGGTGTTTCTTCAACTGAATGGAGTCACAACTGGGATGATTTCCAAAGTGGTGCCCAGCCTGCCGTAGAAGATAGCGGTAGGATTGTGGTCCCAACAAGAAGAGGAACGGCTGCTGGCGAGAGAATAGAACCACTCGAAAATACAGATGGTTATTTGTTCAAAGCACCGAATGGAAGATGGGGTTCAGAGTCTACGGTTACTGTGTACGTGGTTTCTGGAGGTTTACAAGTGACTGTGAATAGTTCTAAATACAAAACAATTCCTAGAGATGGTGTTGTGATATTTAATGAAAATCGCAATAGCGAAGGACAGCACTATATCAATATATTGAAGAAGGATTCATATCGTCTTGGTTTGCAACTGGTCAATAACGAAGAAGATAATTTAGAATTATATGGCGTAGCTAGAATGCACAACGAAGAGCCAGATTAAAATAGACGGTGACGATCAATCACGATATTATTTCTCACATGAAACCTAAAGCTTTAGCAGTAAAACTAAGCCAAAAAATGACATCTTTGGATTTGGTGGTTTTGTCACACAATGGTTTAGAAGTTACTAAACATTTTCTAGATTTATTGTATCAAAATACCAAGGTGGACGATTGGCACTTGGTTATGATAGATAATGGTTCTACTGATGGAACGCCAGAATATTTGAAAAAAGAGGCTAATTCACGAAAAAATATGTCGTTATTTTTAGTGGATCAAAACACTGGTGTCATTGGCGGAAGAAATCTTGGATATGAAATTGTTTCAAAGACACTTCCTCGTGACATTAAAAAACACATTATATTTTTAGATAATGATCAATATGTACAACCCGGTTGGTTGTCAGACCATATTAATTTTTTGGACAAAGGTTATGATTTGGTCGGTGTGGAAGCGTGGCAATTAAACGGAAGATTTATTCCCGTAAGACATATAGAACATATCAAAGAGCATTTTTCATATGTTGGATGTGGTGGAATGCTCATTAAGAGAGAAGTGACCGATAAAATTGGCATGTTTGATGAGAGATTTAACCCATGTTATTTTGAAGACCCAGATTTCAATTTTAAAGCTTATAAAGAAGGGTTTAAAATAGGTTGGAATTATAATGCAAAAATAATTCATATGCCACATCAAACATTGGGGAAGTTAGATCAAAAAGAAAAGCATCAACGTTTTGTTAACAGCTTAATGAAGATGAGAGAGAAGTGGAAGGGATTTACTCCTCCAAGGTTATATCAAAATGAATAAAAAGAAATTAGTTATTGCCTGCAATCATTCATTCCCCCATATGGGAGGAGCAGAAAAAGTAATTCAACAAATCGCTGAATATATGGACGAAAAAGGTTGGGAGGTTTTTATACTTGGTAAGAGCATCAAGTCTGCTTTGGTTCACAATTTTGTTAAAATCCAAAATTGCGGTAGCACTCCATCCGAGTTCTTCCATAAATTATCTGTTATAAAACCTGACCATCTATTAGTTTATAGCGATTATTTTGTTTTTTGGACTCATATTTTAGATCGAGTAGAATCATTGGATTATAAAGTTACATTGATACCTGTCGGAATGAATGCTATGTTGGCCAGACCAGAATTGTTGTATAAATTACGTTCTAATAAAGATAAAATTAGTGTGGTTACACATTCCGATAATTATCAGGACTATTCTACTTGTAAGTCATTAAAAATTCCAGTTACCGTAATTCCAAATGGTATTAATTTACATGAACTCAGAAAACGAGATTTCAGTTTTAAAGAGCGATATAATATAAAGACTGAAAAAATGTTGTTGTGCGTTTCTAACTTTTTCCCAGGAAAAGGTCAAGAATATTTATTGCCGATGTTAAACAACTTTGATTCTGAGTTGAAAAAAGATTTTACGATGGTATTTATATGTACCACTGTGAATTTCGCTATTGCTAATATGCTGATGGGACGCACTAAAGCACAACTTTTAAATTGTTCTTTTAATAGCAAAATGTTGGTTGATATTCCTCGTTGGGATGTTGTGCAAGCGTTCCATGAAGCTGATATATTTTTGTTCCCTTCTCAGAAAGAAGTCGCACCGTTGGTTATCCTCGAAGCAATGGCCTCTAAAACACCGTGGGTTTCTCTTGATGTCGGTAGCATTCCCACATTGGCTGGCGGAACTGTTATCACTGGTGCCCCGTGTGATCGAGAGGATAATAAGATGTTTAATAAGAGAATACGTGAAGAATTTTCTCAAGAGATAGAAAAACTATTGCTAGACGGTGACAGAAGAAAATGTCAAGCTGATGCTGGTTATAAAGTAATTATGAACGAATTAAATTGGGATATTATCGGAGAAAAATACTACAAGTTTTTTGAAGGAGAATAAGATGAATCCTTTGGTGTCAGTTGTCACAACCGTATATAATTGCGAAAAATATATAGAAGAATCGATACAATCTATTCTAGACCAAACTTTTGAAGATTTCGAATTTTTTATTATTAATGATGGCTCTACTGATAGAACAGTAGAAAAGATAAGTCAATTTCGTGATCCTAGAATAATTGTTTTGAATCATGATTCCAATAAAAAGATACCTTTTAGAAGAAATGAGGGGATAGATTTAGCTAGAGGGAAATACATTGCGATACATGATGGCGATGATATGAGTTTGCCCCACAGATTGGAAGAAGAAGTTCGTTTTCTAGAAAAGAATGATCATATTTTCTGTTTAGGCAGTCATGCGGTCAAGGTTGATGAAGATAGCTATGAGATTGGTACAATGTTTTATCCTCCACCGCATCACAACGGTATATTGGCCAAATTTATATATGGATATACCAACCCAATGATTGATCCAACAACTATGTTTAGGAAAGAAGATTTTGATCAGTTGGGCGGCTATTCGACTGATGAAAGGGTTTCAACAGTGCCAGATTTTGATTTGTGGGTAAGGGCATTGATATCTGATCGACTGTTTGCTAACTTGATGGTGCCACTGATTAGGTATAGAATGAACCCTGATGGAGTCACTAGTAATAAACGCAAAGAAATGATACGACAGCATATGATTGTAGTTGGTCGTAATATGCGTGCATTAAAGAAAAAGGAAGAAAAATGAGTTCTAAGAAAAAAAGCGTTAAAAAAACAGTATTAGATAAGTATGATGCTAAATCCGGACAGCCTTGGACAGAAAAAGAAATGGCGATGCTCTATGAGTTAAGAGTAGGGCAAGGTCGTCCATTCAGAACCATTTCAACCACTCTTAATAGAACGAGAAAGGCTTGTGAGACGAAGTTCCATAACACCCGGTGGGAATTAAAGTCTTTTTATAACAAAGACAAGTGTAGATTAAGAGAGAACATGAAAAGGGCACTTGTCGAAAAGGTGGCAAACAATTATGACAACAGACTTGAAACAGCATCGTTGGCTACTGAAATATTGGCTGATCGACTAGAAGAGACTGTTAAAGCTATCCCTAATGTGAAGAAAAGAGTATATACACAATCTAGGGCCGCAGCCAGAGCTAAGGCCAAACAAAAGCATTGTCCAGAAGATGTTGGACTTATTATAAGTGATATGCACATCGGCCATCATCACACTTTGGAAGAAACAGGTGGAGTATCAGAATACAATTTTGATATATTTAAAAAGAGAGTTCAATTTATTCAAAAAGCTACCACAGATATCGTAGAATTGCATTCCAAGTTATATGATTTGCCAAATCTACATCTGTTTTGTCCTGGCGATGTTGTCGCTGGCATGAACGCTGCTGGTGCGTGGTCGTCTACATATATCAATATGCCCATTTTAGATCAGGCTGTTGCCGGTGCAGAAGCACTAGCGGATATGATTACATACTGGTTGGGTATGTTTGATGACATATATTTCTATGGTGTTATGGGAAATCATGGTCGTGGAGCGCCTAAAGGCACTGAAAAAGAATATGTAAACTGGGACTATCTTTGCTACAAGTTTTTGGAATCTAGATTCAAAGACAATCCCCGCGTTCATTTCGTAGTTCCAAAGACATGGTGGATTTTTACTGAAATCCGCAATCATAAGTTCTTGATGTTGCATGGCGATGATATCAGAGGAAGTTCTAAAGCCAAGGCATTTGAAGCATGCACAGAGAGAATGTCAAGTATAATTAAGAAAATACCCGATTATACAATTGCTGGTCATTTCCATTCCGCTGCTGAATTTTCTACTAATTTTGGTAGAATACTGTTGAATGGTTCTTTTGTCGGATCAGACATATACAGTCTGAAAGCCCTTGTGAGGGCCACTAGGCCAGAACAGAAGCTTTTTGGTATTCATGACAAAATGGGCATTACATGGACTTATAACTTAGATTTGTCCATTGCTCGTTAAGAATTCAAGGATTTTTCTGTTAATATTTGAATTAATAATTGGAGTGGAATTATGCTTGAATTTCCAAAGTGGTTTGATAATGTAATGCATATGTTGGATTGCCCGCATTGTCATAAAGACTTGAAAAAACCACATATTATGGCGGAAGGCATTAGAAAGAGTTTGGCTTCTAAAGGTGAAACTGCTTTTTTCATTGAATATAAATGTCCTGACTGTAATAGTGTAACTACAATGGAATTAACTCCAATGACGTTATCAGATTTTGTCATGGAAATGCTTGACAAATTTACTGATGACGATTATAAGGAAGAAGATTCCGAAAATAAAAAAGCTACAAAAAAGAAGAAAACTCGTAGATCGAAAATAACTGTTAAAGAAATCGCAGAAGCCAAAAAAATATTCAATGGTTGTGAAACATGGGATGAAATGATGGAAGCAGTTGGTATCACAGAAGAACAAAAACAGGAATGGTATGACGAATATGAAAAACAAGAGAAAGATAATAAATAATGTTTAAAGTCAGTGATTTTAAATTACCAACAGCATTTATAAAAAAAGCGTGTTATTCTTCACATTGTGTATTTGTCGATTTGCCAGTTGTTTTTGAGTATGCTGATGAAAACCATCGTCATCCTATGTATCATAATGGCGAATTGTATATAGGTGAAACAGAATTGCTTGGGGATACTTTGTCGCGTATTATAACTGCATATCTGTTAAACTTTAAAGAAATTACAGGTGAGAATATTCCATGCTGTGAAGATTTAATGCAAAGAACCATTATATATGTAAATAACTTTTTTAGGTTTTTGTGCTTTTATCAGGACTCATTCAGTGAGGCTAAGGACGATGCCGCGAATGCTTTGCGATTGTATCAGAAACCTTTTGTGTGGTTGATAATGAAAGATATTCTAGCACCGGCATTTGATGAAATTGTCGCTAAAAACTGCAAGATAGTCGAAGGGCACTCTAACTGTGTAGACGCGGCGTTGTTTGTAAGCGAAGAAGAGTACAGTCGTTACGATGACTCTGCTGGCGTTTTAGATGAGCCGTTTGTCTTTGTGAATACAGACATAGAATACGAGCCTTATTCTGCCGCTCACTTGCTTGTAGAGGCGATTAAGTGTGAAGGTGAATGTCCTGTTAGTATAATGGAAAAAGTATTTACATCGTCTTTGTATGACAAGTTGGTTGGGTTGACTAAATTGGCATTTAAATCCGATAAAGAAGTAAATGATTTTTTCTTGTGTTTGATGACGATATGCGGTTTTGATAATCAGTCGCATTTATTTATCCAAGAGGCTGTTGACGAACATGTTAAAACTGCACAAGCCACTGGTCAGCATGGCGGAAATCAGTATCAAGATATTAGTGATACATGGTGGTTCTTAGGTCTTATAGAGAAGATGTTAGAACCAGCCAGAGGGCCAGATTGGAGTACACATAAGAGACTGCAACCGTTTTTGGAAAAGTTGTGGAATAAAATCAATAAGGAACGTAAAAAACGAGGACGAGATGGGCTTACTTATGAGGCTTTATTGAGAATCAAAGATGGTGAAATTGATCCTGATAAGGTATTTATCTTAGAAAGAGAATTAGATTCTAATAGAACGTGGTAAAGAAAGAGCAAGGAGATTTTAATGGAAAATATGGAAAAAATTGAAGAGATCGAAAATGTCGAGACAGTTGAAGAAGAGGCTGCAAGTGAGGTAGAAAAAGAAGTTATCAGAGGAATACCATCTGATAAGGAGACTGTTAGTAAAGATATTGTTGAGAAGATGCTGCGAAGTTTAGGAGCTAAAGTGGCTGGTGCTGTCAACATATTACGTGAAGGTAAAGAAATATACGCGGAGAGAAAGATGGTGGGAATTTATCATAAGATTACTACTTATTTGAAAGAATTAAATTCTGCGGATGAAAATAATAAAGACTAATAATTTCGAAAAGTTGGCTGCTAATTGGGACGATCAACCCAATTTCCATACTCCTAGATATCAAAAGGAGCAAGGGCAATATATGTACTATGCAGGCGGCGATGGGAGTCCTGATGGCGAGGACGAAATCGAAAAACGATGGGGCAAGGATAAGAAGAAAAAGAAAAAACGAAGAAAGAATAAAAAGAAGCATAAGGAGTGATGTTCCCAAATCAACAATTATTAACTCTGGTTGTGACCAATAATAGCACATTCGTAGAAGGTGTTATTAAATCAGAGGTTTACAAGGGTCTTAAAAAAACACTGCGTTTTCAGCCAGAAGATGCGTTTTTTAAAGCTAAACACATCAAAAGCAAAACTAATTGGCAATGGGATGGATTTGTCTACTTAATTTGTCGCAGTAAAGGGTACTGTAAGTGTGAAATCAAAAAAGATGGTGTCCATTTTCCAACAGGACTATACAGTAGAGTTGTAAAGTTCTTTAAAGATAACTCTATTCCATATAACACATTAGACAAGAGACACATGCCAGATAAAGATTTGTCATTAGACATGTCTGGAGAATGTGAATATAGGGACTATCAAGAAAAGTTCGTTAATGCATGTGCGGAGCGAGAAAGAGGTTTGGGACAAGCGTGTACTGGTAGTGGAAAAACTTTTATGGGGGCGAAATTAATTCAGATGCTAGGGGTTGCTCCGTTTATATTCTATGTTCCCTCAATTGATTTATTGAAACAAACAAAAGATGAATTTGAAAGATTCTTATCCAAAAATGGGAAAAAAGCCAAAATAGGTATGATTGGCGACGGTGTTTTTGATCCTCAAGATATTACCATAATGACAATTCAGACTGCTGTTACTGCTTGTGGTCTTGAGTATGTCAAATATGATGAGGAAGACAAGAATAAAAGCGACCACACACTAGATGAGAAGCGTAGAGAAATTCTGGATTTAGTTATGTCGGCTAAAGGTATCATTTGTGATGAATGTATCACCGGAGATTCTATTGTTTTTGTTAAAAAGTATGGATATGTAAAAACGGAAGAGTTAAAAAACTTTATTGGGGAGGAGATACTTAGTTTTAATGGTACTAGTGTTGTGTGGGAAAAGATCACATGTTTTATGGATAAAGGAAAAAGAAATTTAATAGAAATTAAGTTTAATTCCGGAAAAAAAATAAAATGCACAAAAAATCATTTGATAAAAACCAGAAAGGGATGGATTCAAGCGGGAAATTTGAAAAAGAAAGATTTAGTTTTATCTGTTGTAAATGCGGATGCGGAAAAAAGATTGATGTTAGCGGAAGAAGTCCAAGCAAATATCCAAAATACATTCTTGGACACCAGATTAAAAAGAGAAATAAAGATCAGTGGAGAGAAATCTTTAAAAGGCTTAATCAGGACGCTCCACTCTGTCAGTGTGGATGTGGGAAGAAAGTTGCATTGCGATATAAAACTTTGGAATCTTTTATCAAAAACAAAGGTAATAAAAAATATAGAAAATATATTTATGGGCATGATAAAAGACCAAACGAATGGGGACTTGAACTTAATTTACAAGAAAAACAGTCAATTTTTGGGACTCTTCTTGGAGATTCTTCAATGTGCTTTCCAAGTACGAGAAGTAAAAACCCAAGATTGTCATGTAATCATGGATTGGTTCAAAAAAAATGGTCTGAACATAAATCATCGTTTTTACATAGATTGTCTCCATATGGAAGAATATATAAAAACGCTGGGTATGGCGAAGAAAGTATTTCTTTCCATACAAGATGCTTGCCGTGTCTTCATGAAATATATAAATATATGTATGTTAACAACAAAAAGATTGTTAATCAAAAATGGCTTGATGGTATCGGAGAAATTGGATTGGCGTGGTGGATATGCGATGATGGAAGCAATAACAATGGATTGCTTAGATTCCACACAGAAGGATACTCTCTTGAAGAAAATAAACTCATTTCACAGTGGTTTTGCAGAAAATATGGAGATGTTTGTATTAGACCATCTAAGGGAAAATACTATTATATTGAATGTAGAGCAAAAACTACTAGAAAAATATTTGAAATTGTCTCAAAACATATTCCAGGGTGCATGTCTTACAAAATACGATGAAATCGTATCTATTGTAGATATCGATAAAGACAATGTTTACGACATTACAGTAGAAAATACCAATTGTTTTTTTGCCAATGGCTTACTAGTTCATAATTGTCAGCATTGGGCCTCTAAGACGTGCCAGGTGATTTCTGACTATTCTGTGTCGGCTCGTTACAAGTATGGTTTTAGTGCCACTGTTTATCGAGACAAGAATGATGATATCCTTATCGATTCGTGTTTTGGTAAAGTAATTCAAAATATCACTGCTTCTTATCTAATTGATAGGGGGTATTTAGTCCCCCCAACTATTAATTTTGTGCCCATAGGTAAAGGGAATACCAATGGTCGTACATATCAAACAATTTATAAAAATCATATAGTTAATAACACAGAAAGAAATAACTGTATTGCGAATGTGGCTGCTGGTTTTGAAAAACAAGGTATGACTACTCTTATATTGGTTAGACAAATTTCACATGGAAAAATATTAGAAAAATTAATTCCAGATAGTTATTTCATACATGGAACACACTCAAGTAAACAGAGAAAGAAGCATTTAGACCTAATGCGTTCGGAAAAAGCACCAGTTACTATCGCTAGTACGATTTTTGATGAGGGGATAGATTGCAGACCATTAAATGCTTTGATTCTAGCAGGATCAGGAAAAAGTCAGACTAGAGCGTTACAAAGAATTGGCAGAACGCTAAGGCCATATACGGATGAATTCGGTAATAAGAAGCTCTTTTCTACTGTGGTAGACTTTGTGGATAAGTATAAGTACCTACAAAGTCATAGCAAAAAAAGAAGAGAGATATACGAAACAGAGCCAAGATTCACCGTCAAAGAATTGAAGGTATAAATTAAAGTTGTGATGGTGATACACATAAGAGTAAAGTATATTGTAACAGACGAAGTTGAGGAGACGAAACACTGTAAATGATCCAAGAAGATAAAATTGAAGATTTATTGGTTGGTGCTGTTAAAACAGCTAAGAAAAAGACAGCCAGAAAAAGTCCAAAAGAGATTTTGGCAAACAATACGTACACCGTTAAAAACTCTAAAGTAGAGAAAGAAAGCGGTGCCGAATTGGTAGATTTTTCTGAAAGGAAAAGAACATATCAACCTAAATCTGACGACTTGCTTGAATGGAGTAATAGAGATTTCTCTCTATACATTAAAAATAAATATCGAAAAAGATATTCTTCTCATTGGAGTCCATCTATACCGTCTATCACATTGCGACTCAATAATATCAAAGAGGTTATTGATGATTTGGTAGGTTTCTGTGACAACATAACTTTCAAAGACTATATAGATTTCTTTTTCTCTGAATGGGCAGATTATTGGCGTTCAAAGAATAAAGGAAAAGTCTTGTATCTAACTGTTTTTTATGATAAGCAATCGGTAAAAGATTTTGCATCAAAATATGACTATCAATCCAGTGTAAAAAACTATTTGAATGATAATAAGACTGAAGCGGATTCGCCTAAGATGTTATCGCTTTCTAATAAAATGATGGAACAGTCCCATTTGCTTGGGATATCTAATTTGGTTGAAGAATATGGTATCATTTTGTCTGCCAATTGGCTAATATATAAACGTAATTATGACGGCGATGATGTTATAAAACAGATGCATAAAGCATTATTGTCGTTACACAAAAAAAAGATATTGTCAAAAGCTATCGAAGCTACTGAGAAATATTCGCCTTATCCAAGTCGGTTTTTGTTTAAGGACATTAATTCTCTTGGTGTTGATATAGTATGCAATATAGATTGGGTAGATTCACGAGAATGTTTGGATTTTCTAAAGGAGCTACATGGAAAATGAAAAAGTTTGAAAAAAGAGCAACCTTAAATGAGAGTATCAGAAGTCGTCAAGTTCATTTGATCGATGAGCAAGGCAAAGATCACGGTAAAATAACGCGAGAACAAGCCTTGGATTTGGCCGCTACAAGAGAACTTGATTTGTGGCAAGTCAATACAGATGATGTTCCTATCTGCAAATTGGTCGATTATGGTAAAATGATGTACGACAAGGCCAAAAAAGCCAAAGCGAATAAACATCAACATAAGCACGTTTCTGTGAAAGAAATAAGAACTAGATATAAAACTGATACTCATGATTTACAAAGGAAGCATAAAAAGGTAGCAGAGTTCATCAAAGAAGGTCATAAGGTCAATTACCGCATGAAGATAAGAGGTCGTGAACGTCTTATGTGGAAAGAGGCTTTTATCAAATTCAATGAGGCTTTGGAAGATTTTGCAGATATAGCTACTTGGAGTCCTCCAAAAAAGGACGAAGGAAAGAATGCTAATATCGTAGTGGTTTTGAAACCTAAAAAATAGTTTAAATCATGAAAACAGATTTGACACAAGAAGAACATCTCGAACTGTTCGGCAGGATGGCTACAAAGGATTTCAATGCAGAAATCGATGCGTTGTTGCGCATTCGTAGTCCACTTCTGTATGTTACAACTAATGAAGAGAGGCGTTTATTAGATTATTTTAAGCATCTATCCGCAGCTAAAGGATATCGTGTATATTCATGGGATTGTTTTGTGGGACTGATAGATGTTATGACAGGGCAACCAACAGATGATTTTGTTGTGGAAATTCCAACAGGAGAAGAGGATGACGATTCTTCTGGTTATGATATGACAGACCCAACAATGATCTTGCAGTTTTTGCATAGCAGATTTTTGGCGAATCAATCTAATGCTAAAGCTATGAAGTCTTCTGGATGTCGAGGGGAAATTTTTATTCTGTCAGATTACTATTACTACTTTGACCCTTTAGACTATAGGCCAGATGTAGAAAGAGCATTCAAGCAGATTGCACAAATAACTTCTCCTACTACAGTTGTTGTTACTGGGCCTGTCATAACTTTGACTCCCTCTCTAGAAAGTGATTTTGTTGTTTTAGATTTTCCTTATCCTAATGAGGATGAAATAGCTGATGTTCTAGATCGACTTGTCGAATCTGTGTTGAAGCAGGTAAAGGGAACTTCTTCCATCAAAAAAGAGTTAGAGAAGAACAGAGATCAACTGATTCGAGCAGCGGTTGGTTTGACGTTAAAAGAAATAAAAACAGCATTTTCAAAATCTATAGCCCAAGATAATAGATTGGATGTAAAATACGTATTAGAAGAAAAGAAACAGATTATACGAAAAAAGGGCTACCTAGAATACTTTGAACCTAAAGTGACCATTGATGATGTCGGCGGTCTTCAAAATATGATTGATTGGTTTAAGGTCAGAGAAATAGCACTTTCTCCGCAAGCAATAGAATATGGGTTGAAGGTGCCGAGGGGTGTTCTTATTATAGGCATGCCAGGTTGTGTTCTCGAAGATACAAAGATTAAAATAAGGAAAATTTCCAAAGAAGGAAAATTAAAATTATATAAGAAATAATATATAGTTCTTAGTCGGGGAAACCAATTATAGGAGCATATGTTATGGAAAAAGAATTTGCTAGAAATTGTCCTAAATGTAGTAAAATTTTACGGTATAAAAACAAGAAAAATCTTGATAAAGCGAATAAGTTAAATAGACGATGCAGATCATGTGCGTGGAAGAATAATAGCAAAAAGCCAGAAATGATACAAATGTACAAAAAAAGAAGTGAAAAATACAAAGGTTCTGGTAATCCGTTTTATGGACATACACATACAGAAGAGTCAATAAAAAAAATGGGAGAGAATAAAAACTATGATATATATAAAACTAAAGATTTTAGAGTCAAAATATCTAAATTAACTTCAGGCAAGAATAATCCTATGTATGGTAAAAACTGTTATGATGTTTGGGTAGAAAAATATGGTCAATTTGAGGCAGATAGAAGGCAAAAAGAATTAAACAGTGTGAGGTCGAAAAATGTTTCTGGTAAAAAAAATCCTATGTATGGTAGATTACCGCCAAAAGGGTCTGGAGCAGGATGGAGCGGGTGGTATAAGGGCTGGTTTTTCAGGTCTTTACGAGAATTATCTTACATGATAAATGTAATTGAAAAAAAACAGTTAAAATGGAAGAGCGCTGAAAAGAATATAAATATAAAATATTTAGATTATCTTGGCAATAACAGAACTTATAGACCGGATTTTTTAATAAATGATAAAATATTAGTAGAAGTCAAACCTAAGAAATTAATGGAAACGCCCAATAATAGATTAAAGAAGATCGCAGCCATAAAATTTTGTGAAGATAATAATTTAGAATATAAAATGGTTGATGTTAAAATAATTGCAAAAGAAAATCTTATTAAAATGCACAATGATAATTTAATAAGATTTATAGATAAATGGGAAAGTGTTTTTCAAAATAAATATTTAAAAAGAGATAAATGATGGATACAAACAAAGAAATTGAAATAACTATAAAAGATTTTTTTGAACTTTCACAAAAAGATGGTGGTGAATATCAAATATATACTCCAGACGGATGGCAAGATATTGGGTTTTTGGTATCAGATCATAAAGAATGTTATAATATAATTACACAAAATGGATTAGAGTTGGGGTGTTCGTTTTCTCATCAATTATTGACTCAAGATGGTTGGAAAACAGTTGAAGAAATTGATGTACAAAATGATAAGATACAAACTGTTTTTGGATTTGAGAATGTTGTTGCAAAAGAATATCTTGGTTGTAAAGACACCTATGATATAAACGTTGATGGTGGAAAAAATAGATATTATTCAAGCGGAATAGTGTCACATAATTGTGGTAAAAGTCTAACCGCGAAAGCGATTGCTTCATTGTACCAGTTGCCTCTTTTAAGATTGGATTTTGGTAATTTGTTTGGCAGTAAGATGGGGGAATCAGAGAGGCGTGTTAGAGAGGCTATGAGGCTCACAGAGGCTTTGGCTCCTGCTATACTGTGGATTGACGAGTTAGAGAAGGCGTTGTCTGGTGTGCAATCTAGTGACCAATCTGATGGCGGTACAACGGCAAGAGTTATAGCAACTTTTTTAACATGGATGCAAGAAAGGGAATCTCCTATTATAGCTATTTGCACAGCGAATAGACAAGAGAAATTATTGCCAGAAGTTATGAGGCGATTTAGCGAGATATTCTTTGTGGATTTACCAAGAGAAAATGAAAGAGAACAAATTTTTAGAGCATTAATTAGACGAAATAATCGTGATCCTGAAAAGTTTAATCTAAAAAGATTATCTAGGCGTACAGAAAATTACAGCGGATATGAGATTGAAAAGATAATTGAGAATGCGATGTATAGAGCATGTAACCAAAAATTCAGAGAATTCACGACTAAAGATATTGAAGAAGAGATAGAAGTTTTTAAACCTCTCTATGATGTTCGGGAGCAGGAGTTTAAGGAAATGAGGGAGTGGGCCGATGGGAGATGCGCCTTTGCTAATACCGATGGATAAACAACGAGTAGTGCGATGTGGAGATAAGAATGACAGACATTAATAAGTTTAGAAAAGAATACGAACGAAGGTATGCACGTAAGTTTTGTCATGTCAATGGCATTTCAGAATGCCCGAATAAAGAAAAATGTACATGCAAGATTGCAGCAGAAATTAAGTCCCACCTAAAAACGATCATTGCTTCGCCTTATTATAACTACACTATTGACGATTTTACTGGTAAATATAAAGGCAAGGAACTTCTCAGCAGATCAATTGCCATCAAAGCAAAAGAACAGTTGGTTAAATACTGTTGGGGCGATGATATGGAACTCGTAGATTTCAATTCATTGAATGAAAAACAGAGAGACGAAAAATCTGTTATCGATTTGAGGAGAAAGCAAGGACAGCATATAGTTGTGAGCGCTGGTACCAGCGATTTCTCTATTGGACTAAAAAACAAGAGTGGTAAGACGTTCATCGCCGCCTTAGTAATGAGAGAAGCGATAAAGCGGAAAGGATTTCCAGGACATCAATCAGTAACATATGCTTGGACTCAATTCCCGATGTTGGAATATAGGATAAAGCACGACGATCCTTCTTTGACGTATGCTATGTCAGCAGATTGGCTTGTCGTAGACGATATAATGAGTTCTGCTCAAACTAGAGCAGCAGAAGCGTATATCTCTTCTATTATTAATCCGTTTTTCTTTGAGAGAATGCAAAGTGGGTTGCCAACGATTTTAGTATTCAGATTTGACATTTCTCAGATGGCAGATTTGGCATTAGAAGAAAAATTCGGTGTAGCTATAAGCAAAATGTTAAAAGATTCACGCACTACGAAAATATTTTTATCTGAACAGAATGGAGACAAGTAATGTCGGTTAATGAACAAATTATTAAAGTAGAGCAGTTGATCATGAATCTTTTATTGGATCATAAAGATTTAGTTGGAGAATGGCATGGTGGTCCTTTACAGCCGTTCCATTTCAAAAAAGAACATAGACTTCTGTTGTTTGCGATAGAAGAATCGTTTAAAAGGAATGCGTTATTGACGAGAGATGCATTTTACCACTTCGTAAAACAGAGAGCCTCGAATCAAGGGGAATTGAATTCTCAAATGTTCTTGTACGAGAAGATTTCAATCTTAGATGCTGACAGAGATAATTTCGATCTTCACAAAAAACAGATATTAGATAACTACGTTTCTGAGAATGCTATAACGTATATCGAAGAATTCAGAAAAGATTTGCCTAAAGGCGGCGTAGAAGCCATAAGCACGTTAGCTAAAAAGGTAAACAATTTAGCTGTAGACTCTGCACCTGAAAAAATGATGGTTAATTACGAATCTGTTGGTACGTATGCACCAGAGTTCTTTGCAGAGATGGAAGAGAAAAGAAACAATAAAGAAGAAAGCGAAGTTATTACTTGTGGGATAAAAGAAGTTGACAATACAATGATCGTTGGTTTTGCCCCAGGTACTATGACGCTTTTTTGCGGTGATGTTGCATCGTTTAAATCAACTATCATGTTGAATGTTGGATACAATGTGTGGAATCAAGGCGAAGGATATCCAGTTCTTTTTGTCCCACTAGAAATGCCAAGAAACAAAATGTATGTTAAGTTCCTGTCTCTTGCCACCCATATCAACTCTGAAAAGATAGAGCATCCTTCTTTGTTAACTCCGGAACAAGTAGAAAAGATAAAGAAGTATACAGAAAAACTTCAGCAGCCTATGAAGAACCATTTTTATATGATGGATACATACGAACGTATTCCTGTATCTACGTTACGTCGTGAAATAGAAAAGAACATTGATGTATTCAAGCCTCGTTTAATTGTAGTCGATTACACGGCGAACCTATTGCCAGAAGCAGCGTCTAAGAATAGTAGGCCAGATATCCAGATAGGTGAAATACTAAAAGACCTACGTACTATGGGGCGACCTGGTGCTTTGCATGAGAAAGGATTCGGCATTGTGTCTGCTGCTCAAATCGGTAGAGACGCTTTGAAGAGGCTTCGCAAATTGGGAAGTGGCAAAACATCTTTCTATTCAGAAGACTTAAGAGGAAGTCATGAGTTGGCTGCTGACTCTGATAATATTTATGCTCAAGTTCCTGATGAAGCACAGCCAGACAGTAAACTACAGTTCTTTGTGATTAAGGCAAGATATGGCCGTAAGACTTTCGAGAAGAATGAGACGAAAGCAGTTTTGGAAGTTGAGCCAGAATTCAGTTTGGTTAGAAGTGTTAAGGACGATTGGCTTGCGAATGATTCAGAAGATATTATGAGCAAGGTGAACGATGATTCGATTGACGACGACAATTTATCGTTTGAAGAAGATAAAGTAGAGACAGAAAATCTAGTTGCAGATGACGATTTACTTGGTTAAGAAATGGATAAGCCGAAATATTACATTTTAGATGAGATACGAAGGACGAATAAGATTTCAGATTACTTAGCGTCTAAGGGTGTACCTCCTTATACAAGGGGCAATTCTAATCCTAATCGTCTTTCATATTGTTGCCCGTTACACAAAGAGACACAGCCATCATTTATGTTATATTTAGATGGGCCATACGAAAATTACTTTTGTTTTGGTTGCAAACGCGGCGGTGGAATTGTCTCGTTGTATTCGGAAATGGAGAATGTGTCATTTAGAGAAGCATTGTCTGTTTTGGGAAAGGATTTGGACCTGAGCAGCGAGGGGGAACTTGACTTGCTCTTGAGAAAGATCAAGGAAGATAACCATAAAAGCCAAGAAAAAGCCGAAATGCAGTTAGCAGAACTGTCTTTGAATTTTAGTATATTGGCATATACAATATTAGAAAGAACTAATTTCGATTCAGATGCAGTAGAGTTTTTGGAGAAGATGTTCAAAGTAATTGACTCATATATTTGGAGAGAAGATTTCGAATCTTTAGAAAAGTGTTATAGAATGGTGCTTGATAAAAAATTATTCAATAATAAGATAAAAGAATTTAAACAGAAACAAAAAGAAAAGAAGAAGCAGGAAATTATAGGCGTTCTTGAGAATGACTATGTAGAAGAAAATATTGAGGACTTGGTAATATGAAAAAAGATCAAATAATATTGGCTGATGTCATTGACGGCTTAAAGAGTCTTCATAGTGATGCCATTTCTTTAACTGTGACCTCGCCCCCTTACTCTGTAGGCATAAATTATACTGATAGAGATGATAATCAACCCTACCAAGAATATCTAGATTGGCTAAAAAAAGTATTTACAGAAGTTTATAGAGTAACCAAAGACGGTGGGCGATGCGTTGTTAATATCGATGCGATGACGAATAGACAAGATGATAAAGATAAAGAATACACAAGATGTATTTATGCTCATTTATATAATATAATGAAAGAAATAGGGTGGAAATTTCGTACCGAAATCGCGTGGTATAAGCAAAATGCTGTAGGCAGACAAACTGCTTGGGGTTCTTATGCCTCATGTTCTAACCCCATTATACGTAGAACTCATGAATACATATTGGTGTGGTCTAAAGGACAGTGGAACCTAGAAGGTGACAGTGAACTCTCTGATATGACTAAAGAAGAATTTTGCGAGTATACATTGAGTACGTGGTTTATCCCACCAGAAACAAGAAATATGGGTGGTCATCCTGTTCCGTTTCCAGAAAAGCTTGTAGAGAGAATTGTAAAATTGTATTCTTATCGTGGGAATACGGTTTTGGATTGTTTCAATGGTTCTGGAACCACTACATATGTTGCTAAGGCTTTGAGCAGACATTATATAGGAATAGATAATAGCGTAGATTATTGTAAATATGCAAGAGAAAGGCTTGATTCTGCCGATTCATTATTTGAAGAGGAATATGTGCCTCGTTCTAGAAGGTTATTTTTGGCGAAAGAAAAATTGGTTACAGAGCCACCAGCGGATTTATTTAATGAGCAATAAAATACAATACGATTTTACCTTTGACGATATTACGATCATAGAAACCGATGGTAACTATGATGAAACAAAGAAAATTATGTCAGAAGATACTTTTTCTGATGGTTGGATGCTGGAAAGTAATCTGCTTATGGGTATTAGGATCGGGACTAAATACATGGAAGCAACTATGTTGCTGCATTTCTATGGCAACGGAAATGTCTATATTATGGAATACCAGCCTAGTAGTGGAGATGTCTTTTATAACCCTGATGTCAGAGGGTTTGTGTCATGGGCAAAATATAATGGGTGGAAATCTATTAGACCGTTTAGAGACTTGGTAAAAGGTAACGTTAAATTCTGGAAATATTTTTGGGAAACCCACATGGTAGATTCAGACTATTTGGAGCAACAGTTTGGAAAAAGAGAATCAGATACCTATCAAGAAGAGGATGTATAATTTTGTATGCCCTAATTGTAAACATTTGTACAAAGGGCATTTGAATTTATTCGGTAAAATATGTATACATTGTGGGTTAGAAATTTTACCTCCGGATGATTTTGAATTACCCATTATTGCCGATAATAAAAAGAAAGATAAGGCAATGAGAGAAAAAGCTAGACAATCAGTTATAAGAAGATTTAAGGAGAGTCAAAATGGCAATTAAAACAAATGATGCAGCAGTGAGTGTTGATTTTGAATATGAAGATGATAAGACAGAAGAAGTATTCAAGGTTAAATTGCACTGCACACAGGAATACGGACAAACAGTTTCTATTTCAGGTAATGTGGGCGGGTTTACTACTGGCAATGATGCATATTTGGCTTTGCCGATTAATTTGCTCATAGAAGCAATAGATTTCCTACGACAGAATAAATATATCGAATCGCCAGCAGCGGTACGTACAGAACGTAGTCCCGGTCCCAGTTTAGCAGATAGTCCAGCTTCGCCACAATTCGCAAGGACAACTGTTACCCCTACTACGTTGTTACCTATGCCGAATCTAGGTAACACTCAGGCTCCTCCTGCACAGCCAGTAGTTAAAGAGGCAGCAGAAGCACCGCCAGAAATACCAGAATTTTCTGATGAATTACCTTTGCAAACGCTGTCCGTGCCGGTGATACAAGAAGATGAGCCTGTAGAAGAAGAGTATGAAGAATATAGTGAAATAGATGTTTCTCATGACGGAGAAGAAGCAGAAGAAGAGTATGAAGAAGTAGAGGATGAGGAAGATGGAGACAATGACGAGGATATAGGGGAACTTACAGATGAAGAAGTAAGTGAAGCTAAAAGAATGGCTAAAGAACGTGAGCAAGCGACTAAAAGAGCGAATAGTAAACCCGCTCCTAAAGTTCGCAGAAAAAAGAGGAAGCAAAGAAAACCTCCTCGTAAATTGAGTGAATAATGCACTATGTGTGTAATCTTCTACCGTTGAATAAGTTGCCTGTAACTTCGCAGGGCACCGTTGTCCCTCTCTGCGACAAATGTGCAGCTATTAGTTGTGATAATCCAATAGTAAAAACGAAAGTTAGTGAGTTGGGCATAACGAAAGAACACAAGTTGTATTCAACTGGTTCTGCGGTTATGGCCGTTGTCGGTTGTGAAGGGTTTACCATTGTCACCAAAGAAGAAGACGACGAGAATAGACAGGATATCTGAAAGGCGATCTCGTCAGAAAAAAGTACGTCGAAGCATAAAAAAAACTAACTCTAGTTTTAATGTGTTCAAAAATCATAAAGATACTGTTGTTGTCAAATATCCTAAGTATAGTAAGGTGTTTGATTATGTTCACAATCTTTTTCCAAATAGTAATGTAAAAAAAGCTACTGTGTATTTATGTAATGCTAATGTTTTGAGAAAAGAAGGCTTCGTAAGGATGGGCGGCATTTATAGCCTTAGTATGAAAATGATAGTCGTCGCTCGTAGCAAGATAAAAGGGAAGTGGAAAAACTTTGCACCGTATATTACAGTCGATGAGACTATGGTTCACGAATTGTTGCATTATGCATCTGATCATATGGTAAAGGGGAAATTCAGAACCGTTGCATCAGAAGAAGAGTTTGCTTATGGGTTTTCGATACCATATTTTTTGAAGAAAAAATGGAATAGAAAAAAAATCATTAACAAATATTTTTTGCCATATTTGATTACGACAATTAATAGTGGAAAAGTCAGAAACAAAATACTTAAAGCAAATGGCCATAAGATTTCTGATTTTAACAAGATGAGTGATATAGACAAGGCTAGAGTTGTTAGACCTTTTCAAATAAAGATTTCTAGAAAAATAAAAGAAAAAGCTATAAAACAAGGTGAAAAACTTTTTGACACCTATAGCAAAAAGATAAAAACTATGAATAATAAAGATAATACAGACGGTGACAACGAATTTGATTTAATGGACTTAACGGTACACTAATGCCAATTTACATATATAAACATCCAGATAAAGAAGAGTATTACGAAGAATTGCGATCTATGAAAGATTCTAAGAAAAAGCTAATTCTAGAAGATGGTACAAAGTGTGAACGTGTGTACAATAATCCAAACAGAAAACTATTTAAAGATCGTAGAACATCGAGAGCAGGAGAGAAACTAGAAGTTTTTCAAGCCGATCCTCAATATGTCAAAAAATGTAGACCAAAATTCGTAGAATTTAGAGATGGACACAAAGAGAGATATGATCCGACAAAACATTGCTGATGAAATACACAAGAGAACAAATCATTCGAACGGTTACAACCAATAAAGAGATTAATGACGAAGAAGAAGTCAAGAATCTATTGGACCGTTTACTCAAAGCAAATGCGGACATTTCTATTGAATTTAGGGATGGTAGATCACAATTAATAATGCGTCATGGAGACTCCAGAATCAAGACGGTGGCAGACGATTGTATTAGTATAAGTACGCGTCGTCGTAAAGCCGTTTTTAAAGTTAATGATATAAAGATAAAAGATATTCTGTCCATTAAACTGGTGACTGATAAACAAAACATCATTTTAGATGGGCCAGAAACCGATGAATTCGATTTTATAGATTTAGATGAAGGGAATTAAAATGGAAAACAAAGATTTTGTACATTTACATGTACACTCTGATTATAGCCTTTTTGATGGTATGGCTCCCATTGATAAACTTGTTATGCAAGCTAGAAAAATGGGGTTTAAGGCTTTGGCTCTAACCGATCACGGAGCAGTCGGTGGATGGCTTAATTTTATTAAGCAATGTAATGCGACCAAAGATAAAAAGGGTGAAAAAATTCCGTATCCGACCATCAAGCCAATTTTGGGTTCGGAAATGTATTTGGCTAGATGTATCGACGGAAATAAAGAAAATCAGCCAGATGGTCGTAAGGGGAATCGCCATCTCGTTCTATTGGCAAAAAATGTTCAAGGATACAAAAACCTTTGTACTTTGAACAATTTAGCATGGACAAAAGGTTTTTATTACGATCCAAGAATCGATATTGAGACTTTGGAAAAGTATTCAGAGGGATTAGTTTGTTCTTCTGCGTGTCTGTCAAATATAATCAACGCAAATCTCTCATGCGATAGATACGATGAGGCTAAAAAAGCAGCACAAATATTTAAAGACATTTTTGGGGAAGATTTCATACTAGAAGTGATGTATCATGGAATAGCTAATCAACATAAGATTGCTCCTTCGATATTCGAGATTGGAAGAGAATTGGATATACCTGTTATAGCCACGAATGACGTACACTATATCACTAAAGATCAAGCACACTCACAAGAAGTTCTTACTTGCATGTCAAGGGGAACGTGTATACAAAATCCAAAACGCATGTCACAACCCTATGACGAATTCTATTTGAAAAGTGCTGAAGAGATGAATAGGTTGTTCGGCGATTTTCCTGAGACGATGAGTAACACCGTAAGTATAGCTTCTAAAATCGATGCTAAAGGGATAGAGAAATACTTGTTTGGTGGTATGCGTCTTCCCAAGTTTGATATTCCTGAAAAGTTCAAAACTACTATGGATTATCTGAGGCATCTATCTTATAAGGGGCTGAAAGAGCGAGGATGGGACAAAAGCCAAAAGCATATCGACAGACTAGAATTGGAGTTAAATGATGTTCAAGTCGCTTGGGACGTTAATGGCTATGATTTTGCTACATACTTTTTGATCGTACAAGACTATATTATTTACGCCAAGGAGAATGGTATTTTGATTGCACCTGGACGTGGCTCTGGTTATGGTAGCGTTCTATTGCATTGCATAGATATCTGTTATGGACTTGACCCATTAGAGTATAGTCTGTTGTGGGAAAGATTCTTGGGATTTGATGACAAGCAGTATATCAAAGACAATGATTTGGGTCTAGAAGAAAATGATACTGTTATACCTTACAAAACAATGGAAGAGATCAAAAGAAGTATATTTAAGGGCATACAAGCCAATTTGGATGAGAAGGCTATTGAAAACATCAATTGCGAATTGGAAACAATGGAGATTACAGAGGGTCTAAATGACAAAAACAACCTTATACAGTTCTATGACATATGGAAGTCTCACCTTGACGAGAGTGGAGACAAGAACGAAATTAATAGTTGGACTGCGTATTATCTCGGAATGACGACTGAGAAGCCAAGTGGAGATTTCTTGCCGCCACGAAGAGCATATGCTAGGGCTGGTTTCCCAGATATCGATACAGATATTGATGACAGTCGAAGAGACGAAATCTTTGAATATCTATTCGATAAATACGGTATTGATTATGTCAGTAGAATAGGTACTTATGGCAAAATGGGGTTTAGGGCTGGTATTACTCGTATCGTAAAAGCCTTAGATATAGCTGGGGCTTTCCATAAAGGACCAGAGGCATACAAAACTGAGAATGTGATAAAGGTAAACGAGATATTAAAATCTATTCCTCGTGTTAAAGGGGCATTATCTGCTAAAGATTTTAATACTGGTGAACTGATGAAAATAAAAACCATTGAAGACGCTATGCGTTGTTTCAAAGAATTTCATTGGTTTATGTCTGACAAGTATCCTGAAATATTAGAGTGTGCGAAAAATATTGAGGGATTAATTCAGAACTTCGGGATTCATGCCGCTGGCATTGTTGTGTCTGACGTTCCTCTGAATGAACTGGTGCCTATCCGTTCTGCGAATACTGGCATGGGTTCTCAGTACACAATGCAAGAGATTGAATCATTAGGATTGATCAAGTTCGATGCGTTATCGGTCAGTATGCTATCTACAGTTAGTCGTACTGTTCAAATGATCAAAGACAAATATGACATTGATATAGATATAGGTAATCTGCCGGTAGATGATAAGAAAGTGTTTAATCTGTATCAAACAGGCAACCTAACTGGTATATTCCAGTGTGAAGAGGCTGGTATGCAGAAGACTATGCAGAAGGTGGGTGTCACTTCGTTCAATGATATCATGGCTACTGTCGCATTATATCGTCCAGGTCCAATTAAATTTGTGCCTACATATTGTGATCGCAAACATGGTAGAGAACCAGTAGATTACTTCCATCCTACAGTAGAAAAGTTCATAAAACCTTATCTTGAGAAGACATATGGAATTATGATTTATCAGGAACAGCTTATGTTTATCTGTCATAAATTGTGTAATTTCTCTATTACTGATGGTTACATATTGATTAAAGCAGTTGGCAAGAAGAAAGAGTCATTGCTGAAGAGATTCAGAGATCAAGTCATTAAGGGCGGTATGGACAATGGAGTTCCTCAACAAATTATGGAAAGATATTGGGATGAATGTATTATCCCATTTGCTGACTATGGTTTCAACGCATCTCACGCCTGCTGTTATGGATATCTCTCATATATTAGTGCATATTTGAAGACGTATTACAAAGAAGAATTTATGTGCTGCCTACTGAATGTCGAGAACAATCGCAAGAAGCACGAACTCATCGAAGGGTTTGAGAAGCATCTTAAGAAGTGTGGAATTAAATTGCTTCCGAAGGATTTGAACAAATGTGGAGTTGATTATAGGGTGGCTAAAAAGGCTGATGCATCATTGGGAGAAGAATATTCAGAATTCAGCCCGAGTTTAATGGTGAAGGGAATAGGTCGTGAAACGGCTCAGGAAATCGAGAATAATATTCCATATGATGATCTGAGAGAATTCGCCACAAAAACAAAACTCCCAGTTGGCAAAGAAGCTGTGGGTTGCTTGTATGATGCTGGTTTTTTCAAGATAATGTTTAAGAGAAATAAAAAGAAAGTAACCAGAGAATCTCTTGTAGACACATTTTCTGCTATAAGGGAAGACTTGAAAAGAGCAGCTAGTAGAGGAGTAATTTCAGGAGACATGTTTGGTTAAGTCGGTGCTAAACAAGACTGTATAATTGTATATGATTGGAGATCGAAAATGCAGAAGAAAGAAAAGATACCACACAAAGGATCGTTGGCGCTATGTAGGTTGGGTAGTCTTGGGTTGATTACTAAAAGTGTTCCACAAATGGTCGAATACGGAGACGGGAATAAAGGTGTAGCTTATGTCGGGATTCATTTAACTGATAAAATAAGCGAGATAGGCAAGCCTTGGTCTTCAAGACATCCAAAAGTGATTACTCATATAGATAATGTCGTGGAATTTATATCCATGTATCACATGTTGTCAACGTATATGTCAAGGGAAGAAGAGTTAGAAGCTTTGCGGATAAAGGGAAGAATATCTAAGCAAACTGATTTAACGGAAGGCCCAATTAAAAAAGGTGGAGTGAATCAACCTCCAACATCGCCAAGACCTGAAACTAAGCTGGAACCACAATGGCCTCAATTCGAGCAGAATCTAGAAGAGCAGACCTTAGAAGAAGTTACCGAACAAGATATGGAAAAAGTTAGAGAGCAAATTCAACAAGTGGCAAATGACCCTAATTTGGTTATAGGAAGATAAGGAGAATTAAGATGGCAGAAGGAACAAATGAACAAAGAAAATCTAGAATTAAGAAAACAATCAAGAGACAATTTTTTGAGAAGTCTATTAATGTCCCAAAATATGAGAGTGTTACAGTTGAAGTTTCGTTTGAAGAAGATATTGAATGGAATACTCTTGCAGAAAGAGCAAAAAAGTCTGAGAATATCACTGAACTCTTGAAAAGAGATTATAGTAAAACTGTGAAGGACGTATTTAAGAAATACGGATATAAAAAAGGCAATGCAGGTGTTGCAGTTTCAGAGAGCGACGGTGTAACGGCCCCGGCGAATAACCAAGACCCACAGTTGGCAGATATGGACGGTCTTGCTAAAGGATAAATTATGGAAGATACTGGCAAATTTACAGAGTTGTTTGACATGACTAAGAAGAACAAATCTGATAGCGATGTCGATGCCGAGTTGGTAGCGAATGTTAATAATGATCAATTTGAGAAGCAGCCCGCCGAACAGAATTTCGATCAGTTTAAAAATAATTTAAAGTCTCGTAAGGAAGATTTGGGAGAAGTAAAAGCTGTGGATTCTCCGGAAGAAGAAACTAGCATAGCAACAGAAGAAGAGATACAAGAAGTACAAGAACAAATAAATGAAATTGCAAATGATCCTGATTTGGTAATAGTTACCTCAGGACCACAATTAAAGTCTGAAGAAGAAAATGCCGATAAAGATAATAGCGAAGATGTAAATGGTATCGACACTGATAATAATTCAGGAGACAAGGTAAAAATGGATTCGCAAACAGATATTGCTACGAAGTTAGAACATTTCCACTGGGATTTCAAAACAGACAACCCCAAATTTTCTGCATTTTATACAGAAAAAGAGAAGTTGGTTCGTCGTATTACCCAAAATGATATTTTACCTTTTTCTGCCTGGCGTGACGAAATGAAAGATGCCAAGGTGGATTTATCAACCGTGGAGTACGATTTAAGAGCCATACATACTAAAATGGTCCTAGTCCAAGATTGGAAGGACAGAGTTCAAGAAATGCTCATTCGTGCCAACGGTCAATACTTCCTTTGGCGAAGATTTACCGATTTGCTGAGAGGTTATTTGGCAAAGATCGGATACGAAAAGCCAGCAGAAAAATTCAAAGGCGTTATTTATCAACATATGGGTGATGTAGAATTTTATTTTGCAGAACTAGAATCCATCCGTGAAGATTTAATGGGAGTAGTGAAGAACTTAGAGGCGGCAGCGGTGGTACTCAATAGGCAACTTTCTATCATACTATACTCGAAAGATGTGCCTACTAAGTATGAACACCATGTTCCTCAAAGTATGTCAGTTGCTCCTGTGCAGGAAGAACCTCAACGTAGTCGCGTAGAAAATACGGAATTATCATCATATGATACCTTGAGCAGCAAAATAGTAGAAGATAATCGCAATAAAATAGCAACTGGCTCAGTGGGTTGGGACTATGAAGCGAAGAAGAGGTAAAGCTGCAAGGTATAAAAAATAGTATAAGGGTATTTATGACAGTTTTAGGAGAAAAACAATGGCTGAAACAGTAGAATGGAACGAAGAGTTTAACGATGGAACAGGCGGTGGTGGCGGAAATAATGACGGTAATAGAATACCGTTCATGAAATTAGTATCAGGTGGGGCACCAGCGGTTGTTCGTCTGATCGGTAAGCCTGTATTATTCAGGCGTTTTGTAAACAAGACCGCTAGTGGATTTCGCAATGCCATTTGTAGTGAGGATTCTACTATTGGCGATAAGTATGACATTAAGAAAAATGTTAGATTTGCTGTGCATCTAATTGACAGGGCAGATGGTGTTTTAAAGTTGTTCGAGTTTGGAGTTACCATTTATAATGTCTTCAAATCGTATAAAGACATGACAGGCAATATGCCTGGTGGTCCTGATGGCGCTGACTTTTCTATCACAAAGACCGGTTCTGGTTTGCAGACCAAATACAAGACTCAAAAAGTTGGTTCTGGTTCACCGTTCACGACAGAAGAAAAGCAAATAATTATTAGTGCAGGCAACATTCAAGGTCTTGAATCGGATTTAAAGAATCGTTTCAAAGCTTTGCCAGATGATCAAATCGAAAATATTTTGTTTGGAGATGGAAGTCCTGTATCTGCCGCTGTGGAACAACCGCAGCAAGCACAAACAGTAACTCAGTCTTCGACAGTCGAGGCTCCTGCTGAAAATATAGCACCTGTCGAGACTGGTGGAGACGATTTGGATTTCTAAGAAATTAACGAGAGGGAATTCCTATGGCAAAAAAGAAAAAACCACCTAGCAAAGTTACGCTAGAAAATTGCATGGGCTTCGTCAGAAAAGGAGCCAGAGCAGAGAATAACGATAAAATATCAACAGGTTATTTTGAGTTGGATTACGCCATTAATTTTGGCACCTTGCCAGGCGAGGAATGGTTGGGATCATCACATAAGGTGTATGATCCCAACGTCCCTCTTGGTATTCCGTGTGGTAGGATCGTAGAAATATTCGGACCAGAAGGTGGCGGCAAGTCTTCTCTATGCTATCGTATCGTTGGTAGTGCCCAGAGAATGGGACACACAGCAGCATGGATTGACACAGAGCAATCTTTTTCGGAAGATTTAGCAAAAATCAATGCGGTAGATTTAGACGAATTGTTGTTATCTGATTTGACCAATAAAGACAATCCAGATATCTTGTATTTTGCGGAAGACGTATTAGACAATATCGTTAAACTAATGAAGGCTGGCGTTAAAGTAATTGTATTAGATTCTGTAGCGAACTTGGTTCCAAAAGAAATGATGGAAGCAGTTGCACAGCAACAGTTCATCGCAAGATTGGCTCGATTACTCAGTCAGAATTTGGGTAAAATTACTCAATGGGCTGGTGCCACAAACTCGTTGGTTTTGTTTATTAATCAAATACGAGAAAAGCCCGGTGTTCTTTTCGGCAATCCTGAAACTACACCTGGTGGCAGAGCGTTGAAACATAATGCTTCATTAAGATTGAAAATTACAAAACGTAGTGGCGCTGATTCTTATATCAAGATAGAAGATGATACTACAACAGTTGGTGAAAAGCTAATCGGTTGTAATAGCTATGTGAACTTGGTGAAGAATCGTTTTGCTAGACCGCTAGTAGATGTGTCTGGAAAAGGGATTTCTATTGATGTTCCTATCTATTATGAACCTTATTTCCCAGACCTAGAAGAAGTTGTTTTCGTTGCTGGTCGTAGGTATAAGGTGATTACAGCTTATAAGGGAAAATTCCGCTTTAAAGATTTGAATGGTAATAAATATGAAGCTAAAGAGGATGGCAAGGCTGGATTTGTAGATTATGTAAAAGCCGAAAATCTATTGCCGGTGTTGGTTGATCTACTAATGGCCAAGTCAGAAGAGACTGGTGTTCCTCTCCCTCCTGAAATCATATTGTATGAGCGTGGAGATGCTCAAGGCGTGGATACCCCTAAGACTAAAAAAAAGAAAAAAGATGAGATCGTAGATATATCTGATGTAAATGAAGAGGCTGTTAATGTTGATGATCTAGAAATTGATGAGGAAAATTATGAGGGAGAAGATACCAGAAGCGGAGCGGGAGAAGATACTTAAGCTGAGTTGCTCTCAGCTTTTTGCTCCCGGCGGTGAAGAAGCATTAGATTATTTGAAAAATGTTCGTCAATTTGACGAGGAAGTTATAAGAAAATTCTCCTTGGGCTATATGCCCAAACACATTAAAAATCATCTAGGTGATCGACACGAATTAGCTGGCAGAATCATCTTTCCCATCTATAATCAATATGGCGAGTTAGTTGCTTTCTCGTCAAGAATGCCGAATGTCCCAAGATCGTTTTGGCACGAAAGCTATGCAAAAGGGTTGTATCTGTATGGAATGCATTTGGCTAAAAAAAGCATTCTTGAGCATCAGAAGGCCATAGTCGTAGAAGGCGAATTCGATGTTATGAAATTACATCAATTCGGTATCAATTGTGCCGTAGGAGTTGTAGGAAGCGCACCGCAATTGCATCAAATTGCATTGTTAAGAAGATACTGTAAAGATATTTTTTTGGTATTTGATTCAGATGAAGCCGGTGAAAATGCCGTGAAGAGGATAACTAAAGGAAGAACGAATAATATGGCTAAATATTTCAATCCTATCTTTTTAGAAACAAATCTAATCGTGGTCCGTCTGCCAGAAGATATGGACCCTGATGATTTCCTTAAAACACGCAGTAGAAGCGAATTCGTTAGTCTACTTAAAAACACAAAGAAAACTTTTTATGAGGAACACAACCTATGTTAAAGAAAGATTTTGACAAAACGCCAGTAGAAGTGGCTTCTATATTGGGTGTTGTAGATACCTATTTACGATGGAATAACAAGTCTGGACCACCACGTAAATATGATATATATCATCCGTCTGCATTTGGTAAATGTTTGCGTCAAATGCAATATAAAAGATATGCGGATGCTGGGCATATTGTTCCAATAGGAAAAGAATTTGAGAGTAGGATACTCAGATTGTTTGAAAAGGGCCACAATATGCAATCAAGATGGGAAAGGTATTTTACGTCTATAAATATCTTGCGCGGGTTGTGGAAGTGTGCTAATCCTCTTTGTAAAGATTGGGACGATAATGGAAACTATACTGGTCAGTATAGTGAAAATCTTGCGAACGGTGTTAAAGAGAAGTACAACGCTAGGATGTATGGACTAAATGATAAACTAGGATGTTTCAAGCCAGATAAATGTGTATGTGGCTCACCGAGATTTGACTATCACGAATTATCTATCAAAGAGCCTGAACTAAATATGTTTGGTCACGCTGATTTGATTTTAGATTTTTCACGATTTGATCAGGATCAATTCGATGGTGTATTTAAAAGTTTCAATATCACTAATCTTCCATCGAAACCTATTGTTGTTGATATGAAGACAATTAATAAAAATGGTTTTGAGTCGATGACGACGTACAAAGGTGGTCCTCATTTCGGATATCAGATTCAGTTATTGATCTATATGCATTCGTTGGGTTGTGAATATGGAATTATACTGTATGAGTGCAAAGACAATTCAGAGGTAGCAGCTTATAGAATAGACAGAAATGAAGAGGCGTGGGAATTTATCAAAAGCCAAGCTAATCTTATGAATCAAATGGCTGAAGCGGAAGATGGTAATGGCGATAAATTGAATCTGTTGCCACCGCCAAGAGTGACAAAGAAATCTTCATATGAATGTAAGAATTGTGAGTTCAAAAAGTATTGTCATTCTGGTGCCATATGGAAAGATAAAGATTTAAACAACAAAAGGAAGAAATTTTATGGCGAGTTGCTAGAAAGCAAGTAATTGTATGCTTTTGCCGATAAAAAATTAGTAATCTTAAGTATTGAAGTTAAAGGAGTTAAACAATGGATAATGAAAACGAAGTTATTGAGAAGAAGGAATATAGCAATTCGGATGATCCTGCTTTGCTGTTAGTGAAGGGCGTTAGTGGTTCTAAGGAAGACAATAAGCAGAGAGTGAAAGACTTAGCTACTGCAATCTCTACTGTATTTCAAAAACATAATGTAGTTCGTTTGCGTTGTATCGGTAAGGGTGCTATCGGTAATGCCGTATATGCTCATGCCATTGCTCGTGGAGAACTTTCAAAGCAAGGCGTTGATTTGCAATCAAGCCCAGTTTTTAAGACAGTGATCCTAGACAAAGAAAATAATGTAGAAAGAACATCTATTCTTATGGAGTTGAACGACATTCCATCTGGCGGCGCTACGAATGGTGGTGAATAACAATTTAGGAGAATTAGATGTCATACGTCAATAGAAAAAAACTATTTGATATACTGTCAAATGCCAAACAAGGCATTGAACCTCTTGAATCAGAATTGGAATTAGAAGATTTGCTATCTGCCATCAAAGAGAATACAGATCAAATTAGTTTTTATGAAAATTTGAAAAAGAAACGTGCAACAGAAATCGACGAAGAAATAAAAAAGACAAAGGAACAAATTAAGACTCTCGAAAGTATTATCCTTGCTACGCTGGACAATGTGGATAAAAAGTCTTTGAAATTCCCAGGTGTTGGGAAAGTTACCATTGTTAAAAGGTCTGGCAAGTGGGTGATAGACGATTCGGATAAGTTCTTAGAAGTGTTGAAGGAAGAAGACACGGCGGCTTATGGTCGAGTAGTAACGATGAAACCGTCGATAGCAAAAAAGGAAGTTGATGTCATACTAAACGCATGGGAAAAAGTCAAAAAAGTTCCTAATTGTGTTAGTAAAACGCAGCCGTTTGAAACCGTCAAAATAAGTTTCGATAAAGATATAAAAGTAACATATGACGATGATGAAGCTGAAGATACATCTCCTGAGAATTTGGATTTTTAAATGAGTAGATTCAGTTACAACCGCAAAAGATTGGAAAAAACTTTCAATCGTTTATTAGATTTTTACGGCACAATGCCAGACACAGTAGGGTGTATGGATAGTATTAGCAAACCTACTGGTCATGGAGGGTGTGGTGCTTGGTGCTGTCTAACGCCAGAAACTAGGGTATTTACTGAAAGAGGGTTGATACCTATCAAAGATATAGAAGTCGGTGAAAAAGTATGGACGAGATTGGGATGGAAAAAAGTAATATCAAAAGCTGATAAACATGTCGATGAAGATATCACAGTTGTAGAAACACGCTATGGTAGAAAAATTAGATTGACAAACGATCATTTGGTATTTGTCGATGAATTTGGTAGAAAATCTAGGGAAAATGCTAGTGACCCCAAATGGGTAAAAGCAGTAGACTTAATATCAAAAAAATCAAACGACAAGGGCCATTACATAATTTTTCCAAAATATAAAAATAATACGAAACAATCTGTGCAAAGTATTAAAATTACAGACTATTTATCAAAATATGAATGCTTTGTTGAAGGGAATTTTTGTTTTGCTTCTAAGATCAAAAAAGGAAAAATACTTCCACTATCTATACAGCTAAATTATGATTTTTGTTGGATATTAGGACTATATTTAGCGGAAGGAACTACTGGAGAGGCTACAACAGAATTCCATATTAGTTCAGATGAAAAAGAAATAAGAAAAAAAATATTATCATTTGCAGAATCTCTTGGTTTATATTCTTCGTATAGAGTCACGCATGGAAAAAGTTTGAGCGTAAGAGTCTTTTCAAAAGTTTTATCTAAATTATTCAAAAAGATTGGTAACTCTGGTTGTGATAAAAAACAAATACCACAAAAGTTAATGAAAAAAATAATTAAAGATAAGTTTCTTTTGTCTGGTTTGCACGATGGATATTATGCTGGGGACGGTACGAAGAAGAAATATGGAAATTTAGAATATTCTATTACAACAACGTCTGAAGAACTATTGTATCAAATATTATTCTTTAATTTTATAGAAAATAAAAATCCAGTATTATATACGCAAAAAAAAGAGAACAGAAAAAGATCATATACATTAAATATCAATTCGGGAAAATATCATGATTATGTAGAAACTGAAGATGATTTTCGCATTCCTATTAAGAGCGTATCTGTGGAGAAATATATTGGAGATGTATATGATATTGAAGTAGAAGATTCTAATTCTTTTACTACAGTTGCAGGTGAAGTTCATAATTGTAAGATACAAAATCCACAATTGCTATATTGCGAGTTCTTGTACGCATTTGACTATATCCTAAAGAATTGGACGGAAGAAGAACTTCTAGTTGTAATCGAAGAAGCGATCAGAAATTACTTGAAAGACACGCCCACAAAAGGATGTGTATTCTTTGACAGTAAAACCAAAATGTGTAAAATCCACACGCACAGATGTTTTAACTGTCATTTATATGGCATTATTCCTGATGAGGAATTTACCCCACGACTTGAACGACTTCGTAAAGAGTATTCTGATATCAATGCGATTTTCAAAGAACAATGCAAATTAGTTAAAGCAGAAGATGGGGAAAAACTGACAATGAAAATCACAGACAAATGGTGGGAGAAGTTGTCGTCAATCGAGCAACAGCTTGGTATCAAAGCCAATATGATTACAGACAAGCCCGGCGGAACGTATCGTACATACCACGATCACTTGTTGATTTATTTATTGCCGGATTATACTTTGGAAAACCTTTCCGAAGTAAGGAAACATGGGAAACCGGAAGACAAAGAGAAAGTCATAATGACATTAATGGATATTCTTAGTAAGGCTATAAAAGGAATTAAAGATGATCCGCAGAGCGAAGATTCTTGATAGTGAATACAGAAAAGATTTGAATGTTATTATCTGGAGAGTTTTGTTTCTAGAAAATCCTGACAAAGATGAGAACGAACCTCAAGATTTATTAGAAGGCGAGACAAGAACACTGATATATAGAGCGACTGATTTGATGTCTGCGTTAGGTGTCACTTCTCAAGTCCCACCGTATATGATTATGAAATTTGCCAATGACATAAAAGGTAAAGAACTTAATTTGGATATGAGGGCACAGATCGCCAACTTAGACAAAGAAGAATTAGAAGATATGACAGATGAAGATATGCAAAAATTAGCAGGCAATACATGGCATCAATATCCCTTCTACGAAGCATATCAAATCGAACAAGAAAAAGACGGGCAGTAGATTATTAACGAAGAAATAAACGAGGTAGAAAATTGGAACTAAACAAACAGCAACTAAAGGCTGTCAATCATGTAGATGGCCCATGTCTTATCACCGCATGTCCCGGTAGTGGCAAAACAACAGTTATCGTTGAACGTGTTGCTAACCTAATCAATCAAGAGAAAATCGATCCAAGCAATTTATTGTGCATAACCTTTACCAACAAGGCTTCACAAGAAATGCTTACTAGGATCGGAAAGAAGATAGGCGTAAGCAATCTGAAATTCTTTGTTGGGACTTTCCATTCGTTGTGTTCAAACATCTTGCGCAAATACGGAGACAAGATAGGATACACATCTAGATTTTCTATTATAGATGAAAAAGGCCAAGAAGATATGATTATCAAGGTGGCACGATCTCTTGGCAAAACCAAAAAAGAGATTGATGTTTACAAAATCAAACATGCACTTAATCATTGGCGTGAAAACCTAGAACCTGATATCCAACTCTCAAAAAGATTAGAAGACGATCCATTGCATTTTGCAATTGCTAAAAAGTATTTGTCCGAAATAAAGTTGCACAACACAATAGATTTTAGCGGATTGCTTTATGAGGCTATCCAATTGCTTGAAAAAGATAAAGAATTATTGGGGCGTTTTCAAAATAAATTCAAATATATTATGGTAGATGAAGTACAAGACACAAACTATGCACAATTCCATTTGGTAAATTTGCTTGGCGGTAAATACAAAAATATTACTATAGTTGGAGATTTGAACCAATCAATTTATGCATTCAGAAATGCTAGATATAAAAATATTCTTGACTTTTTAAAAAGACATAAAAATTGCGAGAAAATTCCATTAGAAAAGAATTACCGTTCAACTCCGCAAATTATAGCTGGTGCCGACAAATTGATTAAAAACAATTCAACTCATATGGGAGAAGAATTTAAAACAGATAATCCGTCAGGCTCTGATATATTCTGTGAAGGTTTTTTGAGTTCTCAAGAAGAGGCTCGTTGGTGTGCTAGAAGAATTCAGGACTTGCGTGATGAATATGGATGGGATTATTCTGATATATCAATACTATATAGAATTAACAGTTTGTCGTTAGAACTACAGTTGTCATTCGCTCATTACAATATACCGTTTACAGTTATAGGTGGACCTTCTTTCTTTGATCGTAGGGAGATCAGAGATTGCCTTGCAATGCTTAAGTTCTTCGTGAACCCAAGTGATGCTTTGGCTTTCCACCGTGTAGCGAATCTGTTCAGCGGAGTCGGAGCATCGACTATAGGCAAGATAGAAAAAGTTGCCGCAGATAATCAGATCAATATGTTGCAGGCATGTGAGAAGATAAAAAACGAGACGACGAAGAGAACTCTTAAGAAGGTCACAGAAAAGATGTATGATATATTTTCTACAGATGATTCAGGTATGCATGCTGGTGATTGTTTAAGTTTTTTGACAGAAGAAATGAAATACTATGATGTTTTAGAATTGAAATGTCCGCAAGACTGTGAAGATAGAAAAATCAACGTAGAAGAATTTGTTAATAATGCTTCTGTGTTTGGACAAAAGAATAAGAGTATAGACAAATATTTACAGAATATTGCTTTGGCTTCTTCTAGCGACAAAAATGCTGACGAGGATTCTGTATCGCTTATGACTTGTCATGCAGCAAAGGGACTAGAGTTCCCAGTTGTCTTTATGGTGGGAGTAGAAAAGAATATAATGCCACATGCGATGGCTTTAGCAGATACGGATAATCCAAAAGAATCTATGGAAGAAGAACGGCGTATCTGTTACGTTGGAATGACTAGGGCAAAAAAGCATTTATTTATGACATATTGTTCAGCAAGAAAATTCAGAGACAAACAAGGATACTTGAGAGATAGATATACTTCGCCAAGTCCGTTCTTGGCCGAAGCTGGTATTTTGGAAGAGAACAATGGAAAGTTATACTAAATTAATTGATAAGCATAAAGGCGAGACAGCTTTTGTGGTTGGTGCTGGAACATCGTTGTACCCGATTTCTAAATCAAAAGAATTTGATGAGATACATAAACATGTGGTAATATCTGTCAATTCAAGTATACTTGCGATGCCTTGGTGTGCAGGAAAATCCGATAAAAGATATTGGATATCAAATGATGCGATGGTTCGACGGTGGAGTTATTGGAAAGATGTTGTACGAACTAAAGCAACTAAAATAGTGCGAAATAGCTGGGAGAAATATTATGCAGAAATACCAAACTTTCTTGTGTTCGAGCCGCGACCAACTAGCGAAGATGTGGTCGATCCTGATGATACCGGACTTTGCTACTGTAGTAGTGTCCCTAGCGGAACTGACCTCGCAATTCAGATGGGTTGCAAACGCATTTTTCTGTTAGGCGTTGATCATTACTTTGATCAATTCAGAAGTCACTATTGGCATTACTGGCCTCACAGACAATGGCTGAGAGGCCCAACCGCAACACACGATCAGCAAACTACTACGTTCAAAATTAACGCATTAGCGTTTGAGGCTTTAGCTAAATTCGCCAAACATAAAAAAACAAAGATATATAATTGCAGTCCAAAAAGTCAAATAAAAGCTTTCCCAAGGATTACGTTTGAAGAAGCGTTGGAGATTATTAATGGAAGACACAATATATAAAAAAGAAGAATTTCACAAGTTTCCTTTTGATAAAGAATTTGATGAGAGCAGGATGTCATTTGGAAAGGGTGGACATGGTTTCAAGGATGGAACGTGGGTATTGCAGATACTCACAAACGATAAAAATTGTGATGCAGATATCTACGAATTGCCAGAATATTTTCAATTTATATTAAACACTGTTTACCAGTGGGGAATGGACGCAAAAAGGAGAGAGATAAAAGGAGCATTTATTACAGGGTTAAGGGCAATGGGGATTGATAGCGATTCGATATAATGGAACTAAAGGACTTACAAGACAAACATAAAGGTTTGGGTTTTATAGTAGGTTCTGGTCCATCAATTCACTTCCAAGATTTAGAGTTTCTCAAAGATTATCCAACCATCGCCGTAAATGCAGGCATATTAAAAGTCCCATTTGCTGATTATTTTGCAACTGATGATATAGGCGTGGCTGGTTGGAGCTATTTCTCAGATGAATTACCCAAGTTAGACACTACCTGTCTTTTATATAAGGGCAAAATGGAAGGACATACAGGTGATATACCTCAATCTAGGATCGTTTGGTTCGGCCATAAATGCTGGTATGAGCCTTCTAAGCGAAAATACCACTCTGACGGCCTCATTATGACAAAAGACGCCCAGAAGCCGATTATAGGGGCCAGAACGTCTACTGGCACCGCAATTCACCTTGCTTACATTATGGGATTTGATCCGATAGTATTAATAGGCAATGATTGTTGCCATTATCAGCGAAAACGCTACTTTTGGCAGTTTCCTGGCGAGAAAAAGACGCATAGAGTTGATGGGATGCCAATAGTTTTTGTGGCTGATAGAGGCAAAATGGGAGATAAGTCGATAGACAAGCATTCTGTCGATTTTATGCAATATTTTAACGCTTTATCCAAACAGTGTAAAAAACAAAATATTAATGTAATAGACGCATCAGGAGACTTCGGTTTGTTAAAATGTTTTGATAAAATGGAATTAGAGGATATTTTAGATGATTACGGGTAAAGAATTCGGTGAATATGATGTAAAGATAGTTCAGTCTAGCGGTGATTGTTTGACGAAAGAATATGTAGAAATGTTTGTACAGAACACTGCTCAAGTACGTGTTTTATATGGCGGTCCCTGTGATGGTGAGCAACATGTTATCCCTGCGGAACCAGCACACACTCAAAGGGTAGATTTTGTTATAGATGCCAAATGGAATGGTGAGACAGCCAAATATGCCATATATAAGTGGAACAAAGAAGAAGGAAGATATGATTTCCAAGAAATCGCCGAAGAAATATATGAAGGACAGAAATATTACTTCTGATAAGATATGCTTGGAGATAAAAACATACTCTGTGTGGTTACGGCAAGGGGCGGATCAGTAGGATTGCCTGGTAAAAACTATCGTAAATTTGTTTTGAAGCCGTTGTTCATTTGGTCAGTTTTGGCCGCACTTCAAAGCAAATACATTGATTTAGTTATTGTCAGTTCAAACTGTCCTCATGTCGAAAAAGATTGTAAAGAATTTAAGGAATGGTTTAGTCATTGTAAAAGAACTAAAATATCCATAAATCCATTCGATGATAAATTCTCCAACTTTGAATTGTCTGTAGGCAATGCTCGTAATAATGTGAAATTCCTTAAAAGACCAGAAGAGTTTGCAACCGCTGTCAGCAAAAATGAAGATGCATTGATTCATGCTCTTGATTATTGTTCTGAAAAAGGAATCGATTTTGATATCGTGATGAATCTACAACCGACATCGCCAATTAGACAAAAAACATTAATAGATTCTGCACTAGAAGAAATGATTAATGGTGGCTATGATTCTGCTTTAACTGTTAGTGAGCATACCCCATTTTTTATAAAAAAAAATACTGACAATTCTTTAGAGTGGTTTTATGATCCTAAAAATAGACCAATGCGTCAAGAGATTCTCCCTTCTGAAATGATGTTACACGATGATGGTTGTTTGTATATAGTAAAAACAGATATCTTGCTAAAAAATCATTGTAGAATTGGAAAAAATCCTTTTATAAAAATTAATGATTCATTTTCTTCATATCAGATAGACACAGAACAAGATTTTTTAATTGTTGAAAAAATTAAGAAGGAGATTGAAAAGACAAATAAGTATATATAAGTATTAACATATTATTTGTTTTTTAATATTTATAGGAGATACTTATGCCAGCAAAAATAAAAAATTTATCTGGACAGGTTTTTGGTTATTTAATTGTTTTAGATAAATATGAAACTAGGAAATGCGGCAGAGGTACTAGGGCTTTTTGGCTTTGTAGATGTGTCTGTGGAAAAGAAATTTACGTTAGGGGGACTTCATTGAGTTGCGGTGATACAAAAAGTTGTGGGTGTAAGAAAAATGAGTCAATATCTAAATCAAACAAAGAAGCATATAACAAGAAAGAAAGAAAATTTAGAGTAGACCACTCAGGAGAGAAGTTCGGTTATCTGACTATATTAGATAAATATAAAAGAGCTAAGTCCGGTAAAAGCAATATAGGGAAATGGCTTTGTCAATGTATATGTGGAAAAGAAGTATGGAAGCAATATTCATCATTAAGAAGCGGTGTTAAAAGCTGTGGCTGTATGACTGCGAAGATGCAATCTGATGCCCATAGATTACCATACGGTGAAGCGGCATTTAATTGTATATATGGACAGTATAAAAATAGAGCAAAATGCAAGAAAAAAATAAAATTTAGTTTAGATAAAAAAACTTTTAGAGATATAATATCCAGCAATTGTTATTATTGTGGTGGCTCACCATCTAATAAATGTGTAACCCCTGAAAATACTGGAGAGTTTATTTATAATGGTGTGGATCGTATTGACAATAACAAAGGGTATGTCCCTAAAAATTGCGTCCCATGTTGTAAAAGATGCAATAGGGCAAAAGATATAATGTCAGAAAAAGAATTTTTGTTTTGGGTAAAAGACATTTATAATTATAGAGCAAAAAAAATAGTAGAACTTCTATAATACACAGAGGAGATCAAATGAAATTAACCTTTTTAGGTACAGGTTCGTTCTTCGTCACTGGTGATAACTATCACACTAATATTCTATTAGAGGATGAAGAGGGCCATTCATTTCTGATTGATTGTGGCACAGACATTAAGCGTTCTCTTGATGCAGCAGGGAAAGACCCTTCTAAGATCGAAGGCGTTTATATTAGTCATATGCATGGAGATCATGCTGGCGGATTGGAATGGCTTGGATTTTATTCTTATTTTGTCACCAAGAAACGCCCTAAATTATACACGGATACTGTATTAATGGATCGCGTATGGAATATGTTATCTCCAGGAATGAAATGTTTAGATAACAAAAATGCAGAATTATCTACGTACTTTGAACCATGTCTTTGCCTTAATGATCGCCTATCACATTATTCTACACATGAAGGACCGAAATTTTGTTTCAGTTGGCGTGGAATAGGTTTTAACATCGTAACAACTAGACATATTACAACAACACGCGAGTTAAAGGGAACACGAGTTATGGCAGATAGGTGTAGTTTTGGTTTAGATGTAACAGTCGGACAAAAAAGAGTTTGGATTACAACAGATTCTTGTGAAGCTAATTATGCCAAAGTTGGGTATCCCATTGATCCTCATTATTATATTAGTGATTTGATTTTTCATGATTGTGAAACTTTCGAATGTAGTACCGTTCATTCTCATTATTCTAAATTAAAAGAATTTTCATCGGAAATTAAGAAAAATATGTGGCTTGTGCATTACCAGGAAATTGATGATATGCCCGATGCGAAAGCAGATGGGTTTAAAGGCTTTGTTAAGAGAGGACAGGAGTTTCAATTATGAACACACAATTCGGAGGTCAGAGTGGCACAAAGATGTTTGAATCCAAGGAAAATTTTCTTGGGCATTTTCAGCCGATAGCAAGTACGGACGAATCATCTGTTTTAGATCATGTCGCATGTGTGAAATGTAAATTCTATAATGATATTGATCACCATTATTATTATCAAATTATTTTTGTCCCCTACTATAAAACTGGTGAAGAAATTACAGATGGTAAAAGTTGGTGGAAAACATTTAATAGTGAAGCAGAAGCCAAATCTATTATCGACACAGTTAGATCATTATTGTCAGATTCTGGAATAGATGTTGAGGAACAGGACTCCAAAGGATTAAAATGGGATGAAGTCCTAAAAGACGGAAAGAGGGTGAAAATGGATGAAGAATCCACTACATAAATTGATTCGACCTTCTTTGAAATGGAATAATGGTATAATCTCCTTTGCCCGTGATGCGTTTAAGGATGGAAAATTGACAGATACTGTATGGACAGTTTTGCCACATCTTAAAAGAAAAAATAAACGTTGGATTTTGTTAGAACGTCATCATAGAAAGTGTAAATGCTCTTATTGCAGGCAGTCTGATCATTGGTATGGGTTAAAAATGCCAGAGTGCAAGAAGCCAAATGCTTGGAAAATTTTTTCGTGGAGTACAATAAATTGGCGTTGGTATTTTAGGTGGACAGGTAAAAGAAAATCAATTTTTTCTTAGCTTATTACGTTGTTCCAATTCTAAGCTGTCAATATCTCGCGGTTTATATGCGTTAGCTTGTTCAATAGCTTTCAAATCACGAACTAATTTTTTTAATCCCTGTGGTTCTAAACTACATGATGCATCGGTGTGTCTAAATGTCCTGTCGTCGATGAAGTGCCTCTCAAACCATCTTGCCCCTAAAACATAAGCGGCAGGCTCCATTGCAATATCATATCCATGATTAGAAAATCCTGTATTTTTTTCTCCCAACAATTCGGCCAAATCGCCAATCTCTTTTAAATATATTTTATCGAAAGGAACTGGGTATCCACTGGTGCAATGATAAAAGACAAAATCATTGTTAGCATCACTGTCGGGTCCGTATTCATTAAATATGTCTTCTCTTTCTGATGCGGTTGTCATACCTAAAGATATATGTATTTGACCCTCATAATTATCACATAGGTAATCGATCATATCAGTGTTATGATTGCAGGCACTCGGTATTTTTATCATTGATGGATTTAATTCAACGATTTCTCGTGCAGAAGTCATATCCCAGATGGATGTGCTGTATTCAATTCCAATCTTCTCACAATATTTTTTTAACTCAGCATGTTGAAATTGGTCCAATTCTAAATTAAGACGATGTTCCAAATATGTTTTGCCATAAGAAAACATTTCATTAGGGTGTGGTTTGTCCCACCATCCTTTTGGAACTGATTCTCTTGGGTTTCTTTTTTGAGTCTTAACTACATCTGCTCCGTTCTCTTTGGCTAAAGAGGCAAGATACTTTGCTCGTTCTAAATCACCGATATGCGTCCCGCCTATTTCCGCAATAATTTTCATAATATGCTCCTCGCTTTTCTAATCGGAAAGACGGTGCTAAAATTTGATGTATATTGATGTTATGCAGAAAGATTTTTTCATAAAGGTAAAACCAGTAATAGATTATGGTATGAGAAAACTGTGTTTACAGCCTTATCACAATCATCCTAAAGGGATGCCCCAACTTTAATAAGCGATGTGATTGTCCACCATTTGCGAAATTGTTTGACAAATGTATTGATATGAACAAAACGATATATGCCGTATATAATGTTTTTGACTTTAAGGCTCATGTAGATAAAATGAAAAAGAATCATCCTGATTGGACTAAATATCAATTGAGATGCTGTTTATATTGGCAACCGAAAGCCAGAAAACAATTAAAAGAGAAGATTAAATTATTCATGAGAAAATTTTCCGATTACAGTATAGTAAAGAACCCAGAAGCTATGGGCGTTAATTTGACTGAGACAATGAAGAAGGCTGGAATAGAATTAGAATGGCCTCCTGAAAAAGTTACCTATCAAATTGTTTTGGCCGGAAAGAAGGTGTGACATCAGCGAATATCATACAGTTGAGATGGACTTTGGCGATAAAAAGAAGATCATTCAGGCTCTCAAAGAGATGAAGTATAATCCAAGAGTGTATGTAGAGCCTCGTCGTCTAAGGGGATACAAGGGAGACACAAGAAAGCAAAAGGCAGAAATCATTGTTCCAAAAGAACAGGTCGGACCTGTTAGCAACGATATAGGATTCGAGTTAAAAAACGGCAAATACATACTGCATATCTCTGAATATGATAAGAGTGCAAAAACTTTTGATTATAAGAAAATGACTAGTATTTACAATACGAGCAAGTTGCTTGCTCCATTGAAGAAGAATCCGAAATATCATATATCGAAAAAGAAGATTCGTAAAGATGGTAAGATAGAACTAGAGATAACGTTGAATTTTTAGGAGATTCATATGACCAGATTAAGAGGAAAAGCAAAAGCCAAAAGCCGCAAAAAGGATCAACTTGTTCAAAAGCGTAGAAAAGAAAAATACTTCGCTGTATTGGTAGAAAAAATCGTTAAATATGATGACCCGATTTTGAAAGAGACATGCGAACCGGTACTAAGCAAAAAAGAATTGCCAGATATCATCCACGAACTGAAGAAAACTGTTTGTGCGACCAAGAACGGTGTTGGGATATCAGCCCCGCAGTTAGGTATTACAAAAAGAGTATTTGTAGTTAGATTTGATACGACTACAAATAAAATGGAAGTTTTTGTCAATCCTGAGATCGTAGAGGAAAGTGAAATCAAATTATTGGCTAAAGAAGGTTGTTTGTCTTACCCCGATATCTATTGTGATGTTGAAAGACCATTCAAAATCAGAATCAAGTATAAAGATCACAATTATGCGAATAAAGAGAAGTGGTTCAGTGGGTTATCTGCTCGAATAATTTGTCACGAAAATGATCATTTAAACGGAGAATGTAAGATAGCGGAAGAATATTTTAGAACAAGAAAGAAGGATATGACATGTGTTTAGACTAATCAGATAATTGCTATGTTGTATATTAATGGAGAATAATTATGGCAAAAGATTTATCTGGTTTGAGAGTCGGCAAACTTTTGGTTATTAAGAGAGTGGAAGATCATTTATCTGGAAAAAAGAAAAAACGTATTTCAAAGTGGTTAGTGCGGTGTGATTGTGGACGAGAATTTGAAATTTTGGCTTATAGTTTAACCAGTAGTCATCCTACTCATAGCTGTAGAAGGTGTATGGGAGTTAAAGATTTGTCAGGTAAAAAATTTGGTGAATTAATTGTTTTGAAAAGGGATTTCGTAAAGTGCAAAGAGGCTAAATGGTTTTGTAAATGTAGTTGTGGCAGTATCGTTAGCGTTTTATCGAGGCATTTACAAAATGGTGGCACGAAACGATGCTGGGCGTGTAAAGTCGAAAGACAAAAACTTAATGGTCGTATGTCATCTAGAGTTTATTATAGAACGCTACACAGTGCCAAAAAAAGAGGTATTCATGTTGGCAAAAACATTGATAAGAAATATTTAGAATCGTTATACAAAAAACAACAAGGTAAATGTGCGTTGACCGGTATGGAAATAAAATTTGCCAAAACGACACGACGAGATATGATTGGTTACACAACGGCTTCAATAGATCGTATAGATTCACAAAAAGGATATGTCAAAGGAAATATGCAGTGGGTACACAAAGATGTAAACAGGATGAAATCAAATTTAAAACAAGATCGATTTATTGAATTGTGTTGCGAAGTCGCTGAAATCAGTAAAAATCATAGATAATTCATGAAAATTAATATGTACAAAAACAGTATAATTGTTGCACATAGAAATCGTCCTAATTGCCTAAAAACTTTTTTAAGATCGATGGAACTCGCTGCATTGCAGGTTTCTCCTGATTCTTATGAGGTTGTTATTTCTGATTTAGGCAGTAAACGACGATCTCTTGCTGTAATGGAATGTTTTTCTGATAGTCTTAACTTGAAAGTGATCAAGAACCAATACAAAGGGTCATTTTGGAAGACTAAATCCCTTAATAATGCCGCAAGTCACACAAAAGGCAAATATATTACAATGCTTGATGTTGATTCTGTTGTAAATTGCAATTTTTTAGAAAATATACGACAATTTTATTCTATCGATAACAATAAAGGTGTTAAATTGGCTCATCGTGTGCGTTTCTTGACACCAGCCATCTCTAAAGTGCTTTTGAAGAGTTGGCGTAAGTTTGATTGTGATTTTTTGAGGAAACACATTGTCAAAAGAGCATCTTTGTTCAATTTGGCACGAGAAAGGTACAGTAGTCAAGAAATAAGGTATGTAAAATTGCCCAAAGAGAAGAGAGCAAAGATGCAAGCCTCTCAGGCTCTTGGGAATAGTCATTTTACTATGTTGAAAGATGACTATATGGCATTGGGGGGAAATGATGAACGATTTATAGGACATGGACTGGAAGATTTGGATTTCAATTTGCGTGCGTGGAGATTACTGAAATGTGGCAGATTATTTCCAGATCATAATAGAACCGTTTATCATGTTGCTTATGCTGTGAAGGGCACAGATTGGATTGGCGAAAAATTCAAGATTAATAATCGAAGACTGTATAGAAAGAATAAGGCGAAACATATTATTAAGGTTCCTATGAGTAAAAATTGGGGAAAATTTTGATGGATAGAAAAAAATTATCCATATTAATATGCACAATGAGTTCTAGGAAAAAATTCCTGGATAAACTTCTCCATAGGTTACGTCCGCAGTTAACAGATGACGTAGAGATTATCGTAAATGATGAAGGCAAAAAATGGACTACTGGCTATAAGAGAAATTTTCTATTAAAGCAAGCAAAAGGTAAATATATAGTTTTTGTTGATGATGATGATATGGTGTCTTACGATTATGTAAAGAAGATACTAAAGGGAATCGAAGACGAGCCTGACTGTTGTGGCATAGAAGGCATTGTTACATTCAATGGTGAACGTGCTGCTAATTTTGTACATTCCAAAAGATACGGTCAGAGATGGACTCGCAGAAAAGGAGTTTTCTATAGACCTCCAAATCATTTGAATCCTGTCAGACGCTCTTTGGCACGTAAGGCTGGTTTCCCAAACATCGTTAAGCGTGAGGACAGAGCTTACTCTGACAAGCTGTATCCTATGTTGAAAAAAGAGACACTAATTAATGGTCCTATTTATTATTATCTATGTAGAAAACCGCCAGAAGAAGAAAAGAAAGTTGCAACTGGTCCATATGAAATTAATAAAGTCACTTTATATGGAGATTTTGAGATCGAAGCGAAATTGAAAATAACTGGTCTTGGAGGAAGTGCATCGGGTGTCCTTGTAGACGGCTCTGTACTCGGTTTTGAAGGTTGTAATAGCAAATGTATGTTTGTAGAAGGGGGTGTTTTTAAAGGTATATCTTTTAAACCAGTGACTTCTAAATACTTGAAGGAAGGTAAGGCATTTTTCTTTAAGATAAAGAAATCAAAGAATAAACTGAAATTTTTCATAAATGATGAAAGATTATTTTCCGTGAATTATACAAAGAAAAAAACCAAAGTAGGATTTAGGCCGATGCGTAGTACAATGAGAATTATGGATTTTGATGTAAAGGAATTAGCATGAAAAAAGTTTTGTCATTTGTTTTGTTCGGAAAAAGAAGTAGATACTGGTCGCCAGTGCCATTAACTTTATTGTGTCATCATCTTGCTTTTCCTAAATTTCATATGCGCATACACGTATCTAAAGAAGCCAGAGAACACAGGTTGTTTCCATTATTAAGAGGCTTAGAACATCGCAACGACAAAATAGAAATAAAAAGCGTTAAGCAGCCCCACAAGAGAACTCAGGCGACATTATGGCGCATGATGCCTCTCTGGGACAAAAGGGTTAAATACGTATTTTGTAGAGATTTAGATGCCATACCTGGAGAGGATGAAGTTAAAGCTATGAGGACTTTTCTTAGGACTGGTTATCTAATCCATGGCATTCGTAGTTTTGATCAGCATACGGTTCCTCTGATGGCTGGAATGTGTGGCTTTAATGCCAGAAAATTGCGTGATAAAGGATTGTTGCCATCGGATTTCTGGGAGTATATGAGAATTGTAAAAAACGCAAGCACCAAGTGGAAGTGGGGTTGTGATCAGTTTTCATTGAAGTATTATTTTTATGAACAGCATCCTCAAAAAATATTTTTACAACAGCACACATTAGATACACCTCTTGGTAGTGCCCGTAAACGATTGGCTGAATATAAGCCGATATTGTTGCCTAGAGAAATGTATAATAAAACTGACTTGAAATACATGAGAGATAATCCTGTATTCAAGATAGCAAAAAAGTTGCATTCGTTTGCGAGTTCTCCGATATTGCATAAAAGATCATTACGTTATTTGCCATCGGTTTTGGAATATCAATGTGAATTATCTGAACAAATTAAGGAAGTATTCAAAGAAAATCCTGATATTGAAAGTTATTACTTATGAAAAAATTTGCTATTATATCTGTGGGTTGTAACTGCCAAAAGTTCGTAAAAGAATGGTATACTTCTATTTCTAGACAAACGGAACGTAGTTTCAAATGCTATATAGCTGTCGATCCATCTATAGACGGAACTGCTAGTATGGTAAAAAACTATATAAAAAGAGATAGTCGTTTTAGATTGGTTGCCGCGCATACTGGCGAAAACAGAGGAGCATTATATAATCGTTACATATGTACAAAAAGAGTGAAAAATCCCAACACAATTATTGCCCATGTTGATTTAGACGATAGCCTATATACAAACACTGCTTTACACGTTGTAGATCGTGTCTATCAAAAACAGGATTGTTGGCTAACATATGGATCATACACATCAAATATGCATGGAAATTGGAATCGTAAAATACCACAAGAGGTTTGGGATAATAACTCTTTTCGTGATCACGAGTGGTGTACGAGTGCATTGAGAACTTTTAAAAGATGGTTATGGGATAAGATAGATAAAAATGACTTTATTCTGCCAGATGGTAAATGGATTAAGAGAGGAACAGATTTGGCATTTATGTTTCCGATGCTTGAAATGGCGGGACCAAAACGCGTTAAATTTATCAAAAAAATACTTTATTATTACAATGTGTATGGACAATTTAAAAATAAAAAACTTGTTAAACATGAAAGAAAATCTGTAAAATACACAAGACACAAACAATCATATGAAAGAATTGAAAAAGATGAATAAAAATATATTATTTGTTGTAGGAGATGGAATAGGAAATCAGGTTCAGTCATTACCTGCTTTTGTGTATTGTAAAAAACATTTTGGTGAAGCGGATGTCGCTGTGTATAATTCTATACCGACATGGAAAAAAGCAACTAAATTACTGTTTTCTCCTTTTTGTGAAAAAATCTATTATTCAGATAAAGAAATCCCAAAAGAAAAGTTTATGTTCCAGATATTGACTGCACCGTGTTATGGATCACCAGCAAATCAGATACATGTTCGCAATAGAAAACTATTGGATAAAGTCAAGAAATACTCTGAAGTTTATTTTAACATGTTGTCTGTGGGCTATGGATTTACTGATGATGATTTTTATCCAACAGAGATGTCTAATTTGTACAATTTTGAATTGAGCCTAGATGCACCTGATGTCGTCTTGCATAACGGATACAGTAAGATTAATCGTGAAGCAAGGAAGAGATGGTTTCCTAAAAGTTATCCCAAGTATGAGAAGGTCGCTCGTATATTACAGAAAAAGGGGTACACAGTAGCTAGTATCGGTAGTGAGGAAGAGTATATCAATGGAACTATCAATTTAACAGGATTAAAAATGAAGCGTTCTATAGCTGCTATCAAGTCTGCTAGGTTATTGATAGCCAATGATACAGCGACATACCATTTGGCGAATGTCGTAGGAACACCGAATATCGTTTTGTTTACATTTACTGATCCCAAAAAGAATTATGACAGTAGATTTCACAAATTCTCACATATTGTGAGAAAAGAGATGTCGTGTTCTCCATGTCAATTAACTAATGGATTTGGTTCTTGGGTGAAAAATAAATCCATATGTAAATGGGACTGTCGTAATATAAAGACGCGAGTAATCGTGGAAGAGGCATTGAAGATATTATCATGAAAATAATATTTTTGCGTGGCAGCGTTCCGCCAGCAAATGAACATCCTGAGAAACTGTTATACAACTTCATAGAAGAATGTGAAGACCAGTGGACTCAACTCTTTTACTATTTGACAAAATCCCTTGGGGCGACAGGAGAGTTGTTATATCAAGGTGGCAATAGAGAATCCAATTTTGTTGATTTTACTGATATGTGGGTAAAGAAAATAGCGAAGTATGACTGTGGGTATGAACCAGATTTGATTGTGTGTCGTGGGGGATTCGACTACTATGACAAATTTGTTAAGAGGTTCCCTAAAGCCAAAAAGGTTTATTATGGGGCAGGAAAAAGGTATTATCCAAAAACTGGTTTTACTCATTATGATTTATTCTTAGCCGATTCCAAAAAGCAAAGAAAGAAGATAAAAGCAAAAGGCAAACGCTCCAAACTATTTATCAAACCAGCAGCCACACTGTTTAAGCCATACAATGTAGACAAAAAATATGACATATGTTTTATGGCGAACGCTTCTCAGTCAGACATTAAGAGGCATATATTGTTAATTAAGTCATTTGCCAATACGGAATATACAATACTCAATTTGGGTAACACTGATAAGCGCTTAATTCAATTGGCCAAGAAATACAATGTAAACATTACGTGGGGAGGATGGCATCTTAGAAAACATCTGCCAGAAAAAATAAGTCAATGCAAAGTCGGTATATGTTGTTCTACTAATTATGATTCTTGTCCAAGGGTTATACCAGAATATCTAGCGTGTGGATTGCCTGTTATAGCAACAAGTAATATGAATTTTTGGCATGACAAATATATTACTAACAAAACTGGTGTACTCGTTAATGAACATGATTTGTTGGGCGGAATACAGGACGCCCTAAAGATCAAGGCCGGTGTTCGCAGATACTATGATAACAATTTGGGTATGGAAAAGGCAGTAGAGCATTTAAAGAAACTGGTGGAGAATATATTATGAAAATAGTTTTCAATTTGCACAATGTGGGTCTTGGCAATAACGGTGGTAGCAAAACAATTATCTGTTGCGCTGAGACGTTGGCGGAATTGGGCCATCGTGTCGTACTATATTCTAATGTGATAAACAATTACAGTTGGCATGAGCCGAAGGGTGTTGAGATTGTTAGGAAAGATAAGTGCCCGTCTTCTGATGTCGTAATAGCAACTGGGTATTACAGTGTTAAAAACACATTGGCGTGTTCAGCACCTAAAAAGTTTTTCTACATTAGAGGCTATGAACTATGGCAGGCGAACGAGCAGAAATTGCTATCAGCATATAAGAGTTTGAATTGCATTGTTAATAGTCGATGGCTTCACGATCACTTGAAAAAACGCGGCATTAAATCAAAAATTATTTATCAAGGAATTGGTTTTGATAGGTTCTATATTCGAGATGATGTTAATAGAAAAAAAAGAATTGGTGCGATATACCACGAAAAGCATAAAACGAAACGACACCCCGATGCGAAGTTAATCAGTGAGATGTCTGGCTATCCGATCAAACTGCTGAACAAAGATTTGCAAAATCCGTCAGAAGGCAAATTAAATAAATGGTATAATAAGATGTCTGTGTGGGTTGCTCCTACTGAATCTGAAGGTCTGCACAACCCTCCTATGGAAGCATCTCTTGCCGGTTGTGCTTTGGTATGTACTGATCACAAAATGTCTGGTATGCAAGACTACGCTATCCATGATGAGACTGCTCTTGTATACCCTGCAAGAGACATGAAAATGGCCGTAGGGTATGTTAGGGAGTTAATGATTGATGAGCCGCTTAGAAGCAGATTAAACGCCAATATGAGGCAACTGTTAACAGATAAGATAGGCAGTAGAGAACATAATATGAAAAAGCTTGTTCGCTACATAGAGGATCATTAGATTCCGATTAGATACATGAATAGGAGAGATATATGGAAATTGGCATTGTGGGATATGGAGTTGTAGGCAAAGCTGTTGAATATGGATTTGAGTCACTTTCAGATATTTATATTTATGATCCACTATATGTGGATAACGAAGAAGACAAATTTATGTCGAGTATTGAAGAAGTGATGAGGAAATCACGAATTGTTTTCGTCTGTGTTCCCACACCTATGACTGAAGTGGCTGGTGGTCCTTTTGATTCTACTGTAATAGACAGCGTGATGAAAGAGGTCGGAGAAGCATCCGCTCAGTGGGATTTGCCACCAGTTGTGGTTATAGAAAGTGCAGTTATACCATCGAAAATTAAACAATACATTAAAGACTATCCTAAGATTCGTCTTGTAGTATCTCCTGAATACCTGACAGAAAAAGAACCTTTCGATAAATTCATTAACCCAGATTGTAGAATATTGGGTGGTTCACCTGAAGATACGTCTGAGGTTCAATCTGCATTTGAAGTGTTTAGTATTTGCAAGCGTTGTGATGTGGGATACTGTGATGCTATTGGGGCGGCTGTTATTAAGTATATGGAAAACTCATTCTTGGCTATGAAAGTTTCTTTTATGAATCAATTTTATGATTTATTGAAGGAATCTGGTTCAGAGACTGAATGGAATCATCTGGCTAGAATATTCCACTTTGATTCTAGAATGGGCAATAGTCATTACAAAATTCCAGGGCATGACGGAGATCGGGGATGGGGTGGAAAATGTCTCCCGAAGGATATTAATGCTATTATATACGAAGCGAAAAAATTGGGTTGTGATTTGACTATTATGGAAGAAGTTTGGAAATATAACTTAGAAAATAGGGAAGATATAAATTGGGCTAAGATTAAAGGAGCAGTCAGTGAAAAAGAATAGTGATCCTTTGATCAGTGTCGTAATCCCTTTGTACAACTATTCTAGGTTTATTAAGTATTGTATTAAGTCAGTGATTAAACAAAATTATAGCAATTATGAGATCATCGTTGTGGATGATTGCTCTACTGATAATTCTTATGAAATCGCCAAAAAGTATGAATGCGATAATATCAAAGTCTTTCAATTAAAAAAGAACAGTGGTTATTCGACGGCAAAAAATGAAGGCATCGTTGTTTCTAAAGGAGATTTGATTACTTGTTTGGATGCAGACGATATGTTAACTAGGAATTCTCTTACTTGTCGCGTGGTTGCCATGAAAAAGCATGATGTTCCATTTGTACATGCTAGAGCCATAGACGTATACGGGGATGTTTCGTTAAAGGACTGTTATAGGATAAAGGAAGAAAAAATAACTAGAACAAAAGCTAAAATACATGCTCAAAGTGTATTGTTGAAAAGATGGGTTCATAAAGAATACGGGTTGTATGATGAAAAACTTCGTTCTAGATCAGATAAAGAAATGTGGTTAAGGCTTTTTGGTAGTAATTATGGCGGTGATAATTATCAATCCGTTTGTAGGATCAAACGCATTAGTATTAAAGATGATGTTGCATATTATCGTCGTCACCAAAAATCTATGATTAGCATGAGGAGTCGCAATAGTAGTTATGACAAAAAAGTTACTAAGCTTTTGTATCAACAATATGAGTTAAGGAAAAATGAGGGTATTACTAGTGAAAATACTAGATTCCTAGAAAGTTAAAATTTTTATGCCGACAAAAGGTAAAATTAAAAGTAAATATCCAAAATTAAAAGAAATTTGGAAAAAAGTAGACGGAAGAGGTAATTACCAAAAACCGAATCAAAGGTTATTTAATGCTGCTAATTGTTTAAATGCTCTTAAGAGACAAAAAGGTTTGAACGCACTTGATATAGGATGCAATAACGGAATATTGTCCGTAGTCGCTTCAGATAAATTTGATTCTGTTGTAGGGATAGATACTGATAGGGATAATAAAAATGTCATCTTAAAGGCTAAAAAAACTGCTGATTTTTTTGGTAAAGATAATTGTAAATTTTATGAAATGAGTTTTTTAAATTACATTGAAAAAGGCAAATGGAAAGAACATAAGATTAATTCATTTCTTGGATTTCAAGTTTTATATCATTTGAATGATAAAGAAATTTCAGTATTAAAAAAATTATTGCCAGATATCAAAATGTGCGTTATCAGTATCCGACCAGAAGTCGGAGACAGAATTGAACCCGGTAAACCAGCAAATAAATTAGGTTTGTATACCATTGATCAAGTTAAAGATTTCTTTTCGCCATATTTTTCAAAATTTGAGATGTATAATGAAAAAACAAGGTGGCCCACACTGATTATTCAGAAATAACTATGAAAATTTTTTTACCATATAAAGAAGAGCCTAAAACTGGAAAAGGTCTTTTCATTAAAAGACTCCATGATGAGTTTATCAAAATGGGAATTCGTGTTATATTAAAACCCAGTGAAAAAAGCGATATAGCATTGCATGTTACAAAGATGAAATACAAAACCAATTCTAAAAAGAATATTGTAAGATTTAACGGAGTCTATCATGACAAAAAGATTGATTATAAATACTTTAACTCGCAAATTAGAACTCACGCCGACAAAGCCGATGCCTTAATCTTTCAATCGAAATTCGGTCAACAGATGTTTGAGAAATATATTGGTAAATATAAGAACAAGCCAAGAACAGTTATTTTCAATGGTTCAACTACACAAGACAACGCAAAAACAATACAATCTAAGTTCAAGTACAATTTTTTAGCCTTTTCTAGATGGCGACCACATAAGAGACTAAAAACAATTGTAAAATCTTTTTTACTTGCCGACATACCAGATTCTTGTCTTTGGATAGCAGGAGACACCATAAATTCTGGTATGGATCGAAATAAAATGAAAAAGATATTTTCTGAAAATAATATTAATCGGTTGGGAGAAATAAAACAATCAAAAATATCAAGATATTTGAAGCTGTGTGATGCCGTCATACACATATGTTGGGTGGATGTATGTCCTAATTCTGTAGTAGAATCTATTTGTTCAGGTAAAACTGTTATCTGTAACAATGTTGGTGGTACACAAGAGATCGTAATGCCGAGTGGAGGTATAGTTTGCGACATAGATGAACCATATGATTTGAAACCAGTTGATTTATATAATCCTCCTAAGATAGATGTCAATATCGTCGCAAACGCCATGAAAGAATCCATTAAACAAAAAAATGATATTTGCTTAGATCATGTAGAAATAGGAAATATAGCAAAACAGTATATGGCATTTTTTGAGAAAATACTAAAAACATGAAAATATATTTACCTTTAGAAAAAAAGCCACACACTGGTAAGCATTTTTTTGTAGAGCGTTTGTCTGTTGCTCTATTGGAAATGGGTGTTGAAACGACCTCAAATGTTGAAAAAGAATGTGATGTAGCTTTGCATATCACTAAGATAAAAAATAAGGTTCGTGCTACAAAAAACATAATTAGATTGAATGGCATTATACATAACACAAAGCAAAAATACAAAGAATTGAACAAATCAATTAAGCACTCTACAGATAAGGCTGATGCTTTTATCTTTCAATCTGAATTCAGCCAGAAGATGTTTGAGCGATATATCGGCAAGTATGAAGATAAACAAAAAACGATTATTTTCAATGGTTCTAAAGTTGGCAGTGATTATTCGCCTGTACAATCTAAGTTCAAGTACAATTTTTTAGCCTTTTCTAGATGGCGACCACACAAGAGACTAAAGGCTACAATTAAATCTTTTTTGGCTTCTGATATGTCTGATTCTTGTCTTTGGATAGCAGGGGACTTAAAAGAATCAGGTTTGAAAAGAAGCAAAATAAAGAAATATTTTCAAGTACCAAGAGTGCAATATCTAGGCATATTGAACGGTAAATCTCTTGGGAGATACATCGCGTCGTCTAATGCGATTATTCATATTTGTTGGTTGGATTGGTGTCCCAATTCTGTAGTAGAATCTATTTGTGCAGGTAAAACTGTTATCTGTAACAATGTTGGTGGCACACAAGAGATTGTAAGGCCAAGTGGGGGTATAGTCTGCGATATAGATGAACCATATGATTTAGAACCGATCAATTTACTTAAACCACCAAGAATCAATACACACATAGTCGCTGATAGCATTGTAAAATCTGCCAACGATTTATCAATGATAAAGAGCGATCATGTCGATATTAATAATATAGCTAAAGAATATAAGTCTTTTTTTGAAAAAGTATTAGAGGATTAAGAATGGTATGCGCGATTTTGGGCAGAGGTCAAAGTCTAAAAAAATACACTGATTATTGTGACAAAATTGACAAAGTATATATTGTCAATGATTTTAATAATGAGTTAGAAACCATTGGTACAGAATGTTTTGAAGGTAAGAGATTGAATCATGTTGTTGGGCGCGGACCCAATCAACTAAAAGCTTCATGGTATAAAAAACTAGGTCTGAATAAAGTGATATGTAATTCATTTGTAAAATCGGATTTCAAAAACACTTACCCCGTTAAGATTAAATATCTTGATGACGAAATGCTGAACTGTGGTTATCCACCTGTCGGTATGGAAAATATACAGAAGTTAATGGAAAAATGCGACTCATATAAAGAGCTTATAGATTTGTTAGACAGAAAAATAAAGAAGGGCAAACTGCAATTGAGGCATAAGAAGAGGAGGGCATGGCCCACAACTGCTTTTGTTGCTCTCGATGTGTGTTTGGTGAAAGACAAACCAGAAAAGGTTTATCTTTTTGGAATAGATTTTTATAGAAATAACTATATGACTAAAAAAAACCGCACGCATCAAACAAGTGACTGGTATAAATCAAAAGCCATGATGACTCATTTGAACTTCATTGTAAAACTATATGATCAAGTTGATTTTTACAGTTCTTACTCCCTCGATTGGGATTTAGATAATTGGTATAATATATAATGAAAAAGAGATTAGTATTTAAAAGATCGATGATGCAGAGATATAGGGCAATAGCCAATATCGCTGACGACTTAGTAAACCGTGGATACGAATTGTTTGTAGAAGTGCAATCCAATGAATTCGATTTAAATGAGATCAGAAAACACCCTATGGATGCATCGAGGGCGAGTAAAAAATCATTTGTATATTTATTAAACAATTTTGGCATACAGTGTGACAATCTAGATGATATAGTTTTCACTACTGAAAAAAATAAAATAGATGGTCTATTTTTGTTAGTTGATGATAAAACAAACAGTAAAAAGTATATTTCAATTCCTTACAATGGGTTTTATTGTATGGACGGTAAAGATAAAGTGCTAGTCGGGAACCCGATGTGTGAAATGATTAAAAAAAGTCAGAGTAAAAATAAAGAGCAAAAAAATACTTTGTTATTGATCCACCCCGGCGGCGGCAGAGGATATATTTCTCCTGTGAGACAACCATTATCGAAAGCAAAAACTATAAAGAATAATATTAGATTTTTAAGAAAAATACTGAGAAATTTACCAAATACTATTAAAAAAGTTACCATTAAAACTCATCCGGTTCCTTATCTGTGTTGTGATTACAAGGCGATGCAAAAAAAAGTTATGAACATTTTGCGTGATGAATTTTCTGATATAGAAATCAATTTAGTGTTTGATAATTTTATTTTGCATGTTGCTGAACATGAATACATTCTTAATATCGGTAGTACATCTGCGATTTGGCTATTGGGAAGTGATAAAAAATGGATTAATCTTTTTGGTTTGGCGAAATATGACTATAAGAAACATAGAGACATTAGACCGCGTGCTGATAAGTGGTTCAAGTGGCCGCAAAACATCAAATTAAAATATTTGCATGATTTTGTATTAGATTATAACAGTCGTATCGAGCTTGATAAAGAGACATCAGATATAAGGGAAAAAAATAAAGAAATTTATAATATGGATGCTACGCAGAACATAATTGATTTTATTGATCACAGGAGTTAATATGGAAAATTTGATATTGAAAGATTTTGGCGAACATCAGATGTACCTCATCAAGAATGATGACGGCATAAGTAGGACTTTAAACAAGA